GCCGTCACCACAGGAGAATCCCCAGCACATAGCGGTTGATTGCATGGGGGCGCTTCTATCTCCATAAAGAAGGGGAAATGCTTTTACTAGTTTTTTATCATTTTCTTTATTCATTCTTCGCTCTCCCGCAACTCACTATATTAGCCCCATCTGGACAGTAAATCAATCGCCTGCTCAAGATGCCTAAGCCCTTTCGTAGCATTCTCATCCTCTGGTGCCGCTTGGGTCGCGGTTCGTATCTGATCATACACTCTATCAAGCGTGGCAATCTCTTCCTTGATACTATCCGGTCCAGTATAGGGCATGGCACTATCCACCCCTTCAATCTCTTTTTTGATAATCTTTCTAAGTTGTCGTTTTGTGATTTTCATTTTGTGTTTTCCTATAAAATGATGGTATTCATAAATAGGTTGAGTGGTTACTTTTTGTATCTTTATTCATTCTTCACTCTTTTCCTCATATGAACCGCATGCTCTATCCAACTGAGCTACGAGGGCATTGTAATTCACGAATACGGGCATTCGCTACATCAACATATTCTGGATTGATCTCTATCCCAATAAAATTTCTATTTGTTTTTATTGCGGCGAGTGCCGTTGTGCCGGATCCAATGCAATTATCTAATACAACATCTCCCTCATTTGTATATGTTTTAATCAGATATTCAAACAGGGCCAGTGGCTTTTGTGTCGGATGGTATACCTTCCCCTCGCTTTCAGCAGTTTTAAAATATTGCACAGTGCGAGGATAGCGCATTCCAGTATCATTCTTCACAAGAACCGACTTTTGCTTTCCATAGACTTCGGTTGGCCGGTGAGCCTTGCCCTTGTTATATGGAGTGCTCTGCCACATTTGTGGATTATACACCGGTGGCTTTTTATAAAACACACACACGTCTTCATGAGCCCTCATCGGCATTTTTTTCGCATTCAAGTAACCGGTGGCCTTTGATTTTTCCCAAATCCAATTATATTTAAATTCTTTAATGTTCGAACTAATCAATACGCTAGTAAATGGCTGTGCGGACGTTAATACCACAGCTGCATTCTGTTTGATTACTCTCTTATACTCTTTCCACAATTCTTCAAGTGGGATGATTGTATCCCACTTGCATTGTGTGGTGCCGTATGGTAAATCACACAATATCATGTCAATTGAATCATCAGGAATCTCTCTCATCGTTTCCAGACATTCACCTGTATATATTTTATTCAGAGACTTCACTACCCTTCAACCTCTCTTCAAAAACATCCATAATGCTCTGAACATATTCCTTCAACTTTTTGTGATTTAACGGCTTATGGTTTTCTTTCTTCCAGATTGGCTTTGTACTGCTTCGCTTTCCATCGGTTAAAAAACTAACACTACCGATGTGCCCCTCGTCCATGATAAAATCATATGACTCTTTTTTAACAGAATTTTCAATAGCCAAGACAGAACTAGAAATATTACTTTTAGTATACTTTCTGATCATCCTACAGTCATCAGAGGCTCTAATAAGATAGCATCGATCCAAATAGGCCTTGCACTCTTCAATGTGAATCAAATCTCCGTCAATATATTGATGGCGGTCAACTTGCATCTGAATGGCATTGCCATTTTCATTAGTGCATTCAATCTTTCTTTCATCTCCCTTGAGGGTTTCGAATTTGAAACCATAAAGATTGGCATAGTGACTGCCCACCGCAGCCCATGCTGTCTCTGATAGTTTTTCACCCAGAGCGCCATTCATGTATCGAATTCGGCCGCCAACGTTGGGGGCGTGCGAGATTGAATCAATCTCTTTCATTGTTTTAGTATAAAGATTATTTACTTTTTTACAAACACTATTAAACATTTCTTTTTGCATATCTCATCCTATAATTTTTTTGTTTTTCCTCTAAATATTTGATAGAACACTGGTTTTTCTTTTGCATAGCAAACCGTTACATAGAAAGCATATCTATTGTTTGTCTGCATTGAAATTCCCATTTGTACGTTCCCACAAGAACAAGTATCAGCAGCGTTCCCTTCGTGAAAGTCGCTATGAAAAAACACGTCCTTGCACAAAGGGCACTCTATCTTTACTTTTTCTGCCATATAATACACCCATTATACAATGTTTTAGTTTAAAAAGCAAGAGATATTCTTTTAAAATTTGCAAACATATCTGACCAATCATATGAGCCAAAGCCGTCCTCCAACATCGCCTTAAGAACTTCGGTTTTGTTAAATTCAGGATTAAAGTTTTTTATCACATGATTGATGCGTTGTTTCCCCTGTATGCTAATTAAAGGCGAATATAACTGCATCAGTTTATAATTTTCTTTAATAAGTTCAACGTTATCAACAATATTTCTGTAAGCTTTAAGATTCGAATCTGTAAGCTCACAAAACTCACTGACTTCCGGAATGGAATAAGTCTTTTCTTCTTTTAAAAAAGGTAGTCTTTTCGCCACTGTGGGCATGCCAATCGCTGGAACCCCGGGAAGATTGTCTGATTTATCACCAGCAATGGCCCGGGCTAAGGCAAAATTAGTCGGATGTATGCCATACATATCAACAATTCTGTTAGTGTTTAAAACTTGCTTTTGAATTGGCCTTAAGACAACGGTTGTATCGTCACAAAGTTGAAAAAAATCTTTATCACTAGAGACTATAACCTTTTGCCATTCACTGTAATGTTTATGTCGAACAACATAAGAAATAATATCGTCGGCCTCGACTGAATCTAGCATCAGCTGCATGACCGGCATGCTGTTAAGAACTTCCACCAATCTGGTCTGCTGCCAGATTTTATTTTTGATTTCCTCTTCCTCTCCCAAGGTTCTAATATCTCTATTCAGTCGCAGTGGTTTTCGACCAGCTTTATAGTTTTTGTTTGTTGATTTTCTCTTTTTTGACCCGCCGGGGCCGTCCCAGCAGATCACAACCCCATCGGGTTTTATTTCTCTGATTAATTTTTGTAGGATCTTTAAAAAGCCCTTTAACCCACCGATTGGATCGCCATTGGTTGATAGACTAGGGTCAACAATATATGCCCTGAAATACATATTGAGGGCGTCGATGATGAGCAATCTTTTAGTTTTCATTTTTAACTTCCATGTAGGCCTTTATTGTTTCCGGAAACAGGCCTTCTGCGATCCGCAAGCATGCACTAGCCACTAATTGTATTTCCCACTGTGCGCCCTCGTGATTTCTCAAGTCAATAAACTTAAGAAAGTTATTTAAATTAACAGTGCCGTAATACTCTGTATATAAATTTTGTGGCAACACACCTCGGGCTTGTTCTCGACACACGCCGTGTTCCATTAGAATATTATAAAGCGCTAGCGCCTCTTTGTGAAAGCTCTTTATTCGACGAGATGCAACATGGTGAATGTTGCCTACCCCTTTCATTGCCGGAAATACAGGATTTATATACTCTGGTACCGAAGCTTGCCGGTTCGAGTCGCTCTGTTTCCTAAAGGTTTCTGGCTCATAGAACTCTAAATTAAAATCCGTATAGCGTCTTGAAATTTCGTTATATGACCAAGTTCGATGTCTGTGGTGTTGTGAGCGGATAAACAAGGGCACCTTAAACCTAAACGTCATGACGTTGTGTTCCAGCGTTGACGTGTGTTTGTTTTTAATAAGATATTTAATTAACTTAATATCGCGCTCATTAAGACTTGTGACACGCTTACCGAAACTGACACGAGCGGAATTAACAACTGTAGTATCACTACCCATATGGGAAACATACTCAACAAAACCAATGCCATCTGAATATAATTCAATTCTTTTCTCCATTTTTTTCTTCCTCGAATTGTGGCCCTACTTTAAATTTAAGGGCGCGCCACTGTGGACAATTTTCATCTTCTAGTGCCAAGTTGTTATAAACCAAGCTATAGTCTGCCAAGCACATAGTTGTGCACACACAAGTTGCATATCGTGGTTCAAAGGATTCGCCACAATCTACAAACATGGGCGTGCCTTGATGCTCGCCAAATCTACATACATTTTCGCTGATTTTCGACAGAATGTCAAGCTTTTTTTTCAAATTAATTTTATCTTTTTTTATTTTTTGATTCTCTTGTCTTAAACTAACAACTTCCATAGAGATATCGTAGACTGCATATGAGGCGAGGCCAACAGCAAGAAGTAAAAAGATATTTAATGTTATTTTTTTAACACTCATGAATAAAAAGTTGAGACATCTGTAAACCCATGCCTCCCTGCGGTTTAAACTAATTTAATAGATTAGAAGTTTTATTTAGCTTAACAATTTTCTGCTTATGTTTAAGAGAACAACCATTAGGCACAGTAACCCTTCGATAATCCACAATTAATCCATGAGCGATAGATTCTCCATGCTTATGATGGACTCGACCTCCCTTGGTCTTATAATCAGAAGCAGCATTATACTGAGTATGAATTGCCACATAATTACTAAACCAAAGCTTAAAATCTTTGTCGACCGCAGAACCATCATTAAAAGACGGATGCAACTTGAATAAGAGCGTAGTGCCCTCCAAAAGTTCACCCTGAATCTTTTCATCGCTCGGCCACGCTTTGTGCAAAAGTTCAGAAGCTAGTTTTACGTTATCTAAACCGTGCTTTGCACATCGGTTAAACGCCCCAACAGAGATTCGCTTTGAGTTTGGTGCACCAACGGTGCCAAACGTATCAGGAGAGCCATAAACACTCAAACCAGCATAAACAAGCTGATTTTTAGTCTCTAGTGCTTTCTGGTCTTGTGCAAGAACTTGGTGCACAAAAACTTCATCTTTGTTTGCACTCTTGCGGTTCGACCAGTTAACTTCATAGAAAAGTTTATGATATTCCTGTTCGTCTCCAACATCGATACGATAACAAGGCATCTTAGTACGATTTGGAAACACGACTCTGTACATTCCTCGGCGGTGATCACCATCTAAAAGATATTCATCACCACTAGGAAAGACAGCAATTGTGGGGGGAGTGAACTTTGACCAATCAAAACCATCCTTAAGATATTTCTTAAGTTGGCTGGCCTTTGTTTCACGATTAACCAGACTCAACACATCCACACTTACTTGGCCCGGTTTACCGGGCTTTCCGAAAATATCGACGTCATTGATTTTTAGAGATTTTACATCTCCAACTAAAAAATTACTCATAATTATTCCTCCTTATGAGCAGCATCTAAGGTTTTGAGGCCAATTGGACTTACACTAGGTACCTTATCACCTAAAATTTGAGACATCTGTAAACCCATGCCTCCCTGCGGCTCTATAAAGAATTTAATAATAGTATCTGCGTGTAACTCTTCTTTTAAGATTGCCTTTTCTATTATATCGTCTCGTTACAATTCGCTTTCGCACACGATGGTTGTGCCTGTGGTGGCGCACACGATGGTTGTGCTTGTGATATCGTACGCGCTGTCGATGATGGCGACGGACACGATGATATCTTTTGTTAACTTGGCCCATATAACGCCTGTAGGTGTTGCTGTGGGTTCTTACCCGAATCACAGATGCCGGAGCGTGTGAAGTATATACAACTTCGTGTGGCATATACGCCTCACCCTCATATGCAAACCCTGCAAAGCAGCCCGGGGTGACAAAAAGCGTAGTACCTAGCACTACATATAAAATACACATTGTAGTTTTCCTCCTAGAAATATTATTATATATTTGTTGCAATTTGCGTGCCATTTTCTTCATCCTCGTAAAATGCTTCCGCGGAGCCAATTCGTTTATCAAATTTCATGATAATTTCTTCATCCATAATAGTTAAAACCCGATTTCGAAACTTTTCTTTCGAAAGCTTCTCTTTCCATTTGGATGCTTGAAACTTTTCTCGTGTGTCGTCCTCGTAACAAAGCTCATACCATGCACCAGCCTGTTTTAACGAGTCTGAGCCCTTAATCGCATCCAGCCAGCTTTCCTCATCTTGTACACCAATCTCGTCACCCCACAAGATTTTAAAATTGCATTGTCTTCCTTGGGTGCCAAAGCGACTCTTCTCAAGTTTTACCTTGACTTCTGATCCCACCCTAAAGCCTTTATCATCCAGTACGAAAGAAGCCTTTGCCTTGCGCCCAGTGAGCCACACACGCAATGAATAGGCATAAATCATAGCTTTGCCGCCCGGGGTCATATAGGGCGTTGTAAGAGCCTCTGAAGGGCTCCTAGTGATATTAGACTTAAGCTGGTTTAGGACCAAAAATGTCGACTGACTATTAGCTATTGGTACCGTTAATTTTGACATCCCTTTTGCTAAAATTCTAGCCTTTACTGCCATGGATGAAAGTGGATTAAAATCACCCTCAACATCAGAAACTGCTGGCGTTAAAGCTAGCGAGTCCCAAATAAATAACATTCTATTTTCATTCGCGCCTAGAAGCTCTTCGATTGTCTCTAATACAAATTCAACATTTTGTGCTTGAATATATAGAATATTATCGACGTTGCAACCAGCCTTCTCTAGAAAGCCGGGATCAATAGCAGATTCCGAATCAAAATAAATCACATCGATGCCCATTTTTTGAGCGTTGGCAGCAACTTGGGCGGCCATGTAAGATTTTCCCGTAGATTCTAATCCTGCGATTTCAGTAATTTTTCCAACTGGTATGCCCGCTGCTCTTCCTCGACATATAATTGAATCTAGCCAACGTGAGCCAGTAGGAATCCACTCTTTGACAATCGTTGGGCTGTCTTCATTTAGATTATGAGCCACGTTCATTCCAGCTTTTTTATTAATAAGCTGTCGCATATCTGCGACCGATAGGCTCCCAACTTTTTGTTTTTTTCTTGCCATAATTTACCTCGATTGAAATTGAGAGGGGCAATGCCCCTCTCAATATTAAACTTTAAGCATTAATTAATTCATTAAAAGCAGCTTCAACTGAACTTTCTTTTGTTCCTTTGTTGTTGCTTTTATTATAAGCTTGAAGCTCGGAGGAGACTTCTTCTGCGTCGGTGTCATTCAGGATGAACTCATTGAGCAGAGCAGAAACCTCTTGGGGGGATTTTCTATCGAATAAAGATTCAAAATCCGGAATGCTCTCAAGCAATTCTGCACAACGCTTGGGATCCATCTCATCGCATAGCGAAGAACTTTTTCTGCGAGGAGTGATCTTTGTTTGTGGGAATGATGCGCCCGGAGGCTTTCCATACCCAATTGTAAGATCCGTTCCTGCCTCGACATCTGTAATGTCTCCATATTCAGGATTCAACACTAGACTAAGAAGGTTTTCATATGCCATCTTGCCGAAGCCCCAAACTTTAACGCCCTCATCCTCTTCGCCGCGCACTAGCACCGGTGTAAAAAACCGTTGGCGCACAAAAAGGTTTTTGGCCTCTTTGATACTTTCGGTTGTACCGTCTTTATATAGCTTTGTTGCAAAATCGCAGACTGCACAGTCTTCGCCATAATTGCGCTTTGGGCAGAGAAAGCCCGGGTTTTTGCCAACGTTATAATGGAAATAATAATCCTTAAAAGGATCTCCATCTGCCGTAGGAACAATTCTCACCTTGGTTTCGCCCTCTTGTGGGCGCCAAAATTGACTACTTTTGCCGCCATTGGACTTTAGGTTAGTCAATCTTTCCCGAATTTTATTTAAATCTAAACTCATAATATTTTTCCTTTTTTTTTGTAAAAGTCAAGACGGCAAATCTTCCGTCCTGCTGTTTTGTTGTACATAAGAGCACTTTGCTACACAGTAAGAATAAGACACATCATATTGCGTAGAATATATACCATATGTTATTTTCATTTTATCATGTTCTGCTCTGCTTTTCACTTGTTTTTTTATTTTATTTAGCAAGCCGCCATCATTGTCAACCACATCATCAGGTATAGCATAATAATACCTTTTATCTCTAACTTTGTCAAGAGAAAAAAACATTTTTTCTTTTCCGCTTTCAAAGTCAACGATTCCAAAGGTTTGAATGCGTACTGAAGGGGGCGAATTTGAAAAGGTATCAATGATGGAATCAGAATTTTCAAAGACATTTATCATGTGATAGGTTGAAACAACTACCTCATTAATTCTATTGTAATATTCTTTTATGGGCACATCGCCTATTATTTCAGAAACGGTCGCGTTCGAAACAAGATTTATTCTCTCAAAAACACCAGAACGAGCATATTCTTGCATTACGCCAAACATAAGATTTTCTTGCAGACTTTTCTTCTCGTTTAACAGGCCAAGATCCGGCTTTATATAAAGAATGCTTATTTTATTTTTTTTCTTTTTTTTAAGTATTTCCAGAGCGCGCAAACAAAGACCAGATATATCGCCACAACTACTTATAAACAAAATATCGCCTTCTATCTTTTTTAAAAAGGGGCGCATTTTAAGGATGGAACAATTTTTTTCATATTCTTCGGGGCCGTCATGAGGCAGAACATTAAGGCAATTCTTTCCCTTAATTCCTACATCTATCTTATATATTTTATATTGAGAATATTGACTAAATTGGTCCGCCAGATTACACCCGGCGTTTCCTAGTCCTATAATCGATTGCATCTAACCGCCTATTTTATACTTGTTCTGGTGGTGTACCTTGTTGTGTTGCGTCGGGGGCCGGTTCAGCATCCGGTGTGGCCGTTGGCTGTTTTTCTTTTTGTTGCATGTCTCGAACCACTGTCGACATCGCAGATCTTACATGGCTGGCTTTAAATTTTTCTGGCAAAAAGCTCACAATTAACTCCAGCATTTCTACAAGCTCTTGTGGTGTGTCAACTCTACTAAAATAATTTGCAAGGCCGGGCACCTTCCCCAGCTTATCACCGACACGCTGGACATCTTTTTGCGTGGCGTCTTCCTCCAGCCCTCTAGAGATTTCTTCTTTTATGATTTCTTTTAGTCTTGTTTTTGTAATGAGCATGATACTTTCCTCTTCTATAATAAACTAACTAATATAAATAGCGTTTTTAAAAACAAAATGCCTATATTGCTAATTTTTTCATATCTCCAAAATTTTTTCCCACATTCACATTGACAAGAAAGTTGCCAGTATCAGTTTCAGAAAAAGATTTCTTCAATTTTAACAAAATATCCATGTCTTTTTCAGACAAATCTATAACAAGCGAATCGTGTATACAAAACGCAAGATGAGATAACCTACCTTCAAGTAGATTATGAATTTTCACAAATTGACGGAGAAAAATTTCTGCGGCGGTGGCTTGTATGATATAGTTTACTGCATGGTATTCGTCAGACTCAATTTCCTTTCCAAACATGGTAGTAATCTTTTTTCCATCCCAATATTTTTGTTTAATTACGTCCCTCTTGTACATTCTGTCTGAAAGGTGATCCTTGGCAGCGGGATTATATAGCCAAGCAAATATTCGTTCTTTGGCCTTCTCTCTAGTCAGTGAGTTTTTGTATACGTTTTTAATGTTCCACGCATGCAGATCTTCCTTTGGCTGTTTCTGTCCCAACAGGGCTAGCGCCGTTCGAAGTTCCATGGCGTTATAATCAAACTCCACAAACCAATCGTTTTTGGGGCTTAAGATTGCCCTGTGTTCTTTAGCCAGTGTTAATATTGGAAAATAGTCTTTTTTACCCGTCAGCCTCCCAGTTTTACTACCAAATACATTATAAGAAACGCGGGGTTTTATTTCTTTTAGTTTCTTGACAAATCTTCTTGTTTTAAGCCTGTGTAGTTCGCCGGCCAGTGAGGATGCGTCGATATTTAAATCTTGCTGTTCGATATCCGAAACCACCCTTGCGAGCGAAAGCAAGAATTCATAATTTGATGGCCGATTATAATTTGTTATAACGTAGTTTGTTAATTTATTTTTAATCTCACAATAATCTTTTACAAAATCTTTGGGCACCAAATCATAAAAGCAATGCTCTTTTAAATCTAGACCAACCTCCCTCATTGAACGATAGTAAGCCTTAAGGCGATTATTAATGTTCTCCCACTCTTCTTGCAGGCCCGGAGGGCACACTTTGTCTAAGGTTTGCCCTCCACAATATAACTTTGCACACTCAACATTTACATTTTTTAAGGCCGGTGAGTAACTCCACGTCTGATTAAAGTGGGGCTGTAGGTTTTTATAAAATTTTGAATTATGATATATTAAAGGACAGTCTCTGTCTATAATTTGAAATATGGCCATATGCGCTCACTATTAATAACCAGAAGTAGTTTCATAACTCATTGGACCGGTAGTATATACAAACTCTTCCGATTCCGCAGCAACAGATAGTGCCTCTGCTGCAGCTGCAATCTCCCCTGCCGAAGATATATCTGCCACTTTTGTCCTATCGATTTCAACTTGTCTTCTGTATTTTGAAACTTTATTTCTTATACTGTCGTCAATATATAACATTATCGTCCTGTTGTCAATTGTTTTTTTGGCCAAAAGTGATTCAATGTCTTGTAGCGTTTTTTTGTAGTCCTGACGCGTCATGTAACCTTGTAAGCCTTCTTCCATAATCCTTAGCTTAAAATAAAAACCACACCAAAACCGAAAACTTAACTTTTCTTCAATTTCATTCTCGGTAATTTTCTTTCGTTCAACCCTGCAAATGACCGTAGGTTCCCACAATTTACCTTGGGATTTAATTTTTGTCACGTGAGTATTCCTAGAAGAAATATAAGAATCATAAAACAAAAAAGGCATTTCTTTTAAAAGGGGCAAGTCCTGAATACATGTTTCTTCATAGTAGTTTTCATAAATTTGTTTTACCGTATACGAACCAAAATTTTGTGCCTTTGCGCGGAGGCGCGGGTGTTTTAAATTTGCTACCAGACGCCACGGGGCATTTTTATCAAGGACAAATCCATGTCTTTTGGCCGCATTTTTGAAAGCATTAAAATTTTTAGATTGCATTTTTTTCCATTTGACGAGATCGTCTCCATGTTTTGCTCGATCCGAGAAGCCCAAAACCAAGCCGCTGGAGCGCGGATCACAATATTTACTTTTCATTAATGCGCTCTTTGTGATGGGCACTCCGCTGGCGGCCATGCCGAGCAAAAAGTTCCCAAAGATGTCGAAAAAAATATCAAAATTTGTTATTTTCCCTAAAAGATTTAATCTGTCTGCATATACTCCAAAGAAATTTTCATATATCTCTTCAACCAGATCATTATAAATTTTGGTGGGATGGCTGGGTGGCTTGAGTCCGTTTATTGGAACGACAGCGCCAAAGACATCCAAAGCAGTTAGGCCCGGGGTTTGTCGGTGAAACTCAACAAAGTCTTTATAAGCCGCGGCAACAAAATCTAGTGTATATATCTTTCCCGGGGGTATGGGCGCAATGATATTGTCCCTATCTTGCAAAGCAATGGTGTGACCGGAAGGGCTGGTTCTGCCATACCATGGGCGATCATACCAATAGTCCATAAGTCGAGTTGGTAGTTCATCTTCGGGCTTTAGGACCTCCTCTTTATAATATTTTCTCTCTTCAAACAGGCGCCTAGTTCCTAATTTATTTTCTCCTTCCGGTCTTGCCATAAAATTTAAGTTTCCTCCTAGGATTTATTAAGTAATTATTTACTTACAACCAGTTTTGCCTATACTTCTTGGAGCACGCTGTCGTTTTCCTTCTCTCGCACCAAAAGATTCCCACTTACAATTTAATTTTGTAAAATAGCTCCCGGGCTTCAACTCATGCTCAACCTTTGTAACTAAAAAATAGCCGCCTAGGCCTAGTCTTCTAGAAGCACTCCGGGCTCTCTTGGGATCTCCAAATGTCGACGGGTTAATAAATATATATTGTCCGGGCAGAAACAAAGGATTGCCAAAGAGTTCAACGTCAGCGTCATATATTTCTCTAAACATTTCTGGTTCAACATTGTTGACGATTCTGTGAGATCTTAAAAATGGTTGATCATTTCTTTTAAATTTAATATTTTTTAACAGGCCCCGGGGACTTCCAATGTGAAAATGATAAACACCTCTCTCAAAATCTCCCTGTTTGTCCCCCGTTAAGACACTAGGAGAGAAAGAACTGGCATACAAATAATAATATAATTTTGGCACATTTTTCGGAGGCTTTCCACTTGGATGAGTACTGTATCTTCCCCAACCTCTTGAAGAACTATAATTAAATTTAACATTTTCCACACAATACCTTTTCCCGCGAAATATATTTGAAGAATCTGCCCATATTTCGGCCGTGTGCACTCTAGCCGTGGACTTTTGGCCGCCGGCGGTAGCATCGATACACAACGGACCTATACTGCTGGCAACCAAATCTGATATTATATCTTGCAAGAATTCCTTCAGTGGATATTCTTCACGCAGGGGACGAATAACTTTGTCGATAAACCATATGTGAAAAGCATGAAGAGATATTGGTATATCTGCCAAGTTTACGTAATACGGAGTGCCAGTAAATGGATCTGTCCAAGTGTAGGGGCCAAGTATAAAATTGACCGTATCGGTTTTGCTGTTGTGGAACCCAACAGCATCATTGTTGTTCGCTAGCGTCATAAGGGCGGCGTTTATAATATCCCCCAAATATACAAAATGAAACACAGTTTTGCCATCAGAAAGAAACGGCGCCGAAGAGGCAATTGCTTCGCTGCCTGCTTGTTCGATGCTCGCCTTGCTCATACCATTCGCGGCCGTCTTCACTTTCTTCGCAACATCGGCCGAGGCGCCCTGTACGGCCTTTTTGGCGGCTGCAGCCTTTTTGCTCCCGGCCTGCTGGACGATGCGCTCTAGTTCCCATGCTCCGGCCATGGCGGGAGTGGTGGCCGTTTTTTTAGCAAGCGTTTTTTTAGCATCAGAGTCGCCAGCTTTTGCTCTTTTATTTAATTCCGCAGCTGTGCTGTCGGGTAGTTTATCTTTCCTTCCCCCTCTGGCCACAAGGCCCTCGGAACTAAGCTGCAGTTCAGAGTTGGGCACCTTCATCCTCCATATACCACCAAAGTTTTGTAACTGCTGCAAGAACGTTTCATATTTTTTTCCGCGTTCTTTTTGTGCCTCCATTCGCATAAAGGAGTGGAAGCTAGCTATGTGTGCCTGCTGGCCCTTTATTTGGCCTTCAAGCTTTTTGCTCTTTGCATTATCTGCTTGATTTGCTGAAGCGGCCGGCGCGGTGCCCTTGTTACCAGATGTTTTGTTTGATTTGCGGACTTCAGAATCATGATCGCGCTTTGTGCCTTGAACTTTTTTAAGTCGACTTTGTGCAGCTGCCATGTCTTGCTTCCACTTTGATAGCTTGGTAGAATATTCTTGTGACATTTTAAAAATATCAGTTTCGCCGCGTTTAAGTGCGCCCTCAATCCAGCCAGTATAATTTACAGTAAGCTCTATTGCGCCATTTTCTTTAAATTCTAAATCGTGTTTGTGAAGCTCCAGCGCTACTCTTATTTTTGTATCTGCTATGGCCTTTCTTAAATTATTATCGATAATATATTTTTCATTGATGTTTTTGTGTGGGACTGTCCATCCAATTTCTGCAAGTATGCGAAAATACCTCTCCGTGCTCAAGCCACTGGTTGCAGGACTGGCCGATATTCCTCGCGACCAAGCTGTTGAACTCGGCGCCATAATCAAATCTGAATAAGCTATCGTCTGCGCTTCAGAGGGAGAGTTAAGAGTGGCCCCGGGGGCGATGCCAGCGCGAAGGAAGGTTTCAGCATTTTGAAAAACAAATTTAAGCTCTGCTGATAGAGTCTTGTCGACCGGCTTTGTTTGCCCTTCGTTGGTAAATTTAAAGCTTAATAGACCGGCGCCATCCCCTCTCATTTTGCGATCCGAATATACACTCTCAAAGTCTCCACCTGTATATCTGTTCTTTTTGTGTTTAGGGTCTGGAAAATGATTACTAAAATGAAATTCCACTGGGGTACCTTTCTTATCGACTGGGCTTGAGTACGCCACCTTGTACAAACGAATCTTTGGCTGCAACAAAGAAAAAACCCATGGCTCTATTTCTAGAAAATGTTTAAACTCTTTGCTGTGTAGAATTTTGTTATATATGAGCGCGCTGTTCCCAGAAAGAGTTGCATAGAAAACAGGATCTGCGACACGGCCGCGGCCAACTTTCGAAATGCACTGGCTTAGGACTTTTTGCATGTTCATATACAAAAAGCACTGCTCTTGTACTGCTAGGTTTCTGGCTCTTTCGGCGGTTTTAGCTTCTTCGGCGGCCTTTTGCGCTAGTTCTTCTTCTTTGGATAGTTTTCCCTTGCCAACCAACACGGTGCGCCCTTCCATTCTTTCATCTACTGCGCTCTTGTCGTGACCAACAACGCTTGCGGCGCCGCGGGTGACATATTCCATCCCCTTGACCGCTTCATTGGTCACACTATTGCTTGTAACTGTATCGGTCCAAGAATATAATTTATTACCAATGCCAGCAACTAGCTTGTTCCACTTATGAGACCATGGTACATTTTTGTCTGCCATAACTTATCCTATTCTCCCCCTACACATCGAACATGTCAATTATTCGTTCCAAGGGCGCGGGTACGTATACTGTATCTCCGAGTTCCACGTGGGCCTCGGTCGGAGTTTGATTATACCACGCAATCACCCACCAATATTCCTCAAAACCATAATAAGTGCTAGCTAGCTTATAAAAACGATCTCCAGTTGACCACGTGTGGCCAATCAATGTCAATGAATTAATTTCTTCGTCAGTTGGATATCTCATTTCTGGCGTGTCATAATACGTAATAAAGGCCTTTCCCCGCTCCTTAAGGAAAGTTTTATATTGTTCCTGATCTAGTTCTCGAATATTTCTTCCGTCGTATCTACTAATAGGCATTTATTTTGATAACCTCCTAATTAATCATTCTGAAGGGCCCTACGCTAGCGCAGACCCATCCACCACGATCCCCGTGAACGGATCGTTGCCGGGTTTTGTCGTGGCCGCGGCGCCTTTGCTATCCGCTTTCTTCGCGGCATCTTTCTTCTTCTTCCTTTTTGGCTTATCGGGATTTTTCGGATTGCCCTGTTTGGAAGACTCTTCTTTTTTACTTAAAACATTTGTTAACCCATATGGAAAGCCCGGTGACAAAGTTGTGCCATTTGCATCAAAGCCTAGGTCATGTTGGTGGTGGACAGTAAGTTCGCAACTTAGTTGCACCGACTGCGGAAAAATAAAACCTTCCACAATAAAATAACCGTCTTCTTCAATGGGCTCATAGGTAAGGCCCGAAAGGCGCGCCATTAAACCACTGGAGCTGGCCTTGGAAAAGTTCTTTTTTTGTGCTTTCATCCACTTTTTGTGTTGCTCCTTAAGTGCCGCATCGTTGGTACCGGCCGCAATTTTGGGCGGTGCTTTGCCCGTGGCACTGTTTGCTATTAAGTTCATGAATTTCACTTTAAACATTGGGGGTGAGCTTATTTGGGTTGACGATATGTCGTTGTAGCTGGCTTCGCCGGCCAAGGTTTCATATGCAGGATAAAGCATGTTCGCCAGTATAGAGCATTTTTTCATATTAGTCTGTGCCTCAACCATATTGGCCGAAACACATTTCCAACCCAAAGAAATTGTTCTTGTTGTCTGTGTAAATATTTCAATAGGGTCCATGCGGCCATATACGTTATAGGTTTCCCATTTGGAATCATACTTATCAGAAAATTGTGTCAAGAAAGCGGGAAAACTAACAGTGTGGCCACTGACCATGTGATAAAATTGAATCTTAACACCTTCTTTTTCGTGCGATTTAACAACATCTGTGTATCGAGCCGCGGCGCGCGGCCTGTGTGGAAATTGTCCCGGTTTTTTCGCCATCCTATCCCCTCCTAGGTTAATAACCTGTATTTGTTTTCTAAATATATTTCTGCTGTTTGGCCTACCACATCACCATCAAGCGTGACCTGTACTATGACCGGCGAGCCCTTTTTGCCGGCATCGCTGCCTTTGGCGGCGGCGCCTGTGGCACCCAAAACTTTAGCCAGTTTATCAACCAGTCTTTCGAAAGCAGGATTTTCCGCGGCTGCAACCTTATTCTCTTGTATAAACTCTGTATAGCGCACCGCCTGATCAACCAATCCTTTGGTGTTTTCGACAACCTCTGGACGAATTGTTTCGGCAGCTTGTGCTGTTTTTTCCAACGCGAGGCCGGCCTCAACCATTGCAGCAGAGGGCATGTTCTCAAAACCAGTAAAAACACCGGTGAGGGCTGCCATCTTTGCCTCTGGTATATCCTCCATTTTTGCCAGAACCTCTAGAGTTGTTGACGACGGTAGTTTTTCTATGGCGCCGCCAAGTCGTGTTATCGCGCCGATTATTAAAGTTATGCTGCTAGCAATTGCGAAGCCTTTATCTCCTATATCCAATATTGTATCAAAGGCTGTTTTTGTACCGGTAGATAAATTTGTACTAGCTGTTCCCAAACCTGTAAAGATTTTTCCAAGAGACTCTAGTTCTGGACTAATCCATTTTATAGCAGCACCCACGCCAAAGATCGGTATCAGCATTGCCGTTAGGCCAATTGCCAGTGCGCCTAGGCCAATGGACAGTTTGGCAGAAACAAATGCCATAAGGGCCATGGAACCCGCCAGTGCCCCAACCACAATAGCTGCCTGCCAAGCGTTCGGACCCATCTCTGCCAGTCCTCTGGACATTTCACCAACACCCAGCGCAGCGAGAGCAATGGCGCTGCCTATCATGAGAGCAGTTGCACCTATGGCCAATAAGATGGGTGCGGCTGGAGTGCCTGCAGCTGCGAGCCCAGCAAGGGCAGTGGCGGCTGCCGTTAAGGCTGGTACCAAAAAGTAAAAAGTGCCAGCCAATATCGCCACGTTAATGCTCAACGCTAACGCCTCCCAGCCTAGACCTTTCATACCTTCTGCCATTACTCCTATGCCCCATGCGGCAAGTGCGATCCCCGTGCCTATACCAATGGCCGCTAATGCTATGCCTGCACCCAGTGCAATGATTTGTACCGCCGACAATGCCGCAACAGCGCCCAGTACGCCAATGGCACCTGATTGGGCGGTTATAGAGCCGGTAACGGCTGGCCCTTGGGCTATCAGCGCGGTGTTTGCTTTAACCTCTGCACCTTTGCCCATCACAACGCCTTTTTCTGCGCCTGCCAGTGTAGTGCTTGCACCTGCTTCTGCCATTTTCTCTGCTGTGAGCGTAGCCTCTTGGCCTATCAGCACAGTGTTTTGGCCCATCGCGGTGGCGCTAGCTGCGTTTTCAGCCAATTGGGCTATAAGTGCAAGTTTTTTACGGGCCAATACAAAGCCCATCACTGCATTAAATGCCCACCACACACCAACAAGGCCGATCATGAGGGGTATAAAATAGCCACCGGTGGCCTTGTTTATTTCGAATATGGCATCAAAAAAGCCATGGAGAAGATCTAATACCGGTGCTAATGAAACAGCAAACAAGGTCCACACCTCTTTAAGTTTTTCTGTCATCGTGGTTAAAGACCTTGATGCATCTTCTAATTCTTTTTGGCCGGCTGCGTTTGCTTCTGATTTTGCCAGCATCTGATCATAGCCGACAAGGCCTTTGCCAAATAATTTATTCGCCTCATTCATGTCTTGAATTCCAGCAGCTGCAGCTATGGCCTTTCTTTCAAATTTGCCCATAGATTCCCAGCTTTTTCCGGAAGCTTCAATGCCCTGCAACATTAAACGGATTCTCTCTTCTTCATCAGCTGCCATCATTTCAACGCTGTTTAAATAGGAGCCGCCCAATATTGCGTTTAGTTTGCCAACCTTGTCGGCAGCATCTTCAAACGTATCAAATTGCGAAAATATACTTAACAGTCTTTGGGTTTCAACGCCCGTTGCTCTTGCAGCTGCAGCTACTCTTTTAAATATTTGTGGAGCCCTTGAACCGTAAGCAGCGAGAACCGGCATGGCGGCTTTCATCCCCTTGATCATTTCGTCAAATGGCATTTTAATCGCCTTTGCGGTACCGAGCAACTCTTTATAAATCTGCTTGGACCTTGTAACGCCCAAGCCTAGACTTTTGGTAAAGTCGTCGAAAAGCTCACCTGATTCGCCAGTTGCAACCCCTAACTTATCCATCATGGATGTAAAATTAACCAACTCTGTTTGTTGCTCTTTGTTAAGATCATTAAAATCTTTCATGTTTTTGGATAAATCTATAGTAGCATCTCTTACTGACTCCATCCCGATTATCATGTGGCGTTGAGACTGAAAGCTTTCCATTACTTGATTGTCGAATTTACCAAATTGGCTGGTAGCTCTGTCGACGGCGACCGTTGTCTCGTCGAAAGCCTTCATCAAGGCAATGGATTCCTCCTTCACCGCCATGAGCACTGTACCCATGACATTTGCAGGCGACATTAGCTCCATAAAGCCTGCGGCCATGGCATGCATTGATTTCTTTATGTCTTTTGTTAAAATAATACTACCGGCAAGAGTATCTTTCCACCTCTCACTAACACCAGTGACCGACTGAAGCCAATCTTGAGTTATTTCATTTGTTTTTTGTGTGGCGGTAATTTGTTCTTTTTTTGTCGCCAAAATATCATATTCTACTTCTAGTTCAGACTGAAGAACCGTAAGCTGATCGTGTTCTGATTGAAGAATTTCACGTGCTATCTCTGCAGAGTGACCCTCTGCAACCAATTTCCTTTCTTCGTTTAATAAGGCGCGTTCGCGAATGTCCAACTCTTCCAATCTGGCGTTGGCCATTTTTTGCTCTTGATCCAGTCGGCGCGCATCGTGTTCTTGCTCAATTTTAAAAGTCTCTACAATATCGTTTATAAAGCGATATCTTTCCTTTACCATTTCGAGTCTTTGTATTTCATCGCTAGCTTCTGTTTGTGCAATTTTAAGCGAATCTGTGCGATTGCGAAGACTATCTTCAAACAGCTGCTTTCTTTCGGTCCAAAGTTTGTTGCCGCGTTCTATTTCTTCGTTGTATTCGCGTTGGCGCGCCAGTTCCTCTTCGGTGGGCGGATTATTGTTGTTGTCGGCCATGCATTATAATTTCCTTATTTAAATGGCCACTTAAGGCCAGTTTCTTTTTCGAAATTTTTGACCGCTTTATCTAAATTATATTTAGACTGATATGTTCTGTCGTCTCCGAGTCCATATCTTCTAAAACTCTGCATGTAACTTTTTTCACCATTCATGGCGTTTGCAAAAGATTTAATTTCCGAAGGGGTGCCACGAACCGAAACAGGCAAGCCGCTTGGTACATCGCCAAGAAGCCTTCTCATAAGAAGCTTAACTTGGCCAGCGAACATATCGATCCAGCCTTCGTTTAATTCATTTTTTCGGTGTATCCCTAAATCAACGACCATGGGAACTAAATCATTATTATCTTCCATAATGAAAACTCCTCCTTTTTATAATTAGTAGTGTAATGAAAATAGATAGAGGAAGGCATGCTTAAAAAACTTATCTCGATTTCTTTTTCGCCTTTTCATATTCTTTGCGCTCATCTTCAAACTGCTTAATCAATCTTCTGACAAACCATTCTCTTATTAAAATGGGAAGGTTGTATGCCTCGATAAAGCTCCAGCCGCCATGGTGTTTTAAGACAAAAAATTGTTCATAAACGCTTTCAATATATTGATCATCTAGGCCAAAAAAAGTCCGTCGTAAACGGCACCTCCATTTCTTGTTCATAGCCGCAATTTTCACAATCAAATGTTTGGCTAAGATCAATGTTTGGGGCTGATTTTGAATAAAATTCTCTAAGGTATTTTGAGTCTAGTGCTGGCATGTTTGCTACCAACGTGTTGACTGCTTGCCGGTCTGAATCGCCATTGACAGACTGAATTAAATACCTGCATTGGTCTGTCACGTTGCTATCGGGGAGATTATTTTTTGTTCTCTTTTCCATGGATTTCACGATTGCTTTTTCGTCAGCGCTGGTCAGCAGTCTAATTCCAACTTCAGCTTTGGTTTTCGGCAGCGTGACATAAAATAGGCCATCTCTTTCTTCCGCATCATATTCATCAGAAAAATCTTCGCCATGATTTAGCTCTGCCTCATCTAGATCAAATTCAAACTGAACCGATTTTGCGCATGCTGGGCACTGGACTCTTGTTTTATAGTCTGCCCCATATCCACTTACTCTAGCTGCTACAACAAGAGCGTTTTTGTCTCCAACAAGCAAGTCGGCAATTTTAACATTTTTATCGATAATTATATTTTGCAAAAGCCTATCTATTGCAATTCCCTTTCTTAAAAGGGATTTCGATGTCAAAATATCTTCATCTTTTGCGGTCATAAACCTAATTTCTATGCTCTCTGCATTGTGCAGTGGATGGCCTTCGGGATAAAACCTGCCCTTGCTTGGCAATTCAACAAATTCCGTGGGAGTTGCAAAAGAAAAAGATGCAGTGGGATCACTATTTGTTTTATTATTGTCCTGTTCTGTAAAGGCTGTAGGTGGTGGGTCAGAGTTTATTCTTTTCTCATTTCTTGATGTCATTGTTACCTCTTAATTTATTGTAATTAGGCTAATTCGAACAATCCTGCTCCAGATGATGAAATTAGCTCTGCCCAGTCATATCTCACGGTCAACTCTAGATCGGTAAGTGCATCCTCTTCATAAGAAAGCTCACTAAATGTAACCTTTCGAAGCCATGCGTTCTTAAATGTCCACGTTTCAAGTGCGCCTTCACCGGTTGCGTCAATAATTTCAACGCTAAGTTCTCCCAGTTCTGATATGGCGCTAGCCTTGTCCATTGTAGATAGGCTGTTCATATCTTTTGGGGGACTATATCCTGCATTTTGAATAATGGTCGACATAACCTCCGCGGCATCAGGGGTGATGGGATCAACCAGTGTGAAGTTCACCTCTGACCATTTGACTCGGCCGGGATAATAAAAAGTATGATTAAGATAAGCATGTTCTGCTTCTTGAACCTCTATTTCCGGTCGTGATACTTTTTTAACCAACCATTGAATGTTATCAAAGCTGCCTAGCGTCAACACAAATCTAAACGCACGTTTAGGGTCTTGAAGTGGTGCCGACCAAAAATTCGTATTCTTATCTGCCATTATCTTTTATTCTCCTCATAATATATAGTAGTTAATTAGCTTTTTAATATCGCCTAGTCCTCAAACGCCGCTCCATCGTTTGTAATTACAAAATCAATTGCAATAAATTCAATAGCTTTAGCCGGTTTCAAGAAAATCTTTGCATACATAATATTTCTGTCAACAAGATCCGGTGTAGTGGTTGTTTCATCCAACACTATTTTATAATTTTCCAAACCTTGATTGGCTTTAATATTTGCCAAGAATGGCTCCACTTGACCTCTAAATCTTGCCCACGTTGTTCGCGTATTCTGCGCGAACAATAATCTAGATGCAATTCTAGAAATTTCTTTTTTCACAAGTACCATCAGGCGGCGAACATTAATTCTGTCGAGCGCCGACAATGATGCCTGTAAAGTTTTCTGGCCAAAAATAACAACTCCTTCCGCCGGGAAAGTGGCAATAGGATTGATATTGTTTTCATATAATTTGTCTCTTTCGCTGGACTTTAGCTTCTCTCGCGTCTGTACAACCGGCAACCCTGCCGCGCCTTCAGACAAGCCACCTCTGGTGAAGCCGGCGGGTGCGAACCACGCTGCTGAATTGGCCTCGGCACTGCCCATGACACCAAGCGCCACAACTGATGGCGGTACCCAAACAAGCGCATTATTCAGTGAGTCGCGAATCTGCACCCACGGATAGTAACAACAGCCATAGCTGTTATTCAGCTTTCTCGCTTTAATGTTGGTGACCGCGGTGGAAACGCTACCAAGCCTGTTTTCAGGATCCGATGAGGATTCTGCAGCTGTCTGATATCCCGTGTCCAAGTCAATAATCGCTAGTGCGTCCGCTCTGTCCTCGCACGTATCGAGCAATCTAGAGGTTAAGGACTCGTTGTATATACCGGGCATGGCAGCCAAGTTATATTCAACATCTTCGGGATTTGATATCGTATCAATTGCCCTCTTAATCGTATAATAAGCGTAGCTAGAAAGCTCATTGGAGGCCGCTTTTGTGGTTGTGTTATTAAAGGGATCTGCCTCTTTAATATTAACACCTTGCGAGCCGCCATGGAACACCGTAGTGAATTGATCAAAACCGGCATCTATAATGTTTTGATAGCCGCCGCCTGCAGCGTTCTTCGATGTACCATCGTGGTAAGAACCAGAAATGTACCATGCTTTCGCCGGCGAAGAACCTGTGGTGCTACCGCTAACATCATCAAGCGTGAAATACCACGATGATTCTACACACGATGTTGAGTCCGTGATGCTTGATGGTAGCGTTCGAACGATATCCTGAACGCTGCGCGCATATCTAGTCTTATTTGCATTCGGAGATGAACCATGTATCGACAAGTCCACACCAAAGAATGTTTTTGTCTCGTCGCCCAGATCCAAATCGGCACTGTTTGAGCGAAGAGGAATTGTCGGGAAAACAAATGAAGCTGTAACATTTCTATTGTCCCCCCATGTGCCAGAGATGAAGCCATATTGACTTGCTCCTTCGGACACACCATATCCACCAACATTTGGTATGTCATCGTGGCCAACCACGAACGTTTGTGCGCTAGCGGAAGTGGCATGCTCCGAGCCAAGAAGAAGGGCAGTTGTTGAGCCTGTCTGATCGTTAACAGTCACCTGACTACCAGAGCCGATTGATGTAAAGCCTTTAAATCTTGGAGGACCATATACGCCAAATGGTAAACACTCTGCATTTATTTTACCGTCAGCAACATCGCCGTTAACTTCGACCCTGACTCTCTTGGATACATTGGGCCAGTCGCCAAACTCGCGTAATCTTTGTTCTGTATCGTCCCACGTAGTATATTTTGTACCAATTTTTCTTCCAACATAATTAATTGAATTCGGGTTCAAATTACACTGCGTATATCGCTCAATGTTTCGTGGGCGTTTGTCCGTATCTGACATGCGCCGGATAGATAAAGTGAACGTACCATACGCGTCCACATCTTGATTGGGAGAGGGCTTGATGTCCGAAATGGAAACCTTAACATTGTTTTGGTCCCACGTGCCCGGGCTCAAACACACCAACCTGAAGAGTTTTTGCATGTTTTGTGGATTATATGATGCCGTATCGTTGGTGAGATCCTGTGAAAAGAACCAACCGGTTCTTGCTTCCTCTGCATCTTTTTGTACAATACCCTTGTTAGCGCTGCCACTCTGCAGGGCCAAAATAACACCGAATTGTTGGCCGGCACTGGAGCCGGTTACGGTGGCGTTAACATAGTCTTCATACGTCTCGCCAAGCCAATAAGTTTTAGCGGTGCCCTTGGTCACAGTGCTGTTAGTGAGCGTAGGGTTGGTGTTAAAAACTTTACGAATAAATTTATCAGAATTTATATTAAAGTTAAAGGAGTGATCGACAAAATTTGTTACAGTTCCGTTCGCACCACCCGTATCAATTTGAAGTTTGAATTCTTTATCTGCGCCTTGGGTTTGAACCCACGTGGCGGCGCGAGCGGCAGAAACTGCAGCGGCGTTGCCAAATGATTCGCCGGTTGTACCAGATAGTCTGATGCTTCCGGTTTCCAGATACCACACGGCTGCAAGGGTGCCTGTTAAATTTGATGTTGCGCTGCCGCTATCAATAATAAACAAGCCGTATGCACCACCATTAGAGCCAGAGGTGGTGGTGGCGGTGGAATTCGCTGTCTCCCAACCGGCCTCACCTTGATCTGCTGTATAATTTGTGTGTGCATAACCCAACAATCTCACTATAGTTACTGGGTTGTTGTTTTTTAAGTAGGCTTGTGCAGCATAAGATGCATAAGTGGGCGCTAGTGATTGTCCGTTTCTCCAAATATCAGTTCCGCCGAGCCCTGCTTCTGGTTCTCCAAAAATTTCTACAAATTCTGAAAACGACTGTACGGTAATCGGCTTCATAGCTGGGCCGCGGGTTGTGCGTCCGATGATTACTGGACCCATTCGCGCGGGTGCAGATTCGATCTGTGATTGATCGATTTCATCGATGAAAACTCCGGGCGAAACAAACTTAAATTTTTTAACAGACATCCTTTATTTCTCCTTGCATATTCTAGGGGGTAAAAATGCTTTGTCTTTACTTTAATAAATAGTAATTAAAATATTGAAAATCCATATTTAAGATCTATAAAATGTTTTAGTTAGGTCTCCGTGCTCCGGGGAGTCACTCAATACGACCCTTTCTCTCGGCATACGAACTTCCACTTTGTTTTCCCTAACCACTACCTTGGGGGTCTCCTGATTTTTATCTTCCCCTATTAAATAGCCTAAAATCTTAATATCTATCTTCGTCTTGTACTGTCTTTGCTCTTGTTCCATGGAGGCAACATTGTTGTCAAGCGAAAAATCTTGCTGTATAAATCCCGGATATTGATGGCTATTTTTATAAATTGTAAAATAATTTATTCCGCCAGTACGAGTTATAAACGGTGTAACAGCCTCGTTCATTTGCTGTTGATACTCTGTCATCATCGTGATCGAATATGTGACCTCAATATATGCCGGCATGGGGATCGATATCATTTGATATACAACTTTTTCATTTTCTTTTTTATTTCCGAACCCATCCTTCAATGGAAAATTATCTTGTTTAACGCTACTCTTCTTCCTGTCGGCGTTTGCAAATTCTGATGTTTTTTGTTGTTGTAGTTTTCTCGTCACCTGTATTGAACCACCCTTGTGATCTCCATTGGCTGGGATATTTCCCCAGAACATCCCCTTTCTAGCAGGATCTTTAACCATAGCTGTTCGTTCGACTGTTATAAGGGGTAATATCAAAGAGCCTGTCGAATCGCGCATCTCTTTGCTGTTTTTAATCTGATGTGAACGTTCTGAAGATACCCATAGTACTGGTGTTTTTTTCCACCCCTTGTTGGTGGTTGTATGAACGTCCATCTTTTGGTCTATCCAATCAAAAAAGGCAGCATCAATTACTTCTATTGTAGAAGGCTCGACTGGGAATTCTTTACGCGGCATTAAACGTGCCCTCTCTGGCCTTAATACACTTAGCCTCTATTTCTATTTTGTGTTCAACTTGGCCAAACATTTCTTTTGGCTCATTTAGGGTAACAATTTCATAGTAATCGGTGCCGTATAAAACAAAATCACCTTCACGCACAAACATCTCTTGATCTTCTGTCAATCTTCTTTTGTGAAAATGTATTATAATCGATGGCCTTTTATCAATTCCAAAATTGGTAGTTGTGGTCTCAATCCCCTCCCACACAATCAACGCATATACTCTCACTGGCGATAAAAATGTCTTTTTCATTGCCTCTCCGTATACCGGATGGAATTCGGTGTGTTCCAAGCTGATCGGATAATAAACAATTTGCTGGCCGATGACGCGCTCAATTAACTCATCGTTAACTTGCTTAACTAAATCCCTCTCTTTTTTCCCCAAAAACATTGGGGGAGGAGGGGCGGTGGGCTGTGACCACTTATTATTTTCTTGCGACACTTGCTTTTACCCTCGTCAGCCAACTATAATAGGAATAGGCGACATTGTTTGTATCTTGCCGACCTGCTCCACGATAGCTGCATCATTTTCCATTAATTTATTATAGGTTAACTCATCAAGAATTGTTTTAAGTTCTTCTCGTAATTTTTCTTGTTCTTGCTGGCCCTGCGTAATCAAATCTCCACCGTTTAGTTGTACTGAATCGCCCGGAATAGGTATGCTAGCAAATTTACTTCTTGCATATCCCAGCATTTCCTTGCACACCGAAAGGGCAAACCTACGAATCCACTGCTTTCCAATTGAATTGATGTTGCCGTACGGCAAGTTTTCAAACGGCAAGGTATTCATATTGTTGATCCCTTCAATACCAGAAATTTTATCCGGTGCAGATTCTTCCCATGGCTCTGAATCATATACATAAAATTCAATAAAGTACTTGTCTGGACTTTCATTAACTGGTGACGGATATAGCCTTATTTTATTGTTTTTAATCTCGTACGAGTAGTGTGAATTTCTTGTATAAATTGCATCCTCAAAAGCCATGGCTTGTAGTTTATTTTGCCATGCCGGAATGATCTCAAATTGAGAATCGTCAGCAAATTGACCATAACTAGCTAGATTTCCAACAGTATTTAGGCCGCCATAATATCCATAAAATCTCCACATCGCATGCGGTGTTTTAAAATAAACTTTTGTAACATAAATTCTTTTATTTCCCACCTTACCATAAAAATCATTGGTTGAAGTGTTCGCACTAGAAGAGACGATCTGTTGTAGGTCATAATCTTGTTTGCTGGCCACCACATCAAAAGATGCCGAATATATATTTCTTTCACCGCCGAGGCCTGCTTGAGTGGCCGCGTCTGCTCCCACTCTTTTAGCATATTGAAAATCAAACCTAGGATACTTGAGTGCAATATCAGAGCCTGAAAGTGATTCCCCCGATTTAATTTGGCCATCGTGATCAAAAGAGCCGGTTGAAGAACCAAGCATGTTTGATAGAACATTTTTTGACTGATGCAGATTGAGAATATATGAATATTCCAATACTGCGTCTTCATATGCTGAATATACTTGATTTTCTGTAATTTCTATGTTTAACGTGTCTCCGCCGAGTTTTTGGTAAACATATGCCACTTGGTCTGCGGCGCCGGATAAGAAATCTGTTGAACCGGCATATATCCCAAGCGGCAATGCGGCTTCAACACTGCCGACAGTTCCCGTTTCTGGTAGGACAATTGCGCTGGTTTCACTACTGGGTGTTAAAGTTGGAGTGGCCACTGATTTTCTCCTCTTATTATAAGTAGTAAAAGGGCTAAGTAAAAGCCCCATGTTGAAGATTCAACATGGGGCCCTTTTAAGAAACTAATTGTTATTGTTTGTGATTAGCCAAGCATATCTTCGACAATAACCAGACCATACATATCAGGTCGTACCATCTTCTTCGCATAGCGGGTCATGACCCCCTTGCGCGGTACGAAGTCTTCCGTACCAAAGATAGTCGGCGTAACTTGTAGTGGCACATACGGAGCGTATACGTAGCCGCTTTCTAAGAAGCTTCCACCCTTACGTCCAACGAGCACAACATTTCTTAAGAAATATGGGTCAACCCATACATCCCATTTCTTGCTGATGCTACCCGCTTTAACTGCGCCTACGGTGCCTCTGTCTCCATCGGCCGTAATGTTGGCGCGGAATCCACTAGTGAACTCAAGAAGATTAGCAACCTCTGGTCCTACAACCAAGAAGTTAGCTCCGCCTCTTAAGGTCTTGCGGTGAATTTGTGCCGAAACATCATTGATTGTTTCAACAAGCGTCTCATACCACTCTGAAACTGTACCGGTGAAATCGGGGAACAGGCTCTGGTTTGCTGCTGCGCCAGACTCTTTCTCAACAAATTTACCGGGCTTACGTGACCAGTAATAAGTCTTTGCAGTGGCACCCTTAACGAGATCCTCTAGGATTTCACGATCAATTTCCAAAGCAATGTGCTCTGAAAGTACGCTAGTAAGCTCAACCTCGGCATCCAAATTGTGATAGGCATTTAAGTCCTGACCAAGTTCCGGAGTCCACTTTGCTTTGAGCTTCTTGGTGATTGCAGTGACGGACACTGAATCAACGTTGATGTTAATCTCGGGAATATCAGCATTATTCTCAAGACCCCATGCACTTTGACCAACAACAGCACCAAGTGCATTATTGGCGCCGGCCGCGGGTGTTCCACCAAGATCATCAGTTTGAGCATATGTAACGGTGTGTGCACCGGTCAAGTCAAACTTAAGATCATCGACACTTTCAGAACCAGTTGCTTGGAACACGACCAAAAGATCGGGGTTTTGACCAGTAGTAGAACCACTAACTTGAGTCAAACGACGAATCTGGCGACCTTGCGAATCTTGTGGTTTCGCTGCAGCGGTATTAACATCGCATTTAACTGTTACGAGGTTTTTAAGACTAAGCTGATCAAGAGCAGTAGCTGCTGCAGTGATCTTACCAATCCAGACAATGCTGCCGGAAAGATCCGGATCGTGACGACAGATGCGGTTGATATCTTCATTCGAAGCTCCAACCGTACCACTCTGGAATCCTGCGACGGTTACCGAGGAAGCAGAGCCTGTTGGTGAAGAATAACCATTGTTCAACGCATAGAATGCTGTCTCTGCATTCCCATCGGACAAATCAACACCGCCCGTCACTTTTTGACCCAAGACGCCACCGCCGTAAACCGAGTCGCCTTCTGTTGCGCCTAGGCGCGTGTGACTATATTTAAAGTCCATGAAGAAAATCAGGCCCGAAGGCAAGCTCATGGGCTGTACGCTAACAAGATCGTTAGCGATAAGACCGCCGAATACACGGCGAACAATAGGGAACGCCACTGCGGCAAAGCCCTCGACATCACCGCCGGCCATGGTCGACGCGTGTGACTCACGAAGAAGTTCTTTTGCTTGATTCTCAAGAAGAACCGCCAGAGTCTCTTTGGAGCGCGCAGAGTTTATACCCTCTAGGAGCCCAGTTTTTTCCCATTTGGATAGAAGGGCGTGGCCCTCCTTAGCGAGATCGCGATTAACGATCCCTTCTGTTAATTTTTGCAAGACTGACATTTATTTTTCCTCCCTTTATAATTTGTTTTGATTAAGAATTTTTATTTAATCCTGCTAGTTTTTGCATCCTTTCTATTGCGGGATCGATCCTTTTAACTTCTTTGCGAGGCAAAAATGTTGTAGAACGCTTTGATACTACTTCGTTCAGTGATTTTGGTGTGCTATTATTTGAAACACTACCCACTGCACTTTGAAGGGTCTCAAAAATTGTTTTTGATTCCTCAATAGATTGAGCTTTTGAAATAGCTTCGACAATTTTATTTTTTTGTCGCTCATTCAGGGAGTCGCTAAGTAAAATTTTATTTGTATATAATAGTTTAGCATTTGAAAGGTTAACTTCACCAAGTTTCTCTTTCATCTGAAAAACTACACTTTTTAGGTGTTCGTTGTTTTCTTTTAGTTCGCTGGTTTCATCCTCGGATACTAGTTGGCCGGTGTTAACATCTTTAACTCTTCGGCCGGGCTCTTTTGCTGTCGCAGTGTCGGATGTTTTTGTGCGCTCTTCAATATCAGCCTGTTCCTCTTCCAGCGGCTTAAGTCTATCGTCTGGTGTGTCGCCGGGGTTTCGATCAGGAGAGTTTTTCTTTGTTTTCTCCTCCAGTGATTGATCCTCTTCTTCCTCTAGTTCCTGTGTTTCTTCCTCTAGAGGCGAATCTTCATCCTCATCTAGCATTATTTCAGACAATTCCTTTATATCTTCTTCAGACAACCCAAAATCTTCATCTCCTTCAATAATGTTCATCAGCACTGATTCCTGAAGTTCGAGTTCTTCATCTTCAAGCTCGTCGGCAAATTCTTCTCTGTCTTCTAATTCTCCCGAATCCAATTCGGCCGAATCAATCTGGCGCGCTAGCTCATCAAAATCAATCTCAACCTCCTCTTCTTCATCAGGACAAGGACACAGCTCTTCTCCATCGGTGGCAGCAGAAGGCACCTGATCAGCAAAGTCGCTCTCCTCGTCGGCCGCTGGATCTTCCAGTGGCTCCTCTTCAAATTCGTCCTGTTCCAATAAATTATTAACCGCTTCTTTGATGTCTTTTGAGTATTTTTCAATTAAAGCTGTTTCTGCATTTTTAATTGCTGCTTCTTTTAAAGCTTCCGCATCAATGATGGCTTGATCGAGCATGCTAGCTGACATATGTCTTCTCCTTTAGTTTACGCGTATACAGACAAAAATAAATAGTATCGTATTTCATTAAATTCCTTTTTAATCCATTCCATAGTAGTCAATGACCACTGTCAAGGTGCCCGAAGTCGAATTTGTTGTGCCATTGCCGGTACCAGCATTGCAAATATAGACATATTGATCTGCGGTGCCGTTTCTAACAGTGTCCCTGCAGATCCACACCTCTTTGGGATCGTTTTTCAGATCAATATCGGATGCGCTAGCGCTATCTGTAGCGTCGGTGTTTGATACGCCGGCACCAAGTAGTTCTGTCCCGGAAGCGATCTCTGCATCGGGCGCCGTGCCAGTGGTAGCGGACATCTGAATATTAACACTGTGTGTTGAAAGGTTGCTGGCTGTTTTCACAATGGCTGCCACGCTGGTTATAATCGCATTTGCTGGAATTTTCATCGACGCAGGCAATTCAACGACTACGTGGTCATCTTCGTTGTGGGCAAATCTGATATCTTGATCTATGGAAATTGTATGTCTTCCCAGACCAACAGACAAAATGTTAGTTGATATACTACTTTTGTCTAATTCGTCTTCTTCGTCATGAAATTTCTTATTTGGTCCTGACATTAATGTTTTCTCCTATGTTTCATCCGTTATACCGGATCCAGTCATTGTAAACATTTCGTCCGAATCAACACTGGTCAGCTCTGCAAACAAAAGAAACGAGCCAGATACACCAGTTGCCTGTGCTGAAGTTGGGCTATCGTTGAATCCCAAACATGTAATATTCACAGTGCTGCATTTTACATCAAATGTAAAAGAGTCGTTAGGATCCGCCAACTCAACATAGTGATTGTTTTTAATTTGTGGAATATTTACCCCATTCCACTTTGTTGACCAATGGTAAACTCCATAATAATTATCCGCCAATGTTTCAGCAGATGGTGGTGGGCCAAAATGTACCACTAGTGAACCGGTGTTAACTGTGCTGTGCATTCCGTTTTCTGCAACATTGTTAACAATTGTGATCGACTTTGCAACGGTTGGAAATTGCACAGTTACTGAGCCTGATGGTTGAAGGGATGAACCAGTTATCCACGCGTGGCCAGCTGTGGTAAAGGCCGGCTGATATCCTAGGCCCGAGCGGTATCGATGTGTTGGCATTTCTTTCTCCTTGTTAAAAAGTCATGGGATTTAAAGCTAATAATAAATAGTTCTCTAAAAAAGAAAAAGCCCACCTGTCGAAACAGGTGGGCCAATTAACAAAAGTTAATTAATTATTTTTATTTTTTAAGGTTAGCGATGGCAGCTTTAAGTTCACTAATCTCATACTGCTGGGCCTTTACAGACTCAACGAGAATAGTGGTTAGCTTCGCATAGTCAATACCAAGACCACCTTCAACGGTTCCACCGTATACAACCTCTGGAACTACTTCTTTAACCTCTTGGGCTATGAAACCAATATCTTTGGCTCCATCACTCTTCCAATCGTAAGAAACTCCACGCAAGCTCATGAGTTTATCCATTGGATTAACAAGAGTCTTGACGTTCTCTTTAAGAGTTTCATCAGAATAAGTAACGAAAGAGTGTGCTTTCGCGGTACCATAAGAAGAATTGTTCGGAAGAACGAGACCGTTCGTGCCGTCCCAGAAAGTAGCTATAGCTCTTTCCGTTCCAGCCACCAAACAACTAACTACAACCTTTCCGTCTTCTTCGGTGTTTGTAACATCCAAAGAATAACCTGCAATGTTTGCATACTCGGTTGAGTTTCCACCAGAATCATCACCGGCGAACTCAATCATACCCAAACCGTCATTGTCAGCAGGGCTGGCAGAATCATGGTTGAATTTGAGTATCGCGGCTTCGGTGTCAGCATTGGAGTTTTTAATCTCGACCACTGGTTTTTCACTAGTCGAAGAATCAATAACAAGACTGGGTGTTGTCATTAAAACTGCAGTAGCTGCATTTACATCTAATGTCGGAGCAGTAAGGTCGATCTCCGTTGGAGCGGCCACTGCGGTAACACCAGAACCAGCACTACCAATGTATTGATCATCGTTGTCATCATCTTCGAAGAACAATTTGTTTGTGCTGTTTAATAAAAGACCTTCATTGTGCTTGTGTGTCAAGCTAACATCGGAATCTGCACCAAATCCAAGTTTGGCGTCATCAGAATCCAACTCAAGGTCATCACCGACATAAAGGTCGGCAGCAACACTTGCACCACCTGCAACAGTTAGCGCACCAGAAGTTGTGCTAGAAGCTGCAGTAGTTGCTATAATTGCAACTTGTTGACTTGCGTCAACGGTGATTGCGGCTGTTGTGCCATGAGTGGCGCCAACACCAATCTCAAGCTTGTCAGCACTGTCATCTAGACCCATGCGGAAATCTTGTGCATTACCGTCAAAGACCAAGAAAGTATCCTCCGCACCAGCATCACCGATAGTGAGTTTGGGCGTGGTTCCTTTGATAACAACACCGGCTGAACCAACTTCCATGTCAATTTGGCCATCTGCTTCAAGTTTCAAAACACCGTCCGAAGACTGTGCGATGAAGGTATCGGCATCACCGAATTGCAACTCTCTGCTGCTGTTAAGCAGAATACCGTCATTGTGAACGTGAGTCAGCGTAACGTCGCCGTCATCACCCAAGGAAATGACACAGCTGTCAGAGTCCATGAGAAGATCGTCACCAACTTTAATGTCACCATCAGACGAATAGATCACTGCTTTGCTGTTAACAACAGTACCGGCCGAACATCCGTCCACCAAGTTTAACTCTTCTGGAGTAGAAGTAACTGAAGTGGTGCTTGCCGCGGCAAGAACTGGTATGTAATACGTACCGGCTGCCATGGCAGGCAAGTTTAATGTCGCATCTGCAGTTGGATCAATGATACCTAAAGTGGTTTCGTGAGAGTTGGCCGAAGACCCTTCAAACACGAAAGCATTTGTTACATCGATATAAGTTTGATTAACAGACGTTGTGGTACCATTAACAGTCAAGTCTCCTGTAACCGTCAAGTTGTCGTTAACTGTCGTCTCGGAGGTCGTGTGACCAATCGAAACTGCAATACCGGAAGTTTCGGTTGCAATCTTTAATGCACCAACGGCGTTGGTGATATACGAATTTGTACCATCATGGTAAAGTTGTAAATCGTCGCCAGTACCTAATTTGATATTAGCGCTATCCGGCATGTCTACGTGAGTAGCAGGTGAAAGCACACCCGCAACGTCAACAGTGCTGGAAAAGTCTGCAGTACCATTGAAATCAAGTGCCGTAGCGGTGAAATCAATTTCATCCGTTGCACCAAGTGCCAAAATAGCATTGCTTGATCCGTGGATAAACTGTGACGCGTCGTTGAATTCAATCTTTTTGGTACCAGCCATCAATAAAGAATCTGCTGATCCATCAATTCTGAAGATCTCTGTTCCGCCTGCATCTTCGAAGACGGCATCTCCAGCCGTAGTGGCCAAGTCAATTTTAAGACCTGTTGTTCCACCATCTTTGAAAGTGAAATCTCCGCCGTCTGCGTCAAGATTTATGTTACTTGCCACATCGAGCGTCAAGTCACCGGCGCCGACTGTCATCGAGCACGCGGCGACTGAATTAAATTCTGAAGCCACCAGAGCAGATGCAGATAACGCCGAAGCGCTCACGTGCAAAGTTGTCACTGGTGTGGAGTGGTTACCCTCTGGACCGATGAACAAAGTCCTTCGATCCGCTTCGTTGCCGGCTCCGGAAGAGCCGCGAGAACCCGATATGTACATCGCACCCAGATTTGAACTAATCGTACCGCTGGTCGACAATTCAAGATCCAGATATGAACCATATGCGGTTGCTGAAATATTACTAGCCATTATATTTTCCCCCCTTTGGAAATATGTTTAATGTAAACACCTCCAGTATATTTAAAACACACCGGTGGCGTTGTATCTTAAATAGGGCCCGCATGCAGCGTTTAGAAGTGAAAAAAAATATTATTTTTAAAAGATGTGTAATGTGAAAAAGATGCGAATCACGATCCGTCTTTTGTCGATCTGCGATCCGATTTAAGTTTGTTTTCTAGTGAAGATATTTTCTTTTGTTGTTCCTTAACCGCCTCAACCAATATTGGTACTAATCTGGTATAGTCCATACTATAGGCATCGACCCCTTCCGTTTCCCAGTCAACTATGTCCGGGAGTATTGTACCAACCTCTTCCGCAATGAAACCCAAATCTTCTTTGGTGGAGTTTTTCCACTTGTATGTTACGCCCCTTAATTTCATAATTGTGTCTATCGGCTCTTCAATGGTCTTAATATCCTCCTTGTAGCGTTTCGACGAATAAGATACAAATGCATTAGCTTTGATGCGACCTGCAGCGCCGGCGGTATTGGGCAACGTTAATCTGTGAGTTGCACTGTCTGCAGCGACACCCATACCAACATAGCCTGTACTATCATTATAAACCACACTAGAGGCGGCTCCGAATGCATTTCCGCCATTATTATACTGAAATTGAGTGTCGGCGCCGGCTGGGCGGCCTTCTGTAAGGTCGGTTTCGGCTAGCTCGTTAGATCTCCAATAAACCTTGCCATTAGTTTTAGCATATAAATAACCACCAGCACCATCGGACGGCGCGGATGGGGTGGAAGATTCAGCCGAAATGTGCACCAGTCCCGCAATTGTGGCGGCATTACCATAAATATTACTACCAGATACCACAGAGCCTGTAATTGCACCCAATGCCGATATATTTAGCGTTGTTACTGTATTGTTAACATATAACGGTTTGTTGAGTTCCATCCTAGAATTGGCATGAGACCACAAGAAAGACGCATCAGTGCCGTCTATTTTAAAGCCGGCCCCGTTCGCAGCAGAAGAGTCTGCGGCTCCGGAAGCGACTAGTATTGTTGCATCTTGTATAAAAAGTTCTGTTCTTGTATATGCGTCGATGTTCCCAACCACTGTTAGGTTGCCATTTATTTTAACATCATCGGCCAAGGAAAAGTTAATATCCCCAGAGCCGGAATTAACAGTTATATTTGAATCCCCATTAATTCTAGCGGGTGAGTATAGCTTGGTGCTGGAGTCATATAAGAGGAACTCACCAGTGACGGGTGGTGATATGTCCACATCGGCAAAGAGAGACAGCGGTTGATCTTGTATTTGTGATGTGACAGATTTAGAAAAGCTACCCATGCTAATAAATATTTGGGCGGGCGCTTAAGCTACTTTTTTTTTATTTTTTTTCGGCGTTCAGCTTCTTTTCTTCTTTTGGTGGAAGGCTTTTCATAATACATTTTTTCGCGATAGCGGTCAAGAATTTCTTGTTTTTTAACTTTTTTGATAAAGCGGCGCACCATCTTTTCTAGGGGCTCATCGGGATATTTAGGTTTAACTTCAACGTTAATTGTGCGCTTAGCCATTCTATTTAACCAACGCCTTCCATGAGCCAGCAGCAACATTCATTATTCCCGATATGTCAACGCCAGAATCGTTTGGATCCATATTAGATAAAGCGCTGTGTGGCTGGCTATTGCCCTTCTCGCTTCCGCCGGTGGCCAATGGCTTGGTACCCTCAAACAAGTTAACGCCACCATACGCATCGGCGTTAATGGCATCGTTCAGTCTTTTTCTTTGCAAATCTAAAGCTTCCTTGTATTGGCTCTCTTTGATTCTCATTTGCTGCTCTGTAATTTGTTCTGTCTGGGGGGATGTTTCTTTTGAATTGACAAGACTAGAGGCGTTAACTCCCTGCATAACTTCGGAAATGACACTAGACAAGATTCCCTCCTCTATAAGAGACTCTAAAATACACTCCTTAACAATTGGCTTAATAATTCTTTTAAGATCTGATTTCTTCATTTATACCTTCTGTTACTCTTCGTAATAACTCTTCTTTTTCGACGGGAGATCAAATCCATGTTGTCTATAGCATGATTCTTCATAAGGTGCAAATTCCCGTACACTTGGGGGACCGTGTTGGCTAGTTGTAAGTTCTTCGCGCTTCTTCTCCAGACACCGATTTAGCGCTTCCCTCCTCTCTTCTTTTGACAATCCTCTGCTGCCGCGTCTTTTTTCAAACTCTTTTTCTTCTTTTTCGCGGTCCCATTGTCTCAACTGTTCGTTGTCCCTGATTTTATCCGCACGGTCTTTCGAAACCCTCTTCTCGGCGTGACCCTGCACTTGGATAATCAATGCTGTTATATCTTTGATTTTTTGTCTTGCCTTCTCTTTGTCGCTTGAGTCGCCAAGGTTTTTGGCATTTACTCCAAATGCTCGTTCGGCTTGGCGTCTTATTCCTTCAAGTTCGTCAAGGAGGGCTTCAAATTGACTGGCTTTGGTGCGCGGTCCTCCTCTTTTGAGTTTTTTAAATTTATTTTCCAAGTCCTCTAGCTCAAAGTCGATTCTTATAAACATCCCCGCAGCATCTCTTGATTTAAACCCTAGCATCTTTTTAAGAAAATTCATGTCTTTGACGCTACCCACTTGCTCGGTCATGACTGCTTCAATTTCTTCTTTGATAATTTGTTTTAGTTTTGATTTAGCAATATTCATTCTATTTTTTCCTTAAAACTTCATTCAATGCTCTGTTGATTCTGTCGCCTTTTGTAAAAATCTTGCTAAGGTTTTTCTCCATACCCTCGGTCATCATATACGCGCCGGGGGTTGATGGTTCCGAAACAAAATCAAAACAAATTAACTGAAAGTCGTCTTCAACGATTGTTTTTCCTTGGGATTCTCTGACAGAGCCTAGGCCTCTGGAAGAAATACCTAGCTTTACTCCGGACTCAACGAGCGATTTAAGCACTTGGCCGGCCGGAGTGTTCAAAACTTGCACCTTGCCCATAACATCGCCGCCGTTCCACCAAACATCAGTAACAAGGTGTGATGCATTTTTAAGATTTATAACGGAGTCTTCAGGGTGGTCTAGTTCGCCCAGTGCGCGGCGCTCTTGTACAAGCTTGCCATAATTTTCTACCTCTCTCTCTAATATTTTTCTGGGGTAGACGCGACCGTTGCCGTTCAATTCATCGCACTTCTGCATTATTCCAGATAAAATTAGTGTGCCCTCTCTTACTAGGCGCTTTTCGTCTTCTGTGAGGAGATCTTGGCAGACACCACCTTCACAAAGCTCATAATATTCTCTCAAAAGAAGTTTAGACATTATCAGTAAACCTTTTCCTCATAGCGGCTTCCGCCTTAATTCTAGATGCGGGCGCTACCCGCGCGCATTAAGAGCCCTTGCAACAACGTCGAACAGGCTGTAGTTTCCACTTTTTATTTATCATCCCAATCTCCAAAATCTTCTAAGTCCTCGTCGTGTAGCGCACTGTTGCCATGCATTCCGCCGGAATTGAAGGGATCTTCCTTCTCTGCGAAAAGCACATTCAACATATACGAAGTGCCCGAACTCAAGCATCCTAAAATAAGTAAATTCGCCCAAGTATATTCAAAATTAAATAGTTCTGTAAATTTGTTTATACCAAATAAAAACACGCCAACCCAAAAACCCATACACATTGAACAATTGAAAAGCTGTCCAAAGCCCTTCAGCCAACTGGCGTCGGGGCGAATTGCATCGAATATTGAACCGTAAACAATGATTTGTGTAAGACCGTGGGCTGCGAGAATAAAATATATTAGTTCTAATGTTAGCTCCATAACTCCTCTTTTATGCTCTATACATACCAGTCATTCCATATGCAGCCGTAGAACCGGGCCACCTATGTATTGTGCCTTTTCTTTTTTGATGTGGCACTTCACCAAGTTCAGTTGAATCCTTCTCATCGGGATACAACATGTCTTTTTCTAACTCTTCTTCATACTCTTGATCACGCCTATAATATGGTAACTCTTCTTTGATGAATTTATCTACAGTAAACACAACAGCCTGCACAGAATCCACTTCATCGCTTTCTAGAAATGCCGCTTCCATTGAACTATACACGCTGCCGCCCTGTATTGACGACGGATCGGTTACACCTTTTTTTACCAAAAAGTCAAATAATCTGCTTTGGGCGGAATAAACATGATCCCCCATTTCATCTTTTGGAAAAGCTATTATTTTTTTATTTTCTGGGGATATAACAATATCAATCTCGGGATGGCTAAATAAAACAAGATTGCCATCCAAAGTCTTTCTTATATTAATGCTGGACTTGTGTTGAATCGGCTTTTTTTCGGCTTCTTGTTCGGGGGCAGCTGCTGCTGATCCTATTTTTACCTGAATGGCCATTATGCTTGAATCTCTCTAATCAAGTTTTGCACTTTAAGCACTTGTTCGACCATGCTCTTATCAATAGCGCGATCTTTAAATTGCTCAATTAACTCAAACACCTCTTTTGTTTTATCAAGCATGCCACGATCTTCATTAATTTCTTCACTATTTTTCATAGCAACCCCTAAAGCATCTTTTAATCTTTTTACTTCTTCATTCAAAAACATTTTCAACCCTATTCCATTATCTGAAAACGAGGAAATGTAATTATTCATTAATGTTTTTTGTTCTTCGTGCAGCTTGTCTCCGTATTCTTCATTGAACTTTTTGACAAAAGTTTTATAAACTAAATTATCAATAGGGGGCATATTACCATTTTCTTCGTTTTCCTGCACCGTCATGTTTTTCATAAGGGATTCTTCTAGAAGCACCTTGCTTTTAATCGGGGTTTTATCGCTAAAAACTTGCGATATTGTGGCAAGACTTTTAAAGTTTGGAACAAAGTTTGAATAAACATCCTTTGATAAATTTTGATTTATGTCCGATATAAGACTACTTTGCTGTTTAAACAGCGTATCTTGATCAAGAGAAAAATATACTCTCTTGGTTTCCTGTATAAGCTTTTCTGCAACATATGGCTGCATGTTTTTGCTTTCTAGAATTGCCTTATATAATTCAAGCTCCTTCAACAAGAGAGAATTTTTATTAAAATGTTTTTTTATTATCGATGTGGCCAATCCTTTTCTTTTTGTATTTTGCTCTACAACGGATCTAGTCACCTCTCTTATTAAGGCTTCAAATAAAAAAGCAGTATTTCGTCGCTTATTGTGCTTTAGCTTCATCTTTTGACTCCAATTCTTTTATTAGTTTTTTGATATCTTGATTCATATCAAAAATCTTTTGTTCTTCCTTATTATAACTAGTTTCTTTTCCCTCATAAATTCCTTTTCCCAGTCCCAGCAGTTCTTGGGCGCCCTTGAATACATTCCTGTCGGTCGCTTTTGAAGTTTCATCAGACCATTTTGATTTCATACTTCTTTTACGAGCGCCCATATCTCTTTTATCGTTTTTTGTTGGCTTATAATATTTTCTTGAGGTCTTTGTCTTAACGGCACCATCTTTTCTGACCTTCACCCATTGCTCCTCATCTCTTTTTCCGGGCGCTGCCAAGAGCGGACTCTCTTCGCCGGGTGGTGCCTCGGCGGCCGGCTCTTCTGCGGCCATGTCTTCACCGCCTTCGGCGCCCATTTCTTCGTCACCGAAACCTTCGTCGCCCAGATCATCACCCAGCCCTTCTTCTGCGCCGGGCATGCCTCCTCCGGGGAGGGCCGCTGCAGCCTCTCCTGCAACCATTTCAGCCACCGACTCCAATGAAGCATCAAATTTTCTGTCATAAAACATTTCTCTTTGATTTCTTAAGAATTCTTCGTCTGAAATTCCCAACAGATTAGAAGAGATCCATCTCCGACTAAAATAACCCTCTGTTGCACCGGTGGCAATTTCAAATTTAGTTCTCCAGTGTTCTAGTTCTTGTAACTCTGCCAATTTCGAAGGATTATTTAGCGTCAAGTTAAAAGACACAATGTCATCTCCTCTAAATCCCAAAGTATACAGGTGAACAATTCCAATTTTTTCCAGACTACTTAAGACTGATTTTTGAAGCCTCTGGATTGTTCTAGAAAACCTGATGTCTTTTTGTGCTAAAGTGGTCTTATCTTCGTCGGCGCCGTCGCCTTGCGCCAAATAAGACTGGGGTATTTTAATTGCGGAAAATAACTTTTCCCTAAGATATTTAACGTCATCGATATCGCCAGTGTAGGTTCCCCCGGGCAGATTTGTGATCTCTGTTCCCACGCCATTTCTTTGGGGGATAAAATAATCTTCATCAATGCTCATGGGGTTATAACGAAGATCGACGCGGCCAGTGTTCGGATCAACAACTTGATTGCGCTTCATCGATGTGATAACCTTTTGCATATATTGCTCTACATCTTGCGGTGGTATGTTACCCACCTCAACTTTAAAAACTCTACGCTCCGGTGAGCGAACAATGCGATAAGCCATCATGGCGTCTTCCAATAGCGTCAGCTGTCTCCATATTCTTCTCGCAGGCTCTAAAACTGATGTGCCATATGGCGCATACTTATCATTCCCTAGTATTCTAAAATGTGCCAGCTGCCAGTTTTCAAAGGTCACGCCTCCAGAGTTCCATTGATACTGAATGTAATTTGGGTTAGTTTTGTCTTCTCCCTCAAGGCGCTCTAGCTCGCCTGTCGGCAGGCCAATGACATTTTTAATTCCGCTGGATTCATCGATATCTAGATATAAGAAAAAGTCCCCATACTTACACATGGTTCTGCACCAGCCAAACAGGTTAAAATCAATATTTAAAATATCGTGATACAGGGAATCTAAAATTCCTTTTATCTCTTCGTTCGAACTGTTTATGTGAAGCATCTTGTTCAAAAGGCTGGCCGTGGTTATTTCATCGGCATATATATCAAGGGCCGAGGCCAACTCGGGTGTATACTCCATTTGATCAAAATCTAAATATCTTTGCATTCTGTTTTGCTGCACCATGATATTGGCCTGTAGATTATCAAACGGATTATACCCAAGCCTTTGAAATTTTTGACCAGCAACATCCTTAAATTTATTGGCATATTTATCATACGCCCTTCTTCTCAATTGTCTTGTGGTTTGAGAACGTCGATTGATTATCGGTCCCGAAAACAAGCGTGTAAGTCTTCTAAACAGGGGCGCGCCATCGTTTTTTGGATTTGTTTTTCTATCAGCCATATATTATCCCTTTAACAGCCAAGCATGGTCTTTTATGTCCTCTACATATTTTTTAGCTTTATCATCCAATTCTATATGTTTTGGTTTAAGCATACCCGGTAAGTTTGTATTTAGTTGTGAATTTGTTACTGTCATTGCGTCTATAAAAGCCTTATTATATTCAGCGTCTCTTTGATTTTCAATTATTGCAGTATCTCTAACCCAACACCCAATGGCACATGCCATAATTAAATCATCGTTATAAGATCTCATCGCTTCTGGTCGACCGTTGTGCCAAACAAAAGTTGACAATTCGCTTTGAAGTCTTTTAGAATATATTTTAAGTAGTTTGTTTCTGATGAATTCTTCGAATTTTGCAACAACTAAAGGCCTTGTTTTCATTGACATTGTAAAACCGGCCACTGCGCCCGAGCGTCTTTCTGCGGCTAATTCATCAATATATTCATGAGTCGACTTGATTGAGTGGTAGATGTTGGAATATGCACTTTCTTTTAATTTTTCTAATACAGAGTACCCAATAGAATTGTTTTCAATGACCACCATACAGTTTCCATACTCCTTTCCTGCTGTGTCCACCACAGAGGCAAACATGTCTGGAGGTAATTTACCTTGGTACTCGGCAACAATTTCCATTGTTTCTAATTTAAAGACATGAAACACCGAATAGTCTTGGCCGTCGCCGCGAGCAACGTCAGCAGACAATAAATATGTATTTTCTGAATTGTATTCTTCCCATATCCAATAATTTCTATCAAACCCTGTTTTATATTTGGGCTCCGCGGTTTCAGCCAGAATCCTTTCTATGTCTTGGCTGTGGATAACTGTCTCTCCGGAGGCATTAAAGTTGCACAACAGCTCTTGTGCAATTTGTCTATAAGACATGTTTTTGGTTTCATTTGCAAACCAATCCTGATCTCTTTCGGGGTGCACGTCCCACATTAGTTTAATTGGATAGAAATCATTCTTATCTGACTCTGCATCAATATAACTTTGATGAAACCAGTTTCCAACGCCATTGGGGGTTGACAAGGCAATACAACGACCACCCGTAGACAACGTGGGGTATAAGCCGGTCCACAGTTCATCTAAATTTTCAACGTGGGCAGCCTCATCAATGACCAAGAGGGAAAGAGCCTCTGAACGGCCGGCGTCACCCGAAGTGGAGGAGGCTTTAATTTGGGAACCGTTGCTCAACTCAAAAGAAGATCTATTGTCAACAGATACAGAAGCCAACTGCAACAGCCAAGGTGGCAGGTGTTTTATCATGTGTTTTACTTTTTTAACAAGATTTGATGCTGTGCCAAATTTTGTGGCCATCACCAGCACGTTTCTGTCCCTGTGGAAGAGCAGCATCCAAGCGATGTAAGCGGCCGTAATGGTTGAAATACCCAGCTGGCGCGCCTTGAGTATTACTGTGAATCTATGATCATTAAACTCATCCAGCAGGTCCGATTGATAATTATATGTTTTAAATGGAATTAACCCCTTAAGGGGGTGGGAAATTCTTGCATAATTGTTAACAAAATAAGTCGGGTCTTTACCGCATTGACGTATTTCTTTGATGATTTCTTTTTTTGTTAATTCGTAACGCATGCATCTTATTTAAAGTTCTTTGATTTACTCTTGCCAAGTGCTAGCCAGTCTTTAATAGAATCGGTTAGTCTGTCTTCCGGTGTGCCTTGCCCCACGGCCTCGACGCCCTTGAGACCTCCAATCTTATATAATTTTGTGGCCTGTACCCATGAACGAAGATTGGACATACTTTGCACCAAAACCTCGGCATCACCTTTGGGGGTCAACGATAGCGTGTCTTTTGTGATCTTTTTATATTCACCCTTCAGGAATTTTGAAATAGATTTAAATTTTCTTTCAACATCGTCTTCGAAGCCCCCTTCGTGAACCTCTTTCATCGGCAACTCCGAATGATAGCTTAATATCAGCTGATCTCCAGATATCCTAACACTAAAGCCATCCATAACTCTAGAGTCGATGATAGGATCACCCTCTTCTCGGCGCAAGCCTATTTTCTTCTCTTCGCCATCATAAGAGTATCTTTTGTATTGTGAGCCGTCGTACGCATTTGCTGCAGCTTGATTGATCCCTTTTATAATATCATATACGCTTGCCATTTAATCTTGCTCCTTGTCTGGTCTCCAGCCATTTTCCCAGCGTTCTTCTCTATCTTCGACATACTGAATAAAGCAAAGATAACAGCACTCAAATTTATTCATATATACATCATCTTTCATGTCGAAAGAATAAACATCACAAACCGGACATTTTCTTTCGGTCTTCTTATTAATTAGATGCTTGCCGACGAAAAAACCGTCTTTATTAATTTTATCACACTGTTCTCTATTTTTTCGTTGTTTTTTATAAAATTCTTCTGATTGTTTAATGTGTTCTTTTTCTTTTTCTTCATCCCAATTAGACTTGGGGTTGATAATTGTCTTTTGCCCATACTTTTTAGCTATAGCTTTTTCAAGAGCAGCTATATAATTTAAATCTTTTCCCGATTTACTCATATGATATTGTTTGCCATTCGCCGGCAGCCACGATCTTCAACCGATGAGTATCCTCCTCGTAAAGCATTAGGCCATTAAGTGCACTAGTGGCAGTTGGCTTGGAAGCTGCTAGAACTCTGGGTAACATCACCCCTTTGTTACTTGATGACATCTCCAATATAGCCGATGTGTTTGGTGAGCTAATGCCTATGCCAATATTGGAGTTTCCAGCATCGACATCAATATCATCATCTCCGGAGCCAAGTTCTACGTTGCCGTCGACAGTTAAATCATCTCCATATTGTGACATATATATTTCTCCTTTTGCCTATTGCTTGGTCGCCTGATTAACACCATAAACCGTTATCAGTGTCAATGCAATCCCTACAACAACGCCGCCGGTAGCCCACCACGTTGAATAATCATTTGTATTCCCAGCAATTGCGGCAAGACGCTCAATTTCATTGTTTTTGATATTGATCAACGCTTTATGTTTTGATTGTAAAGCTTGATAAGAAACCTTTTGAGTTTCTATAACCAAACCTAGTTCGGCTCTTAATTTTGCCATTTCATAATCTAATTTAAGCTGCCATTGTTTATCTGAATAATCCTTGTTCGCCAATAATTTGGCTGCAGCAACAGTATTTAATAGCACACCAGAGTATGGGGCTGGCTGCTTATACCTTAAGCCCGTTATTCTGCCTTCCGGCGGAATCATTGGCTCGTCCGCTAAAGCGATCACCGGTGTAAAAGTTATGCAAAACACCAATATTAAAGCTGTTATTTTATTCCACATATTCTAACCCATATTTATCGGCCAGCAATCTTGCTAGCTCATCTGGTTTCTCATTATACTCTTCGACCAGTACTTTGATTTCTTTTTTCTTTTGCTTGTCCAATTCTAAACTGTCTTCTTCATATTTTTCTTCTAGTTGTTTTAAAATATTACTATATTTTTCTAAAATTTTATCCTTTTTTTTAATTTCTTCTTCGTGAATTTCGTTTATTGCATCAATTTGTTTTTTATAGCTTTCGGAGCGCACCTTCAAAACATCATGTGCTTTATCCTTTTGTCTAAATAAAAACCACAAAACAATTGTATAAATTATAACGGCCGGTGCCTTCCAGTTGTGTTTAAGCCATGTCCATGTCTTTTTAAAGCCGGTCTTGATTGTCAGCCATGTTAACATAATAATTTCATCCGCTTATTGTTTTGTGGTTTTGCTTTCCAAAATAAAATAATATACCAATTGAGAATCTTTTTCATTATTTTCTTTTTTGACCTGCTTTGCCAACCACTCTTTTCCCTCTACGGCATGTTCGCTGCTTTCGAGCCAGAGCAAATAATGCTTTACAATCAAACTAGCCGAGAGGTCGCGAATGGCCTCGGTTGCATCACTGTTGGCCATAAGCACCACCATAAGAGACTTAACCCCCAGACAATTATTGGCGCGCACAAACAATGTACGTATACCCAGCACCGGCACATCGTACCGTTCGTCGGGGTCGCATTGTTTCTTAAGACTCTCGGCTGTCAACTGTGGGTATTTTGGTGCCGGTGATGTAGTGGCACAGGCTGCTGCAAAAGGCAACAGTAGGAACATAAGCAATAATTTTTTCTTCATTTTTTCTCCTTTAATGATTGTCACAAACTTTAAGTTTTTTAAGTGCATCGGGGCCGCCAACTAGCCAATTTCGATCACAACGTCTAATACCAGTCTCATCCAGACCGGCCAATTGGCCTTTGCTTGTCCATTGCCAAACCGACCATTCACCCCAGCCGCAATTGCCATCGGGCGCATTCCTGCCCCCTTCCTTATATGGCTTTGTGTAGTCAGCTACCCAAAGAGGATAATCGACTAGATCGCCCGGATCATTTTTTAAATAACTATACATATACCATTTGGCGGTATATATTACTGCGCGAAGGCCTGTTTCGTTTTCTAGCTCTGCTAGCCATTCCAAAGCCCATTGGCGATTAAAGTCTGGGTCACCTTTAATGCCAGCTTCCAAGTCCAGCACGGGTAGCATGTCTCCTTCTGGAATTGAACCCCCGTAGTACTTTAAAAAGTCGCGCACCTCTGACTTAATATCATTTGCGCCGCCAATATGTGGAGATGGAAAGTGATAGCCGCCGATGGGAATTCCATGTGCGCGGCACTCTTCTAGGTTTCTTTGTGCGCTTTTGTCAAAATAATTAACACCTTGGGATATTTTAGCCCAAACAAATGAAACTTTTGTTGGATCAACTTTCGCCCAACGCACATTTCCGTTCCAATGGCTAACATCAACCCCTCCGTAAATATCAATTTTTAATTCCTTGCGGGTGTTCGGGCCAACGACGCCATCCACCAACAGGCCGGCCTTTTCTTGAAACTTCTCAACCATATTGTGGGTTTTTGGGCCAAAGTCTCCGTCGATATTTAGACCGCCAACGGCACCCTGAATTCTCTTGACTTCCTGCCCCTTATCTCCCTTTTTGTGTAACAAGCTCATGTTATACTCCTCTATAGTCTTTAACGCCCTTTCCTTTCCAGCGCGCGTTCCAACCGCGTACATCATAATGTACAAAGTTTTTATAAAGCCCGAGGCCTCCCTTCTTGATTTTACCTTCTTTGATGAGGTTGGAAACAATTTTATGAAGTTCGTTGGCGCTCAAACCCTTAACAATAATGTCGGCAGCTTTTGCCTTCATATGTTGAGATTTTCTTGCGCCTCCGATCTTTCTATTGTATTTCGGACTTCTATATCCAGAAATCACATGAACTGGTTTACCTATGTGATCGCGAATAATTTGAAGGTTTTCTACTAGTTCACGAACATTGTCCATCAACTCGTCGGGTACTCGGGAACCATCGCGACATTTAAATTCTGATTTTTTAAAGTTTTTTGAAAGAGGTACATCCATAATTATGCACCATGCCTCCATCTGGTGGCAATGTCCGCCAAGCCCTCTAGCCCTATATAAGCCAAACTAATTGCTACCCAGTCTGCCGATGCTAAAGGTACCGTCTCGAATAACATAAAACCGGTGGCCGTCATCCAAACCATTAGCTTCCTTGACATAAGTTTGTTCAAGGCGCTATCTAATATTTCCTTCATACGTATTAGTCCTTCCTACTAAACAAAGTAAACAACAGCCCAACTGCCACCAATCCTACAAGGCCTTGGCCGCCCAAGCTTTTTGTTACATTAACCACATTTCCCACAACATCTACTGGAAAAAATTCAACGTTTGGGCCGAATAGAAGCTGTAGTACAACAGCTAGTGCCAACAGGGCAATTGAACCTTCTGTTAACTGCTTAATCCACTCAACCACTGTCTTTAATTTATCCATAATATTTCCTCCTTGAATACTATTAATTAGTTTGTTTCTTTATTTTATTCATCTTCATCGGAGTCGTCATACTGCGCGCCGCCTTCGTCATAAGGGTTGTCGTCCAAGAGTGAATCAAGGCCCCCTTCCCCAAATGAAGATTCCTTTTTTGTATAGCCATCACTTGCCCAACACTGGCCCTTTAGTATAAAACTGGGCGCCGAGATAATTTTTGCCGTATTGCTCTCGCACCTAGGGCAAGCGGGGTTTTCATCAGTATGTTTCTGGAGTTTGTCAAAGTTGTATTCACAAAACTCACAGACAAATTCATAAATTGGCATGCTATATCTCCACGTGTGCATATGCACCCTGTTTATCAATTGATATTTGCATATCAACGCAATCTTTTAAACTATCTAGGTGCGATATCAAAAGAACAATCTTAAAGTGTGTTTTAATTAGATCCAACATCCTAACAAAGCCTTCCATATTATTCTCGTCTAGAGCGGTGCCGGGCTCATCTAAAATAAATATGTTTCCTTTTGGTAGATTTGAGACAGACAACAGTGCTAGCCTTATGGCCATGGCAGCGATTGTTTTTTCTGCGCCGGAACCCAATGACAAGGGCCTAGCATCGTGGGACGGGTGCTTGATAAACATCTTGAGTTTTTTTCCATCATCTTCAAAAAACACTTCAAAATTAACAATATTCGCTAATATTTTGGCGATTTCATTATTAATTACCGGTAGTTTCTTTTTAATTATATCATAGGAAATACCACTAGTATGCATGCAGCGCATAAAAAGATCATATGCTGAATAAATCTCTTGAAGTTCTGACAATTCTTGCTTCTGCTCCTGCAAGTTTATTTTTTTCTGTTCTAGTGAGCCGTGCTGCTTATATAGTTCCAGCATTTCTTCTTCACACTCTTGCAATAAGAGAGCTTGTACGTCGACTTCGGCACAAAGTTCATCTATTTCCTTTAAAATTGCCCCCTTGTTTTCAATAATTTCTTTATTTTGATAATAGTCTTCTATTTTTTCTGTTAACGCTTGAATTTCTAACTCTAAAGCATTATTTTGTATTTCCTGCTTTTCTAGCTGCAGTTTATCTGTGTTGATTTCGGTTTCTAGTTTTTCTTGTTTGCGCAAAAGCTTTTCATGTTTTTCCATGTATCGATCAAGTTTTTCTGGTTCCAATTCTGCTATTTCTTTTTCGACCTTGATGCGGCCGGCACCAAGCTTTGTACATGTGTGCTCGGTCACCTTAAGCTTGTCGATGGCAACGTATGCATCTTTAATGAATTTACAATGAGAATACTCTGACCCACAAGGCACCTCTTTAAGAAGTTCTGCCTTTTTGCTTTGATTTTTAAATTTAATTTCTTGGTTAGCAATATCGTTTATAATATTATCAAGCTGCTTTTCCTTCTCCAGAAGCAATTCCTTTTTGCCCTGCAGTTCTTCATTGTCGAATTCACTCAAAAATGCATTAATCTTTTCTAGCACTTGTTTTTTGTTGTGGTGCTTTTCTCTGAGTTTAATATTGTCAGCGATCAGGCCGGCACTAGTATTATTGCTGTTTGCAAGGCTAGATTCTAGTTCGTCAATGTTGATAATTTCTGCAGGTATCGCGTCGACTTCGCGCTCACAACTGTTAATCCTCTCTTTTGAATCATGAATTTTCACCTTAATAGCGTGACACTTGTTTGAGTGTTTTTTGGTTAATTCTTCATTGGCTCGAAGTTCTGCGGCGGCCAGCAGTATTTCTTCATCAAACTCGCACCCTTCAAGTCTTTTTATGGCGCCCTTTACATCTGCAATATCATCTTTAGCTAGTTTATACTTTTTATCAAATATTTCTAAATCAAGAAACTTTGCTAAAATTTCTTTCCGACGCGTGGAGCCCTCGCTTATAAAATCCAAAGAGCCAAGCTGTGAGGCCATAGAAGTCAATAAAAAATCATCTAATGTACCAAAATATTTTCTTATGTGCTTGTCTGTTTCGTTTCTAGATAGACTGTTTAAACTTTGCGTCTCCCTCATAACAGGATCGTACAAACTAAAATCTACATCAGTCTTTGCCTCTAGTGTTTCTTCGCCTTTAAGTTTCTTCAGATATTTTTCTGAATGCCTGCTGATAGAATATTCTGTGTCGCCAATTGATAATTTTAATTTCCCTTGACCAAACTCTTTATTTTGGTTAATAATGTTGAGATTTTTTCTTTCACTCTTGGAAGTACTATTAAATAAAGTATACAATACACTGTCAATGATACTAGACTTACCAGAGTAATTTTTCCCAAATATTCCCACAATTCCAGAAAGTTTATTGAAATCAATTTTGTTTCCCTCGTCATAATTAAATAGGTTGTCCCACTCTAGTGTGTTCAACTTCCAATTAATATTTCTAGAGACCTCTTCATCTGATTCTATGATCGTGTTGTATTTTCTATTTAATTTATATATACTTTCTAGCGTTTGGTCTTCGACTTGGTAGTCTTTTAAATATTCAGATATCAATTCTTCCTGTACTGCGATGCTTCTTAAATTCTCATTAATAAGCTCGCCCGTTAGTTCATCAACATTACCGCGTTGGCCAGCCGCTCTATTAAGAAACGTTATCGATTCAGGTTTAAACCTAACTTTTGCAACATCAATTGCTTTCCTCATTTTTTCTAATGGCAAATTGTTATTCGATACCAATCTAAGACGAGCGCCATCTTGAATCTTTGTCCTGCTTGGTATGCGCCCCTTTGGGGTTAATTCTATGGTGACAAAAGGCTTGGGGTTCTTAAGCACGATGTGACGACATGTAAAAGAATCTTTATTATCAATTTCCCATAACAAAAACCCTTTATCATCTGTTTCTCCATGGTTTTGTTGAACAGTGGAGCCGGGGTATCGACAGCGACCATCATGATCTAATATTTGGTTTGTCTTGTGAATATCGCCAAGAAAAGCAAAATCATACCCTTCAAAAATTGATAAATCGTCTTCGCCGTGCTCCATAATCCACCCAAGATCTGTTCTAGAGTTCGATATAGCCCCATGATACAAAGCGATATTGATACTATCGGGATCGCTAGGATGGCACCAATTGTCGCGATCAAACACAGAAAGAACGTTAATAGTAAAGTTTTCATTTAATTTGGTTTCTCCCGAATATTTTAGAAGATGGAGTTCCGGGTGATCGAGTGCGTTAGCAATCGGAGTGAGAGCATCTTGGCGATTTGAGTTTCGTAAATTTCCATCATGATTCCCCAATATGATATATGTAGGTGCTATTGAGGCCAAATTGTTAAAAAAGTCAGAACACATTTCGACAAACTCTGGTGAGATTTGTGTTTTTGTGTGGGCTATATCTCCGCAATGTATGATATAATCAACCTTTTCTTCTCTCAAACTTTCATATAGTTTTTCGAAAACTTTTTTATATTCGTAGTGATATTTTAAATTTTTAATATGGGTGTCTGCAATGTGTGCAAATTTCATAGCTTGGTATTCATCCTATGTATTCTCCAAAGACCTGCTCTCATTCTTCGGGTTGCGTCTGTTGAGCCACATACTTCAAATGCAACAAAAATATCATTCCACCGTATGTGAATATCGTCATCGCCTAGGCGCTTGTTGGTTCGAACCTCTAGAACATATCCAATTATGCTTCTATTCATCTCTTCGTCCCAACACGTAATAAGGTCACCAACTCTAAACGGGTGACTTCTTTTTTTAACAATATAATTCACGCTATAGTATTCTAGTATACATTATAACACATGTCAAGCTAAATTTGCATTATTTCATGCATCATGAGAGAGCCGGCATTAAATAAGACCGCCTCTTGTTTTCTCCTTTCAAATTCTCCCCTCGCCATAGAGCCCACATCTTCTTGGCCCGAAGTGTCAATTTTATATATTTCAATTCCATATTGAAGCATTGTTTTTATTATTCTAAGTGCCTTTTTCTCCGCATCTTCATCGAGCGCAATGTATATTTTAGAACAATTATTAATTATTTTCGAAAATAAATTGGAATTATCTCTTATGGTGGAGCCTAGAAGGGGAAGAGCGTTGCCTGCAACAACCGCATCAAATATGCCCTCCACGATAATTATATCCTGTTTCCAGTCAATGTATAACTCGTTAAAGACTATATCTTTTGATGCAGGGGGGTTTTTGTATTTTGGCCATTCATTGGCATAATTGCGAGCAATATAATAATTACAGCGACCATCAATATTAAATGATGGAAAAATAATTCTATTTTTATATTCCCCCTCGTGACAATATCCTATTTTCCATTTTAAGATATCTTCTTTAAAAATGTTGCGTTCCTTGAGATACGAGAGTGCGGTGTTTGCAGAGGGGGGCAATTTCTTGTTGCCCAAAAAAATAAAACCTTCCGGCAATTCTAGCCACTGTGGTTGTTCTGTTTCTTTTTGGCTTGAAAAAATATTGTCAAACTCTGATATATCAACCGTATTAGAAAGCTTTCTCCACTCTGCCTTCTGCGAATACGTACCGTATCTATTGACTATTTTTCTAACATTGCCGTGTGAATCACAGACCCAACACTTATATGCATTGATGTCTAAATTTATACTTAATTTTCTTTTGTGGTGATTGCAGTATGGACAAAAGAAAAGGTGTTCTCCGCCTGAAAAATAATAGCTCCCTAGAACACCTTTGATTATTGCTAACTTTTCTTTTTCCAAAGTTTTAAACCTGCTTTGGCAATTACAACACTATCTGCCATATCATATGAGCCCTTTACAGGGTTTCCGTATTTTGTATATGATATACTAAAGTCTTCCTCGTTGTCAAGCAAATATTTTAAAACAATCTCTTTCGATTTTTCACCACGCTTAATGTGAATCCCGCATGCCTTTCTTGCAGTGGACGCACGAAGCTGACTAGGGCCAGCATTAAAAGTCTCTTTACATATCCACGACACGGCTCCATTAAACCTTTGCAGCTTCGATATGGTTTGGGCCGAGCTAAACCCCGACTTAAATCCCATCAAGGGCTCCTCAATAAAAACAGCCTTTATTTTAAAGAGTTCTTTGATTGAGCGCAGTCTTTTTTTTATGATATATAATTTATCATAAAATGAAGAATTTGGTCTATCGGTTCTCCAAGCCTCACAAAAAATAAGTTTTCCCTCATCGTTGATCACGGACGCACCGGTGATCGATGTTGAAACATCAAGTCCTAAAATCATTTTATATATCCAATTTTATTTTAAAAGTATATTCGTCTTTTTCTCTTTTTCTTACTGGCGTGGCTACCTTTGCGATTCCAATCAAGTTTCTATTTTTATCATACACGCCAATCTTGCTTATAAAAACTTGCTTTTCAAAACTAGCCGAATAGTTATAAAAAGAACTGCTAATTGTGTTTTTAATTGCAGCCTTTTTTTCCTCCACAAACAAAGCAGAACTGGTTATTGCACCTGTCATGTGTCCATATTTAACATATGTGGGGTTGTTAGAGTGGTTTAGCTTCGCGCTTGGGGCGTGAGCCAGCATTGTTAACGTATGAGCATAAGAAGTGCCGCTGAAGGCCATGTGGAAGCTGGCGCTGGGTGCTGCTATGTTGCCCGACATAGATTGTCCAAAATATATCCACTTTGGCTCATCATATACGGGCGTTGCTGGTGCAGATGGATTTAAATAATACCAATCTTGATTTGATCCGCCCCACGCGTCGGTTGTTGCTGACTCCCGTGACAGCCTCCAGCTTCCTGTCAAAAGAATGAAACCTTCATTATACAATACAACTCCGGCAACTGAGCCGGTACTAGTACCAGAAACCTCTATAAGTGTACCATCTCGATTTTTATCTCTTAATTCACCGACTAGTGTTCCTGTTATATAATATTTTAGACTAACAGAGCCCTTCTTAATATTTGTTCCGTAAAATATAGATGGTATACTCACCAAGCCAACATCTTGTTGATCCTTGTCGCCGGTAATAGACGAAGAGTATATGTAATGACTGTTTAGTGGGGTATAGTAATTTAAAGTATTTTTTAAGGCGCTCAACTCTGTGCGCGTAGTGTTTAAAGCGGTGGAAAAGTATAATTTAGACACACTAGCAGACAAAGGAAAACTAGCAGACATCACATCGCCATAGTTGCTAGTGTTAAAAGCCGTTGTTGAAACCGTTTTAAACGCCTCTAGGGCGCCGTCCTTTGTTACAAACGGGTATATTAAATTATCTGTCTCTCTATTGATGTTTAATTCATACAAACTTACATGCCCGTCTTCGGTGTGCAATATATTATCAACATGTGTGCCGCTTATATTTTGTGCATTATTATAGTATGTCGAGCCACTGTAAATAAAGAATTCGCACTTTGGATACATCTTTATTCTACTAGAATATATATCGTTATTTAAAAACTTGTAATAAGGCATTATACCATAAATAGTATTTGAAGTTAATAATCTAATCTAACTCTTAGAGTAAATTCGGTTGTTGGATCCTTCTTCAGCGGCTCGGATAATTTTGCCACCGCTAGTAAATCATTATCTGCTGAATACAATCCTATTGTCGTAACATAACTTACCGGACTATCAGAGCTTTTGTTTTTAACCTGCATCTTGCTGCTGGAAAGATAAGTTGGATTTGAGCTATAGTTGTAATCGTTGTGGTTCACTCGACAGAAATAAATCGATGAATTTAGCTCTGTTGTATTATTAAACTGCACACTGTGCAACATATTTCTAACTCCATCGCACGAGGAAGAAATGGCCGAGGCGGACAGGACTGCTGCAATTGAACCCGTGTCGTATGTTGCGCCCGGGGCCCCGAAAGGCGAAGTCGACAGCATTTGAGTTGCGTGAGCGCCGTTCAATCCAATCCATGTGCTTCCGGAGTGGAAAGCAGAAGCAGTAACCACTGCCACGCCAGCCTGATAAAATATCAAACCACGTCGATCAACAGTTTTAGTTGCCGCTGTTCTTTGTCGTGCATCAACATCTGCATATAGAATGCCATATTCGCCAGCGGGGGAATTTGTTCTATAATCATTTGTCGCATTATAATCTTCAAGAATGGTCTTTTGTTCCCAGTTGCTACCACTAATTTCGGGACATGCGGCGCCGCCGGCTGTTGTTTGTGAGTGCGATAACAAAGTTAATACAAAAGAGCCCTTCTTAATTTCGTCTTTGTGTAGCAGTCTGGAAAAGTTTATAAACACTACCTCATTCATTACGGTGCCGCCAGTAAGATCACCGTCCTCATCAAAGAGCCTAATGTTTCCATCTTCATCATGACCCATCAACAATTGGGCCATCTGATTATATATGTTAATTTTTTTGGCATTGTCCGTATTGGCAGAACTAGACAACTTCGAACCAGTAGAATATCCGACAGCGAGATCAAAAATATGATTTGCCGAAGAACTTAAATAAGGGTAATCATATACACTTTGAAACATGCCGTGTGCATAATTTTTTACATTTTCATTATTATATGTTCCGGAAACGATTGTGCCCGTTATTGGGATGGCTTCGTGAAGCAATGTTCTTGTTGTTGTTCTGTCATTGTCTAAAAATGCTTTAAATGATGTTGCCATGTTTTATACCTTCTTTATGAATCTAACTGGTAGATCTATTCTATATCCTGTTGTGGCGCCAGTAATTCTTATCGTTGAATCAATAGCATTCATTGCGTCACTGCTAGGGCTTACCGTTACCGTGTTGGTGAGTCCTATTTGTTCGAATAAAAACGTGCTAGTGTTCAATTCGATGGACGCCTTAATTTTAAACTGAAGCCTTGTGCCACGTGGCCCAGTGATGACTTCATTTTTGGCCTTTTGATCTCCGGTGCCACCAATTATTTTTTTCTTTTCGGGCCACGTATCCAAGACCAAATCGGTATTAACCCCGAGAGAGACAAAGTAGCTGGCTATTTGGTCGTCATCGATATATGAAACTGCCTGTGGTGCGCCGGCAAGGTTTGTTAATTGGCCTAGCCGATTGTCCATTTCAATAATGTATTGCCTTTCTACCAAATCTGCATCTAGGTCAAACTTTGCCGAGATGTCTCCTGTGTGCAGGCCTTGATCAATCGTGATGCCGGCATCAAACGCAGCAGGGTTCGCACCAAATATGATTCCGTTGCTAGAGTTGGCATCGCTTAAACTGTTCTCTGTGTCGTCGTCGACGGCAATTACATATGGGCCAGAGCTGTGTTGTGCGCTTTGGTGATTCGCATTTATCTTCATGATTGGCAAATATAATAAATTGGTTCTAGGGATTGAAATCAACTTTGATTTCATGACACTAGTGTTGTTTGTTAGTGCCTCTATAATCGGTGTTTGTAAAATTTCTAAATCATAATAAGCGCTACCGGAAGCGTGTCCCTTATTATAGCTTCCGTAATTAATTTCATCATCGGCTAGCGCAAATTTTACAATTTTAAAAGAGCCGTCGCCCCGAGATAGCCTCTGTCTTCCTGAATCTGTTAAAACGGCGTCTAAAATAATATCACCAGAGTTGTCTAAAAATGCCATTGTTTAGCTCCTTTTCCTTATAATTAGTATCAAATTTTTCTTTTTTATTGTTTTTATTATATCAAAACCTCTAGGTCTTGTTTAAACTCAAAATATACATTAATTTGTTTGCCGGTTTTTTTAGATCTTATAATCATTTTATACTGTTTATTCCACATCTTCTTTTCTAAATGACCTAATATGACTTCTGATTTTTCGCCATCTTCCGCATCGATAACCTGCTCTACCAACTGTTGTGCAATGGCCGGCTTAATTTGTATATATTTTCTCACTTTTCTTCCACCAGTCTCAAGTTTGACTATCTCTGGCTCAAAATCAACTTGTGTAACCTCTATATAGGCCGCGCGGCCGGGTTTTCCGGAACGGACAGTGGCCGGCGCTTCTTCGGGACTGTTATCGACTAACTCAACTCTATAGACGGGAGATGGGTTTGATATATATCCGTGCCTATCAATTGTTCTAAATGTATAATAATATTTTTTATTGGATTTTTTAATTTTTTCTATAAAACTATCTTTTTCAACTAATCTCGCAGTTCCTTTGAAATCTTTATAGCTTGTAGGCTTTTTATCAATTTTAAATACTTGAAATTTTTGTGAAAAATCATCTGACCTAAAAAGCATTTTTTCTGGTGATGAACCATACATCCCTGCATTTTCGCCCCAGCCCTGACTTTTAAAAACTTTATCAAATATTGCTTCGTCGCTATCTTCAATCATTATTGGTTTGGCTTTTATTTCTCCCACCGTATCATTAAGGGCGATTACAAACTTGTTTTTTACTGCCCTGTAAGGAATAATCGTTACTTCTGGCGGCAATGGCGGGTTGTCGATTATTGTCACATCATCTAAACTGGAGTCTTGAAATGGCGCCTCAACAATGGCCGGATATAATTTATAATACATAGTGGCATATGCAACACCAGCAGTAGCGACAGTTTTCGAGTCGCCGGCTTTGCCATGAATTGAGGTTGAGGAGCATGCAGGGCTGGTGACAACTTCCTTGGCTTCGTATTCCGTTGGTTGCCATGGCGTTCCCGGGCCGCCTAAATTAGCATAATAATATTCAGTACCCAGAACAAGATTATACGTTTTTATTTCATAAGAATAAGTCTTATCATATACCACTTGAGTATCACAATAATTTACTATATTTAATTCCTTAAAATTGGGCACCCATATGTTTTGTAATATATTTCCAAATTCATCTTTTTTTACTATTTTATAAAACAATATTTCTGAATGTGCGGGCTGTTCGGTGAGAAAATCTTCCGCGGCCCTCTTGTGTTTTGTATATAGAGATTGCAATTTTGAACGGAGTATCATAGCGCCAAAGATCATAGAAAACTTACTAATTTCATTTGCATCTTTTTTTGGAACGGCCTTGGGATAGGTCTCGGATGGTTTTAAAAACGTCGCCTTCCCGTCAATAAAGTTTGCATTTTCATAAAAAGCTGTTTTTCCATGATCTTCGGCAAGAAGTCCCGGGAGGTATTGTGAGCCGAGCCAGTCGCGCAAGTCCCAAACTTTATACGGGGCTGCAGTTACTGTATCTGTTTGTATTGTTTCTTCGGTGTCGCTGTCAAGCCCCATGGTGAGTGCGGTAACAGACACATTGTCATGTTTATTAAAGTGCACTTCTGTTTGGTTTTCTATGAGTTCTTGACCGACCCAAACAACGCCACCGCCGGTACCGTAAGTCCATGTTCGATACCCATTTATTAAAAAATTGGCTAAATATTTTGTAGTGCCTGTTTGTTTCACCGTTTCCATAAAATCTGACTCCTGTTCGGTGGAGAATTCGATATCGACATAGAAAGGGAAATGTTTCTTTTCATCCGGAGGGCCCTTAAGAAGACTCACGCTATCAGTAAAAATAATGTTTTCTTTTGTTTGCAGCGGAAAAGTGTCAGTCGGACTGCTAGTATAGTTAGGCTTTGGTTCAACATAAAGATGCATATGGGCGTAATTTACATAAGAGGTTCGAAGTTTGTAACCAAATAAATTCAATGCACTTGGAAAATTTTCTGATTGTCTAAGGGCGTACTGCCCCGATGGGGTGAGCGAAGTCCCGTATGTGGCTCTAACGTAGTCTAAATTTTCTCTATCGTGCAGCATCATATATATGTTGGGCATGTTGCGCTCCGAATTGGAGTACTTCTTTAACATTAAAGACCCATTTTCATATTCATTATGATAATGTTGATACACAACATTTAATTTTACATACTCGTGTTTTACATTGGAGCCGATCTGTTTATAAGAAAATGGAGAATCATAGTCAAATTTTAAATCAACAAGGGTTTGTGGAAATACTGGTATTATAGGATCGCCGTTTTTATTTTTAAAGGCGTTTCCCCACTTTATTTTATCAAAAGCTTTTTCGACGCCAAACGAGTTTTTGAATACAGCATCTGGATCGGAGGTCCCAACAATAAACCCTCCGCCGGGTTGGGCCTGACTTTTATATTCGTCTTTGATATATTCAGCAGGCTCTTTGGACTGAAAAAATAACACTGCTTTGTTCGAGTCCGCCCAGTTAGCTGGTACTTTATCCTTATCTGGATCGGGAGTCAACAAATCGGCTGCCGCGGATCCCCAGCCGGCATGCGGTACCGCAATATAGGATTTATAATCATAGGCTCGATCTCGTACGTGTACAGAAAAAAACGGATTCTTTGGGTTATCAAGCACCCTAGCATATTTTGTTCCTGCGTACGCTTTTTCGAATTCTAGAATATCGGTCTTAATCATGGGTCCGTAAAAGGCTGTTTTGCCGGAACTGGGTTCTTCTGATAGTCTATCACCGACACTATTTTTTACTAAAGATTTATTGCTAACGCCTTTTGCCATTATTCATACCCTCCAGTGCCCATCGTGCCCTTATCGGATTTGCCGCCGGCCTCTTCGAATGTTTGTTCCGTTCCTGTTTGCTGATTTTTAGCAGCAGCTGCCTCTACTGCCTTTAAATAGCCCAATTGAGCCTTTAAATCAATCTCAAATGCTTGTATTATGGCATCAGACTTTGACTCCAATTCTTTTTTAACGGCGGCTTGCGCAGATTCTGATGTCGACGGTTCAATTATAAAATATTCATCAATCGTGGGTAGCTCCATCTTTTTAGATGGGCGTATTCTTAATTCACTGTGATAATATGGTTTCAGGCGACAAATAAGAGTTTTAGCTCCTTCTTTGTCACTCCAATCCTCACTTTCTTTAAGGGTGCGCCAGTTTGGCCTATTTAATAAAAGTTCGCCAGTACTTGATTTATCAAATCCTTGAAGCACCTGCACCTCCATTAGTTTCATATAGTTGATATAAAAGGCGCCGGCCAGATCATAGCCGGCCATCGGATCTGTTAATGATTCGACATGTGGTTGGTTCCCGAGCGCAGCCGTACCAAGAGAGCCCTCTGGGGATGCCTCGAATAATTTAGCCTTAAACCAATCATGAACTACCGCGGTGGGCGACACAGAATTCACCAAAAACGATTTAAGTTGCAAGGGCAAGCTAGCTATATCTTTTTCGCTCATATGATGAAGAAAATGATTAGTGGAATTGATGTCAAAATTATGCACAGTCATGTTGTGCGGCGACCGTGGAATTTTTTCCTTTTTCTTGATTCCAGCTAGGTTCTCATGTTCGTAACCAAATATCTGATTTTTCAGCAGGTGTCGATATAAAGGAATGGTGGAAGCCATGGCTTCTTCCTCTAATCGGTCCTTTCCTTCGTTTGCAAACCGCTCTTTCCGAAAACTTCCGGAAATGAATAACGAGCCACTTCCCATCACCGTCTCTGCGTCGACAAAAATAGATTTCATATTTTCCATATTTTTAGTTGTAACTCGCAACGGGCGCGCCGTAATATTTGACATTTCTGCAAATAAGGGAGTTAGTTGGGAACTTAATACTTGTTCTTGAGTGTTCATAGAGGAATGAGGGTTAATTTTTATTTTTAACAATGGTACTTGCGGAGAGCGGCGAAGAGAATTAAATCTTACAATTTTTGCAATTATTTCTCGCTGCTTTGGATCCAGAAATAATTGGTCGCCTTTTTCTAAAAAGGAGACATACCCATCATCTTCTTTTCCTCCGGGCGTGCCGTTGTGTATCTCGCTCTCTGTAAAAGATCTAACACTAACACTAGATGGAGACAAGTAAGAAAACAAATTTTTCCTTAAAAAATCTTCCTCAAATATAGACTGTAATTTAAGTTGCTTTATTTTAGCAGCACTAATAGTAGAATCTTGTTCTAATTGGCCACTTTTATTTATTTGAAAATATTTTTCAAACTCCTTCATTGTCCGGTTGATGTATCCCTTTGTAGTATAGCGAGGCATTTTTCGCAGGCCACTGCCCCAAGATGCTTTTTCTATTGGGCCGTGAGCGTTCAAGTACTCATACCCCACTCCCCTAGGGACACTGGCGTCAAAAACGGACGAGAACCACTTCTCGAATTTGATATTTCTTTTAGCTGCCTTATTTTGTTTAGAAGAGTTGGTCTTTTCATCCCTGCTATATGTTGTTAATCTGGTTATTGATTTACCCATGGTTGTTTCTACTTTTCTTATTAAGTCACTTATCAGATCAATAACTATTTTAATTCCTTCCGGGCTTCCTGTTCTTGGGTGTATCAATATTTGAAAGTACGGTATATACGCTTTAAAAAAGTTCATTGATTTTGTAGACAGCGCATCAAAGATTTCTACATAATCTTTTAAAGCATTGTTTCTTATTTGGCGATTCTCTGGCTCTTCCCACCTACTAATAAACGCATTAGAAAATTTTCCCGTGGTGCTATCGTAGTTGCCCATCACACTAGAGGCCTGAAGTTTTCCCGAAGGATCAAGCACGTGCTGCTGAAAGGATTGCCTTGAGGCCTCGTGAAGATACGCCTCAAGGCTCGTGACAGCTGACTCTAGCTTTTTTATCTTTGATTGTATATAGACCACCGTATTATCGATCAACTCTACCTCGACCTTGTACTGGTATTGGCCAGTGTGTTTCGGAAATTGACCTTGGCCGGCCTTCATGTCTTTTGTCTTTCCCAGATCCCAGTCACTAAAACTGTAAAATCTCAATGACTCTTCTGGTTCCAAAGTTTTCTCGGTTACGGTTGTTGTTATCTCGTTTCCTTCTGTGGCCTTCACTTCGCCGGTCTCGGGATCGATTTCGGCCTGATCATCGGTGACAAATTTGGTTTCCTCTTTTGTGACATAAGTTACCGTACCTAGACCCGTTAGTTCAACGCGCTCCATTAAGCCGGTCCAGCCTCCGCCGGTGACATCGCCTACTTTTGTCGCCTTTACACTTCCAAACTGGTCTTTTACATAGTGTCCAAACTTCAAATCTTCATCTTCTACTTGAACTATAAGAAGTGGATTTTCATTATTATATGAAACATGGCCAGTTATATTTCCCCCAAGCTTATTAATTGAATTGATTTCTTTTACCCTTCTTCTTTTGATAGAAAGTTTTTTAATACTAGCAAGACTAAGCAGTTCCGACGCAATTGTTGGGTTTTTATAAAGGCCGGGGAAGGCAGAATTTTCCTCCAACACTCGCTGAAAATGTATACCAAACAACCCACTGCATTGGCCAAAGCGGCCCCTTGACATAAAAAGCTCCGTAGTTAAACTGTTTTTAAAAGATATATCTTTAATGTCTGCATAAAACTGCAAGTTTTTGCTTTTATTTACAAATTCATTTTTTATAAAAGTGCTGGCAAAATCCTTTGCTATGTTGTTCACTGCTTTCGTCAGTCGGAAATCTTGAATATTAATATTATTTTCAACACTCCTTGTGAGATACTTAACCCTCCCAAGCTCAACATCTTGTTTTGAATGCCCCGAATTGGTACCAGTCATCCATCGTCCATCTGCCATTTGGTGCACCATTCCATGATGTTGATTGCCATCGGAATCGCGAAAAACTATAGTCTTAGAAGCCGTTTTATAATTTTCTATAATGGTTTGATGTGTGCAATTTGCATATTCTGCGTAAACATGGCCCGCATCATTAAGGGGGGCGCCTAGTGCGTCTTCTGGGAGTTTTATATATGATACAATAAAATAAGTTAAATCTTTTGGATTACTATCGACATTATCGATATAATCGAAAAAATAATTTTTTACACGATTTCCACTTTTATCATAACTGTGTGTCACGCTTTTTGTTATATAACCTTTCCCTAGGAGATCTGAAAGGGTTAAATCATGTTCTATGATATTCTGACCCAGCTGTTTCTCGTAGTGTTGTTGTAGACTTTGTTCGTGAGACGAGGGGCTGTGGCCGGGGACGTATTTGCCAAAAACCCAGTATAAAGGCGTAGTCATGGCGGGGCCGGGAAGGAGCGCTTTCATAACGGAATTATTTTTTGGAAGCGTGCTTCTTATAATTTTAACGTGTATATAATTTAATATATCAAGTTGTGAGCCCGGGCCGTAAGAAGTATCAAAAAGCCACAAATTATCCTCTTCTTCTTTAACGGACAATTTTAAGTGAACTTTTAGTGTGCCTTGGTTAGTCCAGCTTGATCCTTGGCCGCCTAGACCGGAGAGCCCCCATGTCTCTGGTGACATTGAAGCCCATGCCCTCTTTAGTGCCTCCTCTTGTTCATAACTAATGGCCTTTTCTCGTTGGATGTGAGGGTCTTTTCGAGCTGTGTTTGCCGCGTCCCAATTTGCAACGCTTTCTAGTCCCACTGTATTAATTTCTATGCATGGCATTAGTGAATCTTGTAGCATCGTCATTCTTCACAGTCCTCATATTCTTCAACAATTTCTTCAACAGTGAGTTCTTCACAGACTCTAACTATATCAGTATTAACAGGATCAATAAATTCGTGCTCTGATGTGGGAATATGCTTCCATGAATTATATATATCACATGGCTCTATTTCATCATCAACCAAAATATTAAAATAGTATTCAGCAAAATTCGAATCAATATCGCCTATTTCTTCTTGGCCGGTTATTTGATTCATCTCTCGTTTAACAAATGGTAATAGTTTTAAATGCTCAACCACCACAGTTTCCGTGCCTTGGGTTGTTTCTTCTTGCTCGACTTCATATATTTCTATTTCAAAATTTTCATTTGTAAATTCAGCATGTTCTTCTTTAACATAAATTAAAATATTCTCATGTTCAATATCAACGCCAGTCATGCCGCCGGCTGCACCATCTTCGTAGGTCGTGAAGCTATCATCTGCAGGCATCTTTCCAGAGTCCCCATCGTCGTCGTCACCTTCATCCTCGTCATCCCAGTTCTTATCATAAACAATATTTGTCGTTGATTCTACGTGCAGTTGAGGTATCTTTAAAGTTTGTGTGGAGCCGGTCAAAAATTCTACAGAGCCTTCAACTATTTCACCGGTCAAAAACCTAAGATGCCATGCTGGAATATATTCACTTGATAATTCGGAAGTACCTAGAGGGTTTGGTAGTGTATAATTCTTTTCGTTATCTGGTTGCGGAATGTAATTCGAATCCATCAAGCTTCGGCGTTTTTCTTCTAAATAAGATTTAACATTTTCCTCAACACCCGTATATGCGCCTTGTGGCTTGTGGCGAGGGACCTCTTTGATCCTGTTAGTAATGTCGTTTTGATCTTCTTGGAGACCAGCATATTCTGAATCATAGACTACATCGTCATCAAAAAACGCATAATAAACCGGGCTAAGTTTTCCTTCAGCCAACAAAGATCTGCCGAAACGAGTTAACTTAAAATCTATTACCTCTTCTTTTCTATTAAAAAATTCTGACATTTAATTTCCCATCATCTATAAGTATTTGCTAGCCATAAAAATCTAAAAGCTTCCGGGGGGAAGTTTATCAAACTCACTCTTTTTCATTCCTTCTTGTTCAGCCTCTTTTTTGGTTTTCGACATCTCTTCATCTGATGCTGATATGCCATACTGTGTCGCTTTTTTCGATTTGGCGGCCTTCATAAGCTTTTTCTCATCCGGGGTCATATGTTTATATTCTTTAGGAATATCGATGCCCTCGCCACTCTTTGTATACATATCAATATCTGCATCCATTTTTATTGACTCCACCAAAGAACAATAATCATATGGCCAGTTAAAGTTATAGTCTGGTTCGGTGGCCTTGGTTCCGTCGTTGGATCCATGCTTAAATTTAAATTTAAAACCTGTATCATCCGCGGAGTCAAGCGTTTTTTCATAGTAATTCCATTTTGCTTTTTGTTTTACTTTAAAGACCATCCACTGTATGTTTGATAAATGGCCACCGTTATTATAGCCCTGTTCCACCCATGGACCAAGCAGTTCGCTTTGATCTATTTTGTGTGTTATCGTTCTTTCTTCAATCTTTATCTGCTTGGCCTTCTCTGGTAATAGATTTTGCCACATGTCTGCCAAGTCTTGTCTGTCAAAAGTACGTGAAAATTCAAATATATACATCATGATTGGTTCTACGCCGCCGGTGCCGGCAGGGATATCATGAAAAGCCCCAGATTCCTTATAAAACAAGGCATTAAGCCACGAAGGTAGCACGTATCGTTGCATTTTTTCTACCATATTTATTATACTTTGGCCCGGAATCATATCATCTAGACCGGGGAACTGCATTGGGGCCTGATCCTTCTTGCCATTTGCCATCTCTACCGCAGCATCAAACAATGGACGAGGAATAGTTGCAAAGTATCTTTTTCCCTCATCCTCAAAGAAAGGAACAGCAATAACTGCTTCACTGATTGTTTTAGAACTGCGTATTTTGCCCACTGCAGATGGCTTGGATTTTTGGAATCCGCAGCGATCAGCCAGTGAAAAGACTTTTTTGCCCCAGCCTAATGGTTTCGGAGCGTCGGGATTGGCGCCGGCAGAGGTCAATACATCTTCTTCTTCTGTGGGTATTCTGGAGCCGTTAACATATGGTGTATTTAATGGATCCATTATTTGTACAAAGAAGCCATCTTTTTCTGGCATAGCACCATACTGGTGCCACATTCCTTTAGTGAACGAGCCCGTGCCATATGGCAGCGATACAGCATGATCATCTGCGTGACCATTGCTGTGATCAATACTAGTGTCGGGCCATGTTACTGATGAAGTGGCTGCGTTCTTGAAATTTAACACCGGGCTTTCCCACTTGGTTTGAATGACCCATTTATCACCTTGGGTTGTGTCGTCTTTAACAGCGATTGGAAGGTTTGTTATGGGATCGTATTCAATCGATTTATTTTTAACAGCACCCAGCATGTTTAAACTAGCAGATATCTGCATTGCGTTTTGTCTGTTGTCGGTCAAGGTGTAATCTTTATAGGTTGAGTTAGTTTGGTTGTTTTCGGCAACAGCGAATAAAAATTGATTTATCCCAGCGTTCCATCCACTGCCGCTAAAGAAAAAGTCTTCTCTATGAGGTATTCCGCCGCCTGATTGGCCATCCCCTGTTTGGCCAAGTGGCGATCCAAAATTGGCCCAAGCATTTCTTGTATAATATATCCCACTTTGTTCTCCGGCCACAGATGGATTCGGAGGCGTTGAAATTGATGACAAAACTTCAGATAACGTATATTTTCTAGCCTTGCTATCGGTGGGGTAAAAAATAATTCTGGCGCGGGCCTTGCCATGATAATATGGTGGTGTATAACAGTCCCAACCGGGGCCGCGAGTGTAATGGAACGGAGTGCTGTCGTTGGCAAGAATACTATGGTTTACTGGTGGCCCAAACGCGGAAGCCCTATCATACATCTCAAATGTATTATAACCTTTTGCAGTATAGTTGGCATTGGCTATTTCCGAATCGAGAATGACAGTTGTAAAGGGGCTCGTCACGTTGAGATCGCTATTTCTGTAAAAAACAACGTCCATTACATAGGCCGGACAATCTATAGACGAAGAAGCATTGAAGAAAAAATGACTGGGGCTCTTGTCGTCTGCCGAAACAAAGCTAGTTAGTTGGCCACCCTTGATATAAAAGTCGACAGATTCTGCCAAAAAGTTGTGCATTGCAAGTCTATATAATTCATTTTCTGCTCCTGACTTGGCTATTTGTACTTTGGAAGCCAATGACGCAGACGGGTGTGGTTCATCATCACATATCCACTGTCCGTTTAAATACTGTTCTGGTTCTACCAGCGCTTCGAATGGAAAGCGCGCATTGAAATTACCAGAAATCATAGGCACACCAGCACCAGCAAAGCCGGTGCTATTGTAACCGCCGTCGCGACGAATGTATTCATTTCCCGTGCCACTGCCAGTGAGCGACCACCGTTTTGAGACGTGTATCGACGACTGGTTGTCATCCCAACCCCAACTCTCATGGACTGGCCAGTCAACGGCAACACCCGATTTGATTGAGTTAAACAATAGGCCCGGGCCAAAGAATGGTTTGGCCAATGTTCTATAGTGTCCCTCATCTCCAGTTTTAAGAAGTTTGCTCCCATACGACTGCGAGAAATATTCCGCCAGTTGCACCGTTCTTTGCGCAGGAAAGAAGCCATTATATGGCAACAATCTTGTTATCGCCTTACATTTTAATGTTATAGATTTTGCATTTGTAATTTCTTTATGATCTTCAAAAACAACGTCAAAAAACTTTAAAAAGTCTGTATGGCTATAGGTCTCATAAAATCCATCTTCGCCGCTCGACGATATTGGTGCACCCTTTAAAGATAGCCAATTTTTGTTTTTTGCACGGAAATTTCCATCATTTTTAATAACAAAATGTTCCATATGTTCACTAATATTGAATTCTGGTAATACAGAAAAATCTTTACCCAGCCTTTTTATTGGATCAATGTACTCTTCATACGATGAATAGTTTGGTGTCAATCCGGATTCCACTGGTGCTGTCCATGGCTGACTTGATATTGGCATCCAAACATGCTTAAGCACCTCTGCTCCGCCGGCAACACCATTGCCATGGCGCTGTGTCTTGTGTACGTCATATGTATTATATTCCCATGTTGGCCTAGCATAATTAATAAGGGCAGAGGTTAACGGCAAATATACAGTGCGGTTTCTGAACCCCGTGGTTTTGCCTAGGCGCTCATCTTTTTCATTCATAAACCATTGGTCGGTGCTGTGAAAGTGAGTCCAGTGATTTTGCAATATGCCGGCGCCAGCAGACCATGAGTGTTCGGGCGTGCCGGCATATTTCCACGATGTATGCGAGCCAGAAGTTCCAGCCCATGGCAAACTGGTGTCATAGTCCAATCTTCCGTCTAGTGCCCAAATGCTGCTAGTAAGTGCGTAGCCGGGATTTGAGCCCGTAACATCGCCAACATCCCCTACCTCAAACTCACCTAGTGTATGACGGTTGTGTCGACTATCCTTCCAAAAAGTGATTAGATAATCCGCTCTAGTATTTGTGTTGACTTTATACGAATTTTGCTCTTTCGGAAAAATTGTCTCTTTGTAGGTTATTGACGAAAATTTCTTAACTGGGCTTTGTTCTTCTTGCACACCCGGATATCCATACAATTCATACAGTTCGTCATATTTTTGTTTTCTTGTCTTTACGAGATGGAACTTATCATCTAACGTTTCATCAATAAAATATACTAGATTATTGCCATAACTATGATCGATGACAATAACACCAAGCGTATTATCCTGCCTCTCGCCAACCAAGCCATGAGTTATTGGTTTAAATCTTGAAGTTACCGGACCCTCTTCATAATTGGTTATAACTTCGCTTGTTGTCTGGGTCTTTTTGCCAGTATTATCAAGACCATGTAGCTGTTTTGGCTCTGAATGCCAATCGTATGTTGGGCCGTGCTTCTTTGGTGTGCCTATAATAGATAATATATTATGTTTTTTATGATATCTCGCAATTGGATGTTCGGCGCCTCTAATTTGCTTCCAGCTTGGCCAGCCATGAGCGCCGCCGCGGTGATGAATTATACCATTGAGCACCCTAGTGAACCCGGCATAAGTCAAATCATGTGAAGTCCTATAAACAAGACCCCCTTGATAGACATAGTTTTCTCTAGTGGCGGTGTGATCTGTATTATAATCGTTAAAGGCGTCGGGTGGATATCCTAAAATATTTTCACTTGTTCCGGTGAGGCTTGAAGAAATGGGCTCATATATAAGCGAATTCATCCCAGCAAAATCTACAGCCATAAAGGGGAAAGCGTTTGCGACTAGTCTGTCGACCCCATAATATTGTAAGTTGTTGCCGGTGTCGTAAATTCCTATATCACTGGCGCTAACAAAATTAACCACATTGCTGGTGAGTCCAGTTACCGCTCTTTGGGGGCTGGGTACCAGCGTTGTTGCCGGATATGAACTAGAGATTGTAAAATCAGCCGGCCAGTATCCTAGCGCTTCTATGTGCTGCTGGCTGGCGTTTCCAGTTATAGATGAGGTGATCCATGCATAATTCATATCGCTTTGAGGAATCGGCCTCTGCACGTACCAGTTGTCGTAACTGGTGCCCGTAGCTAAAGCAATATGATCACCATCAAATGGATAAGTACCACTTACATGAATTGTTCTTCTCGGGTTTCTATAAATTTTATGATAGGATGCGGTAGTTTGGGCATTATTATAAAACCCATATTTACCAGAGTGTAATCGTAGCATGCTTTGAAGGGGGCCGCGGACGGAAAGGTTTCTTTGGTTTAACTCGTTATAAACCGATTTTTCTTCACTCTCAACATCCAAAAATCCCCTAGACATCACTTCGGGGCCACCGGGGGCAGAAAATCTCTCAACAAAAATATATTTGTTGATGCTGCCACTAGTTCTTTCCGTGAGATCGTGGTCCATGACTCCAGATATAATCGTTTGATTGGGTACTGCAGAGTTGTTGACCGTAATCCCTTCAGCCTTAACAAAGAAGCGATTATTCACTGATCGGCCGGAAGTTTGAACTATTTCATAATCACGCGTATAGTTTCCTAACGAAGCCGGAATATTGCGCTCAAAATCAACAGAGCCGGTGATCGTTCGAATGTTTTTTATGTTAACTGGTCTTTTGGCGGTTTCATCTCTATAATACATTGCGCGAGGAGCAGCATCGTTTGCGGCGGTACCGCGTTCATCGGCATTAACGGCGCCGCCGAAGTGGGTGCTTGTTGAGCGAAGAATGTTTCCGCCCGGGCCGTGGAGATAAAATCCATATGGCGCGTTTCCACCGGTGCCGCCATGCATTATAAACTGAAAAAACCATGCTTCAGGTCTATTAACCATCTGGGATGTGCCATCATTGAGCGGTATGTGTCTATGTTGGTTCCCGCCAACCCATTTTTCCGTAAAAGGGCCCTGCATTGGCACATCGTGTGATTCACCAACCATATCCGAGTGAGCGTTGGTGACTTCATAAAACTTATCAGTCAGACGAGTACTATCTATACGCTGGCCATTAAAGGCATATCTTACCCATAAATTGTGGTTTGAAACTGCTCCGCCGTCATTCGAGCCCGTGGCGAAAGAAGAAGATATAATATTAAATGGAATAAATGTATTTCCCTCTTCTCTGTTTGGAATTGGTTTTCCGGGCAGGGCAATGTTCATTTTCATGCCCACTTTTTTGTTTTTGTTTGTTCGGAGCGCATATTCATCGGTGCAAGACTCGGCGTCCTTCAGTCGACTTATGCCGGCTGCGTCAATACCGGAATATCTTTCATTCCACATCCGGAGGGCCCACTCGCTAGTGCCATCATATCCAGTATATTTGCCCGGTCTAAGTGTCTTCCACCAGTTTGGTTTTTTGTTGGGATCAAAATTGACGCCGCCATGAATTAATCTAGATTTTTCTATTTTTAATTTATATGGTTTTGTAAATCTTCTAACAGCATAGGTCGAGCCTCTATATGTTGTGCCTGTTTCTGTTGCTAACAATGGCCCAGAACCAGAAACAGCAGTGGTTGTTATTACACTCTGAAGACCTTTTCTGTCGCTATCGACGCCAGTATCACCAGAACCAGTAGCAGACAACGGTATGGTGGTACCATCCTTTTCGGCCCTCTCTTTCCACCACAAACAATTTTCATATTCCTTCTCGCTAGGTGGAGCGTGGCCGTATTCCCAATCATATGTAAGCTCATTGATCCCCTTGATGTGACCAATGGGATCAGATTGTTTAGATTCTAGTGTTGGAAACTTGTGATGATATTTACTTCTCTCCAGAATGTGACTTTCGATCATCGTTCTCAAGCCGTCAGAGAATTGCGCTGAAGCTGGCACCAGCTGCATCAACATATCACCTACCGCCGAATCAATCCATTTATAATAGCTTACAAACTTATCCAAATCTGGTGTGTTTTCAATTCTTTCAAAGAAAAGCTGCCTTAATTTAGCCAAACTCTTATACTCTGGTCGATATTTATTGACCGGCTCGCCTATAAGATTATTAAACTCTATTACCGAAGACATAAACTTGAGCATTTCTTCTGATATTGTTTGGTACATGCTTTTTTCAAAAGCGAATAAAAATTTATTTTCCTTCTGGTTGCGTTTAAATATTTTATCTTCGTCGCCCCGTGAACTCACCATATCGGAAGATAACAAAACTTCAGGCTTTTGTTGGCGGCCAGAATAAATATATTCTCTTTGAATGGCATCAGTCGAATTAGCCGGGAAATGATCGGCGCGCGCAAGATGTTGCCTTTTGGCTATGTCCCCCAGCCAACCATAACGATCCATTAATTCCGAAGAACCGGAGGAAACATCTGGGACTGAAAACTGTCCGGACGCGTCCGAAGTTGCAATTGTTTCAAAATCCCAATGCAGCGCCAATGTGTCCATTTGGGGGATTGAACCTGATATGTCTTTTTGAGACAAGAAGGCGCTTCTATATGGATTTAGTGTTCCATAGTTTAAAACGTCGCGCGCGTGCATTCGTAGTGTTCTATCAGAAAGATAATCAATCCAATATCTAACAGCGCCGACCTTAACATCTGTGTAATTTACGACCGAACTACTGAATTCGGTTCTTAAAGCTCCGGCATATACTTTTTTAGGTGTTGTTAATAATTCTAGAGCTTGTGAGCGAGCAATGCTTGAAGTGAGAAAAAACTCATTATAAATTGTATCACCGACACTGTTGATTCCGGAAAAGACTAAATCATAGTCGCTTTGCACATCATCACTACCAGAAACAACGTTGATATTTAAATCTTTTTGCGGCTTTAACCTCAAAGATATGTTCCAATTCGAGTTGTCGTAAACGTTTTTGTATACACTGCTCGTCATCAACGGCACCATCGTACCGGTTACTTTAAAATAAGCATCTTTGTCTGTATATTGAGAAGAACCCTGTATACCGGCAAAAGAAGGTCTTACGGCAAATATGTTAAAGCTGGGTGCCGTAGATAAGGAGGACGTTGATTGTATACCAAAAAGAGAAGCGTGAGTATGCGTAAACTCTTTATATAGTGGGTTATACCTTGGAGCTTTTTTGGGAAAGAAAAACTCCGCTTCTGCTGTCATCGGGAGTCCTATTTCTTTTTGTTCGCCCTGTGAGCCAGAAATGGCGCCGCTTAAATGATGATCGGTATCACTCTCATATTGATATATTGTACTACCATATCTATCCGGGTGGTTAAAATCAACATAATTCTTTCGAGTTGTGACCTGTCTATAAGTATCTTCAAATTCAAATGTATAATTGTCGGCATAAATATTTAATCTTATCAGCTCATCATCTATTCCAAAACAACGAATTAAATTTCTAAAGGCTTTTTCTGTACCTTTGGATTTATAAATTGTTGTTAAATTGTTATATATGTTTTGGTATATAAGATTTTTTACATTATAGATTTTGTCTTTATATATTTTATCGTCGCCGCGGCTCAAAAAATATTCAACTGCGTCAGCGTCAGCAAAGAGTTCCGATACCGAAAAACCCATCGAGGAAAGCAGCCTATCGGAAAATGGCATAGGCTTGTATATACTGCCTGTGGCTTCCGGGGCAAAGCTTCCAGTTATAAATTTATTGTCTTTGAGGTTTGGAAGAGACTCAATTTGCATCCACAGCGTGTCAAAGTAACTTGCCATCATTTGTGTCAAGTTCTTTAAATGAGTGGAGCCAGCACGGTTCTCTTCCTCTACTATCCATTCTGGAAACGTATTGTATAATGCGGCGTTGTTTTCATAGTCATGTTTCTTGCCTAATAAAATTTTTGTATTATACAAACTTAAAACGTCCGGATGGGTAGAGTAAATTATTGGGTCTTTATATTCCATGGGCACTTTGCCCGCCTCTACCATGGCCGATCCGGTATATCTAGAGACGCTAGAATAACCAATCCAATCACCATTGCTAATTCGGCCAGAATAGTCCAACACCTTCATATCAATGGAGGAGGTGGCAGTTATACCTTCATTAAATTTATAATAGACCCCCAAAGATGTATTGGCATCGTCTGTATTCGTTCCTCCACCAACTTGACCAAACCAATTGGTACCCACGTCGCGGGAATTTCTAGAGGTCTTCCAAAATCTAAACTCATCAATGGAAGCTGATAGTTTTCCCCATCCGAGGTTAGCAGAGAGAGTGCCTGATGGGGGCGCTGCAAGTGCGCCAATGGTTGAAATTAAGGCACCACTTACTGGAGAGATGGGGTTTCCACCAGTATATGTATCGTTATAATCTCCATCAAGATATAAAACTGCTTTTGGGTGATTATTGAATTTTGATACTTCCCACAAAAGACCACTAGAACCAGTGCTGTGGCTAAAGTTTATCATGTGGCCGGAATTCGAGCCAATTTCGTCTAATATCTGATAATTTGGGCCGGCCCCGAGAGCGTTACTGCCCATCTTCCACCAATTAGATAAGTTGGCTATTTTAGAGTGGTTTCTTAAATCCAAATAAACGCCGTTATTATACAATTCTAAAACGTCGCCGGCTTCAAGTTCTGCGTTCCAGATTGATATTTCATCCAGATAGCCATCGAAGCCTTTTAATGCTGGTGATGTCCAGTTGCTTTCATAATAGAGGCCTCCGATATAAAAATGATCATTTATGGGCGCTGCGCCGGCCTCATCAGTAAGATCGGTGTCGACAGCTGTTTCGCCCTTTACCACCACGCCATCAACATATACTTTATATTTTGCGCCGCCATTATCATAAACCACGAGCGTTACATGGTGCCAGTCTCCATCAGCATAATTTGTGCTGGATATAACTGTATTGTCACCGCCAAAAATTGTATATAATCTTCCAGTAGAGGCTTGCATATATATAATGCCGCCAGTACCAAATGCAGAGCCCAGCGCATTTGTTGCACTCAAGAATAAAGTTTCGTTTTGAGACGGTGTGTTATCTCTGCGGAACCATAAAGATATTGCATATTCTGGCGTTGCAGAGAGCCATGGCCAAAAATCGTGTTCCATATCGAGATATGTACTTGAGCCAGCTTCGTTGACGGAATTATCGAATTTGATGGCACTTTCTCTTACCGTATCAAAGGATATAGCATAATGGTGCCAACTATCATCGGCAATCGAACCTGTCCCTAAATTAGAACCAAGCGAGGCAGTGGCAAAACCAGAAGTGCCCGACATATATGTAACGAGAAAGCCAGAATTTAAATCATGCGATGATGCTGTTAGCTCTACAGATAATCGACCATAATCACTGCTTGTCCAAACACTTGAGGTTGTTACAACATCAAAAATAACCTCTCGTTTTGTCTTGGCGGTATCAAATGCCGACTTTTTAAGCCAAAATTCCACAGCATTGCCAGAACTTCCACCAAATCTTAAATTTGAATCTCTATGTTTTGATAAATCATAAATATTATCTTTATGGGGGCCGCCTTTTGTAAAAATATATTCAGCCAAAGAACTGCTTCCATAATCATCAACTATTTGGCCAACGGTACCGTATGAGTTTGCAGCAAATTTAATATATCCGTTCGTTCTGGGGTATTCTTGCTCAAACATATATAAATCTATATAAGATGAACTATTATACCACTCCATCACCTCGTGTCGAGAACCATCATATGGATATTGATTATAAATTCTTTTTATAGCATCATCGTAATAGCTTTCAGCCGAACCAAATTTAGCAAAATTTGCCGGATCGGAAAAGTCGACGGGCGGAACAAACCTCTCTTCGTCTTCTGTATATGATTTAACCAGTCTTGTTGATTCTACATCTTGTGCTAATTCTTCCAAGGACGTGCTTGGTAGGTGTTTGAAGTTTTTCTTTTTTTTACCAAAATATTTTTTAATACTCATGTTTATTCGACTCTAAATTTAAAAACTTCTTCTTGTTCATGATATGAATTGTTTACATAATAAACAAACTTTATTCCATATTGATAATCCGCCTCAAGCATCGACAGATCTAGATCAAAATAATTTCCGGACACGTCGTGTGAAAGTTTTGTATGTTGTAAACTTCCCGTACCATATTCAATTATATCTGTTTCATCAGAAACTCTAAACAATTTGTAATAAGCATCATCAATTATTGCATTTTTAATAATGCTTGTTGCCTTTGTGTAAATAGTTGGATTCCAATCTTTTTCGCGAACATACAGCCTAAATCTAGCTTCTTCATCCGGAGAATAAATTGGCTTTAAATTTGTTATAGAGGTCACATATTTTGGATTTGGATTAATTTCCAAGGCACCCATTTGTATGGGAACAAACGAACCAGTAAAATATGCTTTCTCCGGTGTTGGATGCACTGTACCACTAAACCACCTATCATATACAAGAGCGGCTGTTGTATCGAGAGCAAACGAAGCACTATAGGTTCCTGTGGTAACATGGCCGCCCGTTATAACGTTGTCCAAAACTGTCAAACTGCCACTGCCAACTGGAGATAACTGGGCGCCACCTGATGCAGACGTGTATAATTTAACAAATATTTGGCCCTTTCCGGGGCCTGCAGGTGTTATCTGCGGTATATCTTTTAGTTGCCCCCTCACATAATTGTATAAATATAGTGTATTTAAATTGTCATTGTGATCTGCAAGAGAACTGCTTGCTATAAATTTCCCTCTATCATCTTTTGTAGACGAATCCCACCGGGCCTCTATTGTTGGCCTTTTAAAGAAATATTCGCTTGAGCGCGCAAAGAATTTCTTTGTGTAATAAGATTTTGTGGCGCCTTGCAGGTTGTGTATTATTGCGCCTTCGTTTGCATTTGTTGAGCTTGAAAAATATGTTTCTTGACTAGCGGTTAATAATAACTGGATACCGTAATTTTCCTTTTGCGGAAGTTTGCTCAACGGGGCGGCCTGAACAATGCTCTGACTTAACCACTGCTCCACTAAAGGAGTTATATTAACTTCTAGATCCTCTGTCCCTTTATCAAAATAAAAATCAAAAGAAGATGATGCATCCAAATGGTGATCGCCCCCTTGTGTTGTCCACAGGCCATTATCTGTGCTAGCCGACAGGGATGCAGACTCCCAGTTGCAGGCGCCCAGATCTTTATATGTTTCCATATCCAAGCCTGTACCTTCAGTCCACACACGAGAAACCGCAGCAACAGTTATTGTAAATTGTTTTGGCAATGTCTCTGTGTGTTCGGCGTTATACAACTTTAAAACAAAATCAACACTTCCAGATGCGGGAATGGCCGATGTGTTTCTATCATCAACTATAGTTGAGACCGGAAATTGAATCAGTGCTCGGGAAAGCTCCGATGAAGCTGAATTTGCCTGTGCAAAAATTGAAAACACTTCTAATGTGTCTGCCGCACCCATGTTGGAGCCCGTTGCCCTATTAGACAAATTTGCCTTAAATGCATTAGTAATTGTAGCATCTTTTGTTGCTGTATAACGCTTTATTCCCATTATCTGATAACACCTTTTATATCTATGTCTGGATATTTCATTTCCAAAATTACACTCTCTGGTATTATGACCCAGCGGCCATCGGCCGTTTTGTTTTCTCTGAAGTCATAACTAAAATCGGAATACAAGCCTCCGGAGCGATCTAATATTTTAATATTTGTCACATCTATTACTCCGGGTGTCGTATTAATTATTTTTGCAATTTCATACAGCGGCAGCGCTTCGCCTATCTCCATTTTTTGAAAGAAGAGTTCATCTTGCAACCTTATATTAATATCGTTCAATAAGGTGAATTTATTTGTGCCGGTTTCTGATATTGCTTCGAAAAATATACCAAAATTCAAAATAGAGGCATCGATAATATCAACCGTATCGTTGACCATTTTATATCTATTTATCCACATTTTTAAGTTTTCTTTAAGAACCATGTTCGGCTGCGCGAGAGAGCCATCAAAGCTTTCTGCCGCAATATACATATTCAAGTTTCTTCTTAAAGATTCGGCGTCTTGACTCACGCCGGCGCGCTTTATTGAGCCAAATCTTGCCGGCATCCGATACGCCAATGCAACATAATCTTCTCTTGTTACTGCTCTATTTTGTGTAGCATATATATCTAATATTCTTTGTCTTATTTCGCGCGTTGATGGAAGAGATATGTCACCCACAACAGGCTCTTCGTTAGAAACTTCTAGCGAGCCTATAACATAAAGGACCCAACTATCGTCTAGTGTTTGATCGGTTGGAAATTCGAATAGTGGCTCAACAACTCCAGTGATCGTATTCGCTCCCGCATTGACGGTGTTCGCTGTATTTAGTCTATATGTTATAGTGAGGGTTGTATCTGATGGGGAAATTCCCATTTTATCCGTCGACAAAAGGTCCATCGGATCAAACGTTTCTTCTGCAGTATAGTTTTTAGCATGTGTTTTTAAAATAACTTCGGCAGGATCTGCCAAGGTCTCTGTTGTGATCTGATCATCAGAGCCATGACCAAATTGGAGATATGTAAAGTTTGTATCCTGTTCAACTACAAATCTACGCGGTACTGGTACCGGCTTCAATATATTAGGTGCCAATTCTTTAGTGTCAGAGTCATAATTCATCACCGATGTGTGCACAATATCCTGCGAGAGATAATCGACTTCAAAAAATTCGTGACCTTCAGAGTCCGTTATGGAAACTATTTCCGCTATATTTTCAGCTTCCAACCTTAATCTTAAAAACTTTTGAAATGCGCCAACAGGAATAACCTCTATATCTATATCTCCAGAAATTACTTTTCCAAAAGACTTTATTGCGTACGCAGTGGGGGCACCAGTATCATCATCGACAGTGGCGACAACAATTTCATTGTTTGTGTTGCTAAAATCTATATCTTCATTGAGGGTATAAATATTTCCACCCGTGGATGCAAACTTGCTTCCTGCCCTTAAAACAGGCAAATAATCAGCATCTGGGCCATGGCCGGATGCATCCGATGGCACCAATACGTATGCTGCGACTGTTCCGTGGCCGGTTCGAGCCTGTTCATATTTATACCCTTGTTGTTTACCAAGCTTAATAATGTTGTCAAATTCTACTGCGGTATCTAAAAAAGATTCATTTGCCTGATAGTCTAAATAAAATGATAATTGATCTCCAACGTATGAAACCATGTCGATCATCATCGAACCAAACGAAGCTTCGTTAAAATCCTTATATGTATTTGGATAGTAGCGGCGCGCGTATTGTGTTAGATCATTTTTAATTGAATTAAAATCGCGGCCCGTATATTTAATTATCTTTTTTTTGTCATCAGACATAGAATATTTTTCCTTTAAAAATAATTAGTTTATCCCAACAGTTATATCTAAAATCTCTTGCACATCAAGTGGCTGTATTGTAAATTCCACTCTTATGCTCAAAGAGTGCATGTCTGTGCTTACCTCGTTGGGAGTCATCATACCTAGGCCCATTTCAGATGTTTCGTTTGAAAAATAAACTTCATTTATTGCCACAAACGGCATATACATCGCGACTTGCTGGTTTATTCTTTCATATATTTCTCCGTGTATCTCTTCTGTATTCTGTTGAAACAAGAATGATGCTAGCCCAACGCCAAAACTTGTATCCATAATCTTTTCGCCGGGAATTGTTAATATTAAATTTTTAAGATTTTGTGCCACATTTTCTTTTACGGTCTTTGTCATTTCATAATGACCATCATTCATGTCTAGGGATAGGGGTAATTTTGGAGATATTCCTGTTGCCACTGTCTAATTCCTCGCGTCTCATTTACTAATTAGAAATTAATTATTTTTTCTTTACTTAACAATGGGCCAACTTGTATAAAATTTATTAGTTGGCGATATTTTTTAGCAGCTAATCCTTATTTGGTGGCGCTATTAATTTGGGTTCATCCTCACAATCATCATCCTTGGTGTCTTTGGCATCGGAGTCCGGGAATAGATCTTCTATGTAGTTGTCTATTGCATCTTCGATATCGTAATTTAATGCCAAATCAAGCGCCCACACCACTTGACCCAATTGGGTCCAAGCGCCATTCGTGCCAAACCATGGTGCAGGGCCGCGTTTCCAATTGGGTTTCATGCCGTCGATGCATGCACCACGCTTTTCGCCATCAGGACACTCCCAGCCCTCAATCAATGTCGCAATGCCTTTTAATATTTCCCATGGGGTTGCCATAAATATCGCAGCAAGATTAGGAGGCATGCCGGGAATAATCGGTATCTCAAATCCCAATCCGTGTTTATCTTTTGCCGCATCGGACATATCTTTTGGATTTTGGGTTGTAACTTCATCGCGATATGTATACTCGTCACCAAAAGCATAATTCCTCAAGAGAGAAAATATTAAACTTTTTGTATTATCAAATTTTCCCACAAACGCGGCATGCGAATCAAAGTGAGATATAGAATGAAGCATCATGGCTGCTGCTATTTTTCTAAGGGGGATGTGATCACTAAGTAATTTTGCTCTCAATGTATCTTGATCAACAAACATGGCATGCATCAAGGTATTTATGGGATATTTTGCGTGGCAATAACCAGTCTTGGGATTGGTAAACGCCTCGAAGCCATAAGTATAGAAGTCGTTGAAATCTAAATCATGTATGGGTTGTTCTTCCGCATCTAACGGTATGGCATAGTGGATATTGCCAACGTTTGATTCATTAATATTATGATGTGCTTGTCTTGGAGTGGTCCATGTTGTGTTCTTGTTGAGAAATTGATACATATGCATGGACAGCATTTCTTCATTCATCCAGAAGTCCACGGTACCGCCGCCACCGGTTACACGGCGCGCTTTAGAAAAGTTTTTCATTTCTTTTTCAAATTTTTCTGTTGAATTCCACATAAATTTCGTATAATATGATTTTTCAAGAAATGATATATCATTATCAACATATTGACCCCACAAGCTAGATTCCCATTCATCAGTAGCAAGAAACCCTGATTTTGCGGAAGAGCGTAGTTCTGCAGGCTGATTTTGTTCCGGAAGGACATACACCAATCTCAAACCCCAATCGCACGTGTTAAACAGATCAGTAAATTTAATTTTTGTTAACCAATCTTGTTTTATGTCATAAGTCCCCAAGTTTGTACCAGAACATAGGCCCCAGCCGCTATCAACTTTAAGCTCGTTGTCGGGCACTGCAGAAAATATTTCGTGCAATTTCTGAACGCTTACCACGCCTCTATAATTTAAGCCCATCTTCTTCAGCACTTTAGTCTCCGCTATTTGGCTCCAAGCGGAGTCTCTGGGGTGGCCGCGGCGAGCCTGTTTAATAAGCTCCGCATTGGCGGTTAATTTTACTGGACCGGAATTGGGCGCGGTCGGATCGGCGCCGGTAAGGCCGACAGGGTATTCTATGAAAGTATGCAGCAATGCCATCTGCCAAAAATCCTTTGAATGAGTCCACTCCATGCTCGCGAACGAACCCCAAGCGTGATTTATCGCCTCTGGCGTGAATTGGCCGGGAGTTGGATTCCCGGGATAATCAATAGTTGTTTGCATCAATTCCTTAATTGGTGCTTTTACCCCTTCAAGTCTCATATATTTTTCTAATATTAATTTTCCATTTCTCTTTTCTAATTCGCTGTATAGTTCATGGCCGCCGGGCATATATATATCCATCGCAGAGCCGGGTATTTCACCAATGGACTCATCAGCCGGGGTCCCGTTTCCTTCCGTAACCCAAAAGTGCATGGTGTCTTGTTCATAGCCGGTAAATATACCGCCATCGCCCACAATAGTCATGTATGGATTAAAATACATATAAGGTATATCATGCACTTTATATGATCTGTTGTGCATATAGTACGCCTGTTCAATCCCCCTAAAAACCCGGTGAGTTCCAAATGCCGTAGATAATTCGTCTTCAAGCGATTTAATCATGGCATATGTTTCTTCATTGGCTAGCTGGTGTATTGCTTCCATGGGCTCTGATGTCGTCTCAAAAACACCCCTTTCTCTATTTCGAAATTCCAATAACGATATGGCAGAATCACCAATCACTTCCATTACCTCGTCAACCTCATGTAGCCCGTGAAAAGTATTACCTGCATTTTCAACAGATCTCCTAATCCATTCTGCAACAAAATCGGATACAATATCTTCTTTGAAAATATCGTATGAACCAAATTCAGTTAAAAACGGCAAGCACTTAAAAAACGTTTCCGTGATCGCTGTTCGAATAATCGCCAGAGTGAGCCCTTCTAATACAACCTGAACCACTGGATCGCGATCCCCTTTGGTTATCAGTTCTGATGTCTCTGGATCGCATGCATATTGGTTAAGTTTTTTGTACCGGTCACGCATCATATCCATAATCTGCTCTTCGTTTAAAAACGATGACTTTGGACCACAGCCATCGATTTCCTCTTGTCGGGTGGGGCCCGGTAAAAAGTCTAGTTTATTAAAATTTCTTGCAAGAAACAAAGGAGATTTTTGTATCAATTGACCAACCTCTCCAAACATGCAAAGGTTTAGTTTGGTATAAAAATCATTCTTGTCTTGGGCACCGCCCGGGAAGGAAGAATTGGGCCGGCCAAAAAACGAATCAATTATAGCTGTCGTTCCCTTGTCAATCCCGCCAACTTCCATCCATAAATTTTGGCCTAGGCGATTGTCTATATACTCTCCAAAATCTTCTTGAAGCTTGTTCTTACCTATGTTATCTTTCTCGCTTATATTTTCATCATTATATTGATAGATGATCGATTCATTTTCCACATCGGTCCATGGATTTTGCATAACGTAATGTGGGCTTGACACCCGTACGCCCCATGTTGGATTTTCCGTATTCGTATGTCTAAGTTGCACAGTGTCCCCAACATCATAATAAGTTTTTCCATTTGGGCTTTCCGCTGGAGGGAAAGAGCGTAAATTATATGTGTCTGCTTCTCCCAACATGGCCCTGTAGTCAGCGAGAAGATATTTTGAAGAGCGTACGGCTGCCATGGCAACTTCCTCGATGGTTTTGCCGCTTTTCATAGATGGCATATCGTCACCCTCTTCTGCTTGGCCTATTTTCCTAGTGGCCTTTCCCATACCTGATGCAACAACGCCGCCTGTTACAGACGGGCCAACAATGCTGCCTTGGGCAATTGATTTTTTTTGACCCTGAATACTTGAGTTATAAGACATGGATACTGCGCCCATTACTGATTCTAGAACCATGTCCAACATAAAATTCATTGGGGCCGGATTCGGCGGAAACAATTGACAATTGTCTGGTATGTCAAGCGGCTTATTAGCAAGATCCTGTAGCTCTTTAATACGATCTCTCACCCTTTGTTTCTCTGGGCCTAAAATATCTTTTATCTCTTGTGGAGTTCCCTCTTTGAAAATTTGAGCTGTTTCTGCAGCTAAACACGCATCGTTAACAGCTTCTGGCGGAAAAGCTTGTATCTGTTCACATATTTCAGTTTGCAGATATTTTGCAAATTCGCCAAAGAAATCATTAATTTTTTGCTTACTATAAAAATATGGCTCAAACTGCGGATATTGAGCAATGATTATATTTTTAATCATTTTAAGTGTCGCCGGTGAGGCCTCCCCTTGTAACAATTCACACAATTCTATAGGGCTTGTTGCAACAGCTATATCTTCCACCATATCTTGTACGGGCTCAATTCCGTGATCTTGAAATATTTGTGCCACTATTGGTTCACATTGGGGCCCGAGGGCCTCACACAAAGTTATATCTGGAAGTGCTTGATTTGCAAGATCGTTTTGTAGTTCCTTACACGCAAATAACAGGGCCTCCAATAGAGCCCTTATCGCTTCTGCAATTAGCTTGGTTATAATTTGCTTAAGCAATTGTTCCGCTCTCATAATTATATAGCCCATAATATCGCTCACTGAAAAGCTGGAGAATAAATCAAATTTTAAGCTAATGCTTCCGGAAAGCAAGAATTTGAGCATCCCCAAAAGAGCCATTATAGTGTCTTTTGCGACTTTAAATTTTTTAATCAAGTGTCGACATAGCTCATCTTTTTGTACATCGGTTAATCCATCAATGGCATTCAGCAGCTGCAGCTTTGCCTTTTTGCTAGAACCCATGGAAATACGAGGAACGCTCATTGCAGCTGCATTTTGTTTTATGACGGCATCGCCCGCTACGATTTCAAGTTCTGTGAGGGTGCCAACTGCGTCATCTAAAGCTTGTTCAATCGGCTCACCATCTTCAGTATAATTATAATCTTCACCAACTGGTCCGAAGGCGCCCTCTACATCAACGCCTATCTTATCCGCTTCTACCGCCCAGCTTTCAAGTTCGGAATTCCATTGTGAGGTCTTTACTGCCGCTAGTACTTCTTTTCTGAAGGAGTAATTGTTGATCAGATCAGTTTGTGAATCTGTTCGCATTTTGGCGCGTGATGCCTCAGCTTTGGCTCTGGCTGCTTTTGCATATGCAGTTTGCGTTTTTTTATGAATCTGTTCTAGCTCTGACACGCCGCCGGCGAGTGCATTTGCATTTGCCAATATACTGCCCATCAGGCCGCCGGCACCGGACGCTGCATCCAAGGAATTCATGAATATGGCGAGGCTTTGACCGCCATCTGTTTTTTCCAACTCGTCTAGCACCGCCTCACAAGCCAGCCTCAATATCTCATCCCAAGAGAGAGCAAGGCCTAGGCATCTCAATAATTCATTTACAATCCCTGCTAAATCATATTTGTGTAAAAATTGCTGAAAAACGTCATCTAGGCCACTCATTGTGTCTAAAATGTTTTCTATGTCTTTAATATACCCAAGCGTATCTTTTCGGCCGCGGGCCCTTTTTGCGAGGCCTCTTTTAAATTCTTTTTTTCTTATTACTACGTCTTCTTCGGCTTTTTGAGATTCTGTTTTTTCTGATTTAGAATCCATCTGCTTGATTAATTCATCCAGTTTACTGGTGTCTGTTTCTTTATGTGGTGCCTCTTTTGTTCGAAGGGAAATACGGACGCGGGGGACAGTTTTAATAAATAAAGCAACAAATGTTTGCCAAGATGTATCTTGAATTGCTGATTGGGTCGCAAAAAATCTTAAAATCATAAAATATGAATCTTTTATAAGCGCATTGGCTGTTCTGTCTTCGAATATATCACCCAAGCAGGATTCTCCTATCCTAAGTGCCACAACTTCACTTCCTGATATTTCACCCTTGGTTGTCATTCTCTCAAAAGACATATATTCGGTGGTTGCAGCATCTTTAATCATTTGCATGCGCACCTCGGAAGCTATAGGATCCAGATCATCACTTTCTTGGTTAATGGCTATATATTGCACTGTGTAGTTTTCGCGAAATCCAATTTCAATTAAATCATCTTTGTTTGCCCTCCACTCAAGACCATTTATTTTTAAATGATTCTTTAATTTGGCCTTGAATGCTTTCATATTTTTTACCTCGACATTCAAGTCAACAGGTGGTTTTAATACAACTTCCTTCTGTTCCTCTATTAATCCTTGGTAATAGCCCATTATCACTTGTAGCGCACCCACAATAACATCATATGTCTTAGTGTTAACAACACATGTATATTTTGCCCTAGGGAGTTCAGGCATTGGAGGTGCGGGTGGTGCAAATTTTTGCCAGCCCTCATGGGGTACCCTGATCAAAAGCCCTGCTAGCACAAGATTTTTATCATAATACCAATATTTTCTATTATTAAGATTTTTAATAATCTTCTTAAATTGTTCTTCGTTTTTTAAATAGGACTGATACATATTCAGATCTCTATCATAATAACTGTATAGAAGATATAAGCCCTTGGCTGCAAAATATGTTAATAGCTGATTACCATCAATTTCTTCCAGTTCATGTTCTTTTTCTAGAGCAAACCAGTCCATCAATCCATCTGGATCATTCGTACTAACATGTATACATATGTCGTTAGTTTTTGGATCTATGTATGGCTCGCACTCCGTTTTATTAACCCATGGCGGCAAAATTGTATTTTTTAAACCCGGTGGTTGAGGGGGCGGCTCTATGTCCTTTTCCTCTTCTTTTTTACATTTAATTCCAGCAACGTTGCCGGATTTCCCGACCATTTCAACCACGCAGCCCTTGTAATCACCTTGCCACTTTTCCTGAACTGCCTTCCATTCTTCTCCCGCATACCCCTCGAACCCGGGGCGCTCACTAGCCCAATCTATCACTGCGGCAGATGCCATTAGGTGCAACCATTCTTCATACTGGGCGCCGGTCATTTTTTCGCCCTTCATATAGCCGCTTTTGATTTTGCCTTTTATTTTGTCATACGGGGCATCCTTGGCGGCGATGTCATATTCTGCGTTATAGATCTGACTGGCTTCATCCAGATCGAATCCGATGTCAGGCCATGGAATGGGATCCGGAAGCAGGATGTGATTTAAATATTTTACCTTTAATGATTCTACGTAGGCAGCTGCCTCTTTCCACTTATCTTCTGAAAATGGGGGGCCGAAAACTTTTTGTTCCTCAAATTTTGTAGTATAATTTTTTGTTGTGTCTTTGGCAACAGTGATCAGGGTTTTAATTGGAGGCTTTTTGCCATCACCTGTAGGCTCTTTAAGAAACTCAACTTCGATTACATATTTCTGTAAATCGGAGACAAGTCCAGCTTTTAATTTGAGCAAATACTCCGCCGGCGTTGGCCTGTTTTTTACTGGGATTTCTAGCCATTCTTCTACTTTGTCATGGAAAAACAAAGAGCCCTTATTGTTGTATGTAGTCTTGTTTATACCGGCAAACGGTTCTGGCTTTTGCACGATGTCATCGTGGAGTTTGCGCAAGGCACTATTTCCAGCCATGCCGGGTGAAATTAGGTCGTGAAGGCCGGGGTTGTCTTTAACCGGCCATTTTTTACCTTTTCTATCTGTATAGACTAAAGCCATTATTGCTCCTAATTTGTATTATTGTGTTCACTGTTAAAATAACCATCTCCCCACGCCTCACAATAGTTGTTTTTCCAACCCAGCAAACCACCGGGTTTTGGCGATAATGAGGTGGGTTTGGGCATGCCCCTTAATACGAGAAGGTCTTTTTGTGTTTTTGTAAAATGATCTTTCATTGTCTGAACTCCAGAGATTACACATTCCATGCTTAAAGTTACCGGAATGGCAAAAAACGGAGAAAAGTGCCAATGCTTTGCTACGTTCAAATTATACTTCATTTGGTAAAGGAAGCCGTCATGGACGACGCCGGCGAGCTTATCAATCAAGTTGGCTAGCTCTATTAGTGCTTTAGATAAATCATCACCCTTTGGGATTGGCTGCAGGCCTTCAGTCTTATTACCGGCAATAAGATCAATGCCTCCCCCGGACAGAATTTCTGTGTCACCATTTTGTGAATTTTTTGCATCAACGGGGCCATAACCACCGTCTCCGCCGGCCGTAGTGATAATTTTTATTCCCTCTCTTCCTATGAGTCGAATTTGATCCGCTTTAATTCCAATCGCTGATCTTGGATAAGTGTTACCAACAAAGCCAGACGTTAACTTAAAGTTTTCATCTATTTTGGTTTTCTGGCTTATATATATTCGGGCTGCGTCCTTTTCGAAATCAGGATCTGCATAAACGCGCTCGCCCTCTTCATTCACCCTCTGGGCGCTAGCGCCTTGCATGCCGACCACTATGTCAATGGCCGCGGCTTGGGTGTCTCCATCACCGCCATAACCAGAGGCGCGGCTTCTGGGACGATCACGGCCAAGGACTATAAAAGTATTAGTCTGTTGACCGCCTTGACCAGTAATTACTTTCTCGTTTGGTGCGTCTATACGCTTGGGCATTGGTTCGGGCATTACATTGCCCGCAACACCGGGTTCATACTGCTCTTTGTGTAGCTCTTTCATCAGCCTGTCTCTTCCGAGATCTACGGCCTTTTTGTTGATCTGCACTCTAGTGTCTTTTAACAGATCATCGAAAAAGCCCTCGCCGGAGCCTATTGTGTTGGCTAGTTTGGCATCTTCAATATCCGATTTGATCCTAGCTGCAACCTTTTTTATCTCTGCTAATCCTGTTACTTGCTGCAGATAATTTTCTTCTATTTCGTCGACCATGTTTCCCCTAATGTATTATTACTATTTAGCATTTGGATGCAGTTTTGCTGCAGAAGCCCCGACATGACCTCTCACCAATGTCCACTCATTCCAATATGGCTTTGCCATCCTAGGACTAGCTAATCCTTTTTGAACTGCCTGTGCGGGAGGATACATCAGTGTATATGGAACTTTGCTATTCTCCACCTTTCTTTGGCCACAACAATTCATTGAGTTTGCCTTTCCTTTTTTATTCCAACATTTTCTGGATCCTTTCTTCGGGCACTTATAACCAAACATCGCTATAGCTCGATCTCTTTTGATGGAATTATATTTCCAGCCGCCGCGTGGGCTCTTGGGCCTGTTAGCATTCCCAGCCCTCACCCAGCCTTTCCACCTGCCGAAGTAATTTGCCATAAATGCTCGTGGGTGACAACCGCACCTAATTCTAACACATGGTTGTCGTTTTTTACTGCCGCAATTACCCATCGCGTAATTAAGATCTGGAAAACCAATCCAACAGCCATCGGGAACTAGGTTACCGGCAGCGTCTTTTACATGGAGTAGAAATGCTGCGCATTTGCAGTCGCGGGCCTTAATTCTTCTTCTTGTGTATTTCTTGCCATTTTTTCTATAGTGTTTGGGCCATTTGCCGCCATATTTGGCGCAGCGTTTACACTTCCCGCCCTTGCTGCCCCATTTGCCGCCTCCTACATAGAGCCCTTTTTTCATGTTGGCGGCGTGGCCTAGGTTCTGTGCGTAATTTAGTTTGTGCCTATATCGACAAAGCACGTTTCTGCAGCCTCCTCCGCCTTGCTGGTGGAACAGATACATGATCAGTGGAGTGAAGGCGTGACCTTTACCAATAAGGCGCTGAGCCAAGCGAATCTTTTTGCACATTGTATGGGCCGTACGAAAAGCCTGCACATAAGGATTTAAAGCATGTTTTATATCTCTGATAAATAGAACAGAGTGATGTGGGGAGGATGGTGCCCCTTTATATTTTCTATAGCCCACCCATGATCGATTATTAAATTGCCATAAACCACTATAACCACCAGCATTAATACAATTAACTGTTCCATGAGATTCTATATAGGCCATGGTTTTAACATGAGCAACAAACTCTTCATATGGATAGGGATAGTGTTTTTCGTAAAATTTGCACGCCTTGGCAATGGCATCTTCGGCGGCAGGGACATACGTTTTCCGTCTTGTTCCCGCGGGATATTTAAACCCACTACCTAGATTGCCATAATCAACAAATCCGGTGCTGCCGGGGTGGCACGGATCATCAACTGGTGCAATCGGTGGTGTGGCTGCTTTAATCTTTTCTTCTATCTCTTTAATCCTTTTTGTCCACTTTTTCTTTGCCGTTGATAAAAGCTTTGCTTTTGCCTTGGCGGCATCCGCTGTCATTGCACCTTCCGAGTCGGGTGGCCATGGTTTATCCGGTGGCGCCGCGGAAGGTATTCCGGAGGCCTGTGTAGATAAGAAAAGATTAGTTATGGTTTTATCATCTGGAGGGTGTCCTTTTTTAAGCGGCCAACCATACTTTTTTATCTCTTTGTCAACCATTCCAAGCTGTTCTTGCGCTTGTGCTAAAGTGTCTTCTAGTTTTTTCATAGCCTTATCGGCTTTTTCTTTTTCTTTTGCGGCTTTCTCGGCAGCGGCTTTGTCTGCCGCGGTCTTTTCCTCCTGCGATAACTTGGCGCCCTTGTTTTTGATCCACTCCAAATGTTTTGGTTGTTTCTCTACCGTTTCAAAAAATAAACGAATTTTTTCTGCTTTTTCGGCTTCCGCTTTCTTCTCTGGTTGTTTTTGGACCAACTCTAGAAGCGCAGCTTTGAGTTTTTCATATTTTGCCTTCTGTGCAGCTACATCTTTCACAGAGACTCCGGCACCGAAGATATTGGTCATAGCAGCCTTGTGTACCAAGGCTATTTCATGAACTATGTAATTTGGCCACGCGATTGAATCGTTGGTGGGTTTTTTCTTATCATTTTTTGTAAAATTCATCATTGACTCGGTTTTTAAAAGTTCCAATGCAGGGGTACCACCCAGCCCAGCGGGTTGCTGCTGGCCCAAAACACCTTTAGGCGGCGTATCAAATATCGAACCATATGTATCTGTAATTTTCTTATCAAGGAATTCTGTTGACCATATGGCTTCAATCAAGCCACTAACTTTGTTAAATTCTTCTATGTATGTTAGTAGGGCTGCATTAACTTGCAAATTTGCAGGGTTTTCCACTTTGGGTGGAGGCAACTTTTGTGGCTTGAGGGACTTTACTCCACCTGCTTGCTTTGGCAGTGTTGATGTGCCTTGTTTTATTTTTCCGAGCATAAGGCGCGCAATGTTGTCGACCAAAATTTTGGCTGCCCACAAAGGGGCATGGGTTCCATCATAGGCAGTCTTGCTGGCAGTTGGATATCCCTTCATCAATTCAAACGGCTCAACGTAATAAACATTTTGACTAGCCATAGACACTAGATTTTTTCTAATAGACTTATTTCTGGCGCGGCGGCTGCCATTTTTATACCACGGTGATTTTGGATTAATTAAGACGCTCATTTTGTCCCAGCCGGCGTCCGGGTTCTTCTTTAGATATCTTAAAATTCTTTTGGATCTGCTCGGATAAGATCTTGCATATCCGCCCTTCCATAAGCCAACTCTAACACACGGCGGACAGCCAGAAAAGATTATTGTGGCTGATGGGCATAATCTTTTTATTTTGGTGCATAAAAGAGCAGCGTGTTTGCCGGCCAAGGACGCTTTTGGGCCGTTGCCGCCAAGGGTTATCATAACAAGGCCAACATTTCTAGTCAAGTGTTTTTTGATCATTGTCCAGCCATGACCTGTTGCGAAGAATGTAACGTCCTTGCCTCCCCAACATGTTACACCGCGTTGAATTTGTTCTTGCAGCGATTGCTTCGCTGCTTCCGCTTTCCCAACCTTTTTCTTTAATTTTTTGTAAGTCTGCCTATATCTAGAGCCTTTTCTTACTACATTGGTATACCCCAAGTCTTTCGCGAACTTTTTAAAATAGGCACCTATGGCCCCTTTAGCTTGGCTGTCACCCATTATAATGGCCTTTGCGTGGGTGCCTCTTGGTTGCAGCGAAACGCCGACGTGAGTTGGGTTGGCATTAACGCCGGCCAGTGCGTTGCTGCTATTATTGTTTTTCTTAAGTGTTCCGTCGACACAATCACCATTATCAAAATTGTTGCCGGCTCCGCCCGGGCCGCCGGGTCCGCCTTGAGTATGCACGGCAGGCTCTGTACTGTTAACCATGCTCACGTATATTGGGCCGCTCCAGTTGTGCTTGTCTGTATAGTCAACCCATACCAAGTCCCCGGGCTTTGGTTCCTCTAGGGTGTCCGTTTGTGCAATAAAAGTATCGTGCATATCAATTATTGGTTGGTGGGGTCCGGGAGTATGGCTCCCGTCGTCCAGTGCCGATGGTTCAGCTATGTGCGAATGCAACTCTGGTATTCTTACTTTGATTTCAACAAAGACCGGATTATCTGATACTAGTGCAGCTACGGAACTGATCATCTTACCCAACCACGAAGTGCCTTGATTTGAGCCGCCGGCTGGTTTTTTGCCCGATTTACCCACGTCAACACGGAGCACAACACCAACATATGGGCCCGAGCCTTTCAGTGAATCTGACTTGTATTGGTCTTCTGCTGATGATTTAGTGGCAGAAAAGAATGAATCTAATTTTGGATCAAAAGAGCGATATACTTGTGGCGGTTCAAGATTATTCAAAGAACCATATGGCCAACTAGGGCCGGCAGTCGTGGCTGTTTGGTTTTGGGGGGCGCCCGTGGTGGCCGGTTTTTTTGATTTTCCCTCTGTTTTTGTTGCAGCATCCTTTGGGGTTGCCGGTGTTTTGGGTGGCTTCGAAGGTGGTGGTGGCTTTGTCGCTGCAGGTTTTGTTGCGGGGGGCTTCCCGGGCACTATTGGCTTTGCTCCCATGGTACTAATTAGCCTCTTGAATTAAATCAAATATTTGGTCCCTGTCTTCTTCTGATAGTGATTTTGAAGCCGGGCCTTCTTTCTTTTGTAAAATCGATGTCACTTTCACCAACTGCTCATTTGAGCGCTGCAGCGTTTCAACATATTTTGCTGCAATTATTCCGAGGCTTTTGTGTATTTCTTCAGAAGGTGATTTTTTAAGTTCAACAACCAAATCGGCCAATAGACTATTTGTGACCGCCCTGTCATTGCGAATGTTTGTGATTGCCTCGTTGATATAAGAATTAATACCTTCGTTATCTATTCGTTGTCCCACTTTGTTTTAAAGTCCCTATATTTGATCCGTAATTTATTAAGATTGCTAACAACCTGTTTGGTGTTCAATCCTGTTATCTCACGTATATATAGATAAATAGCTTTTTTGTTGAAAATTTCAATATCTTCAGAAGAATCAAATAAAATTTTTATAGCCTCTAATACCTTTCTTTCATTTGCTTTAAGTTTCTCCGTTTCCCAAGAATTAATTTCTTCCCACAATATTTTCCAAAATTCAAATCTTTCTCTATCATCATAATACGTATTCTTTGTAACCATATATTCTTCGTGGGCTTCTTGGTGTAACGATTCGAATTGAATTTCCCTTTTAGTGCGAATTGCATTCTTTTTAACTTTGTGAATAAACCAATTTTTAGTTATAACACTAAAATAAGAAAATGCCTTTGGGCCCTTATTCGGATCGAATTTGTCCAAAATGGTTGTAAGCCATATTTTGCACTCTTCTTTTAAAATATCAATATTTGGTAAATTTGTAAACTTATACGTATATACAATTTTTTCAACCATTTCATGAAAAACAGGTTCGATAAGTCGTTTATATAAATCTGTTTTTATCTTAAGATCATCCGTTGATGCATACAAAACTATTGCATCTTGATGTTCTTTGGTAAAATAATAGTTCTTTTTTCTTTTAGCCATTTTGTTACTCTTCTACTTCGTTATCTTTTTCTTGAATAAAATCATATAATTCTGCATATGCTTCTACTTCTTCAACAATTTCTTTTGAATGCTGCAGCAAAGACTGCAGTCTTTCATCTCCATAAAAAGTCTCTTGATTATAAAGTGCTTCTAGGTGAGCTGAAAAATTATTAAGTTTGTCGACAAGATCTCCGATATTTTCATCATCGGTTAATATTTTCTTCAATAACTGAACAATATACCAAATTAGAAGACCATTAGCTATAACTGATAGTATCAACAGGGTTAAGGTCATTTTTTAATGCTCCTCTTTTTAATATTCTTCTTTTCTTTTTTCAAATCTTCTTTGGCATCTTTAATAAAATTTTCCACAACACCACCAACAGGCAGATCTCGGGGGGCCTCTTTATTAACAGTAAAGAATGTCGATGGAATTCTTTCTAGAGTGTCTTGTTCGTTGCAATGATTACAATCTCTTATCTGCTCCGACATGGAGTGGGTTAGTTCAAACTGTTCTTCACAACTCTTACAATAATATGTATAGCACGGCACCGTTATTCAACTTCTGTGCTTGGTTCTTCATACTCATCATTGGTAAATTTCAATACCGGTGGGTTCATCACCATCAGGCCAGAATCCGATACCTTAAATTTAAACCCCTTCAAAACAGGAACGATATCGCTCTGTTCCATCAGGCTTTTTTGCAACGCCATCATAACCGCCCCAACAGACTGATCTGATAGTTTTAAATCTTCTTTTTTAGGCATGTGTTTCTCCTTCATTTTCTTTAAGGAAGCATCTGCTTATTCCCTCTTCTAGTGTTATCTTTGCAGACCAGCCCAATTCATTTAGTGGGGCTGTGTCTGCTTTAGAGTAAAAAATATCGCCGCTTCGTTCGTTTTTATGCATAAATTCTATATTTGGTTTTTTTCTTTGTATAATATTTTTTATAGAGTTTAATGATACACTTTCTCCCGTTCCAATATCATAACTCTGGCCGCGTAAGGGCCCATAGTGTTCCATCATAAACATATTTGCAGACACTACATCATCGACATGAATAAAGTCCCTGCTCTGATCGCCGTAGCCATTAATAAAAGGAATTTTATCCTTTTTTATATAATCCATCCAGTTGGATATAACTGTTGCATATGCATCGTTAGGCTTTTGATCTTCAGAGTATACATTAAAATATCTTAAACATACCGTATCCAAATTATACAATTTTGAATAAAGCTTGCATTCCATTTCAGAAATCAATTTCTGTAGACCATATGGGCTTTCTGGTTCGCAGTCAGAGGAATTTCCATATACCGCTGCAGAGCTTGAATAAACAAATCTCTTGGCGCCAACCTTTCTTGCAAAATTTAAAAGATAACTAGTGCAAAGTACATTGTTCTCCAAGGACTCAACCGGCTTTTCTACGCTATATTGCACAGAAGGTAAGCATGCCAAATGAAAAACATAATCGGGCTTAAAGTTATAATAGTGAGGATGGAACCTCCCATCGGTATATTCTTTAAAGTCGCGAAGAATATTATGATTATGATCGCTCAAATCAATCCCTTGCACTTCGTGGCCGGCCTCTCTCAATTTTCGAGACAGTTTTGCTCCTATATAGCCCTTATGTCCGGTTACCAAACAACGACTCATCTTTTTATCGCCTCTAAATCTGTTTCATACATCATTCTGGCCAACATGTTTAAATCGGTTTTGGGCTCCCACCCTAAATGTTTTTTCGCCTTCGATGAATCTCCAATCAAATATGGCACTTCATGAGGGCGAAAGAATTTAGGATCAATTTCTACATATTTTTCTGCTGGGCCTAGGTCCGCATAATCAAACACCAAGTCTAAAAATTCTTTCACAGAGTGGGTCTTTCCGGTTGCAATTACATAATCATCTGGCCGGTCTTGCTGCAGCATGAGCCACATGGCTTCCACATAATCGCCGGCAAAGCCCCAGTCTCTTTTTGCTTCCAAATTACCCAAAAACAATTTGTCTTGGCGCCCTAGTTTTATATTTGCTGCGGCCATTGTTATTTTTCTTGTGACAAATGTTTCGCCGCGGCGGGGTGATTCATGATTAAATAAAATACCACTCGATGCATGAACTCCATACCCTTCCCTATAATTTCTTACAAGATTGTGTGCAAATACTTTTGCGCAAGCATACGGCGAAGCAGGCATAAGTTTTGAATGTTCATCAAACGGAGGCTCGGGATTATCCCCAAACATCTCTGATGAAGACGCTTGATAAAATTTTGCATCAGGAACTATATCTTTAGCTGCATTAATCAATTTTAATGTTCCCATCACTATTCCATCTACTGTGTATTCAGGTATATCAAACGATACTCTAACATGCGATTGGCATGCTAAATTATAAATTTCATCTGGTTTATATTTTAATAACATAGACCACATACACCCGGCATCACTTAAATCAAAGTAGTGCATTTTAAAGTTTGAATTTTTATAAATATGATTGACTCTATCCGTTGTTAATAGGGAAGTTCTTCTTTTTAGTCCAACAACCCTGTAGCCCTTGTTCAAAAGAAATTCTGCAAGGTATGAGCCGTCTTGGCCGGTTATGCCAGTAATTAAAGCTGTTTTCAATTTATTCCTCTAACCTCCGGATAATTAATTATAAACCATTCACATGTATTTTTTAACGCTTCAGTGAATTCAGTATAATTTTCTTTTTCCCAGCCTAGTTCTAAAAGCTTTTTATTATCAGACGGCTTTCTATATTGGCCAGCTGGCATGTCATCTTGCCAAATGATCTCGCCGTGAAATTCAAAGATATCACAAATTATATTAGCCACCTCTTTAATCGAATACTCTTTTGTGTTTCCTATGTTTATTGGATGTTTACCATCATACTTGTCTAACAAAAATAACAAAATTCTTGCCACATCATGTGAATAAGTAAACTCTCGCAATGGCGAACCATCTCCCCACAATTTAACACTGGTATTATTATTTTTTGCTTCATATACTTTTCTTATTATAGCTGGTAGTACATGACTGTCGTTTAAATGAAAATTATCATTTATTCCAAAAAGATTATTTGGAATGGCTGTTATAAAATTGCAACCATGCTGTTTTCTATAGGCACGAGATTGAACATCTAACATTCTTTTTGCATATGCATACCCAAAGTTTGAATAATGGGGTTCGCCGTTATGAAACTGTTCTTCTGTGAGCGGATAAGTTACCTCGTTTGGGTAAACGCATGTACTTAATAAGGAAATGACCTTTTTGGTGCCATAACGATGAGCAGCATCCAAAACGTTAGTATTGATTAGTATGTTGTCTATAAAGAAGTCTCCAACATAATCACTATTTGCTTTCACTCCTCCAACCTTTGCAGCTAAATGTATTACTTGTTTTGGTTCGTAATATGAAAACATTCTAGAAACCTCTTTCTTATCTTTAAGATCGAAGTTCTTGGTCCCAACAAAAACAGCATCGGGCACTAGTTCCCGAAGGGCTACGCCGACCATTCCAGTACCACCTGTCACTAAAATATCAACCATTTTCCCCTCCATAAATAACGTTAAAAATTCGTTTGGCAGCGTTGCCGTCCCATTTTTCCGGTATGTTGCCCCTTTTGTATTCCCCGCTATCTATTTGTTTAATCAGTCGTGTTATGTCGTTAACGCCATCAACAAGGGTATTGGTGCCAATTGTTACTGTGCTTGGCCTTTCTGTGTTTTTTCTATAAGTTAGGCAAGGCTTCCGAAGAAAGGTAGTTTCCTCTTGTAATCCACCAGAATCAGTTATTACAATATAACTTTTCTTCACCATATGTAAAAATTCCAAATAGCCAACTGGCTCTATAATATCCAAGTTTTTAACCGATTTAAATTCATCCCATAGATTAAATTTTTTAATATTATTAATTGTTCTATAGTGCGCAGGAAAAATTATTGGATATTCAATGCTCTTAAAGATTTCCAACACTTTCTTAAGTGCGATTTCAGTATCAACATTCGATGGCCGATGACAAGTAAAGAGAACATATTTTTTATCTGAATAATTCATTTCTATATGTTTGCTCTTTGTTTTTTCAACATTTCTAACAAGAGAGTCTATCATTGTGTTTCCGACAAAGTGTATCTTTTGTGTCGGTATGTTGGAAATAAACAAATTTGCCAACCCATTGCTTTCTGTGACGAAAAGCATGTCACTAATGCTGTCGACGAGGATCCGATTAATTTCTTCCGGCATTGTCATGTCGCCGCTGCGCAAGCCAGATTCAACGTGGGCAACTTTAATATTAAGCTTTGAGGCGGCTATGGCAGCCGCCAAAGTAGAATTTACGTCGCCATAAACAAAAACCATATCTGGTTCTTCAGAAATAAAAATTTTTTCAATTGTTTCTAAAACGCGTGCTGTTTGGGCGCCATGGGTGCCAGAGCCAACGCCCAAATTATAGTCTGGCTCTGGCATGTTCAAAGAATTAAAAAAAGTATCTGACATCTGGGGACTATAATGTTGCCCTGTATGTATCACAACTTGTTTGTCTCTTTTTGCAAGACAGTTGATCACGGGAGCGGCCTTTACAAAGTTTGGGCGGGCGCCAACAACATGAATTATTTTCATATGTTATAATATTCTCTCATCCAATCAATGGTGTTGTGAACGCCCTCTTTCAAACTTACAGACGGACTGTGTTTAAGATCTCGCTCTGCTCTAGAGGCATCGACAAATTTGTGTTTGGTGGTTAAAATTTCATGTTTGTCTGCATAATTCACCAAAGAGGGGTCGGCACCAGTTTTATTCAAAATAATCTCTGCCAAAGTTTCAATTGAATGATTCTCTTTGCTAGCTATATTATATTTTTCACCAGCTTTAAAATTATCAATAATGTTGCTAATTGTGTTAACTGCATCATAAATATACGTACTTGTTCTAGTGTGACCTTTAAAAACCGTAATTGGCCTATTGTGTAATAAATTATAACAAAACAAACAATTAACGCTTCTGAAGGGGTGGTACCATTCTCCGGGGCCATAGGTATTGAATATTCTCACAATAACAGTATCTGTATTGTATTGGATTCTAGAATTGTGTATCTGCATCTCATTGACTCTTTTGGACATCGCATAATCATTCATTTGTATAATGGGTTCCCGATCTAGAAGATCCTCATACATGATTCCCTCCCAGTCTCCATATACTTCTGATGAAGAACAGTGCACCAATTTAAACCCTAGGCGCTCTTGTAATCTAATAATATTTTTTAATCCAATGGCATTAGATTTCCACACCTTTTCATAAAAAAATTCTCCATTCCAGCGGCCGAACTCTGCTGCACAATTAAAAACAACATCTGGCTTTACATATTCTATTACATCCTGTATCTGCCTATACTCTGATATGTCGCAGCGAAAATAATTATCATTTTCAACTTTTCCCATGCCGTGAGCATATATTTTATTCGTATGTAACAGATCGACACCAAAAACGGAATGGCCTTTTTTTATTAATACTTCTTCTAGCTTTTCCCCAACAACTCCAGCGACACCGGTTACTAAAACTCTCAATTTTATTCCCCTCTGACTTCCTTGTTTTTGTCCCATGCTGCCGAAAGCACTTTGGTGTCAACACCAAGGCGCTGCGCAAAATGAATCATTGCATTTAAATCTTTTGGAAAGCACTTGCCTCCATAGCCCATTCGCCCATCTGGTCCCGGGACACTTATGTGGGAGTCACCAACCCTGCTGTCTGATATTAGGCCCTCTACGGCCGAGTCCCATGTTGCCCCGAAATTATCACTAATTTGCCTCATTTCATTCATAAAGCTCAATTTTACAGAGAAAAAACAATTCAACAAATATTTAATAAACTCTGCAGTAACCGTATCTGTAACTGTATATTTCATTGATGAGAATCTTTTTTCATAAAGGCTTTTTAATTTTGCAGCGGATTCTTTCTCGTCACTTCCTATGACGATCTGGGCTGCGTTTATAAAGTCCCACTTTGCTCTACGTTCAGTTAAAAACTCTGGATTCGACACAATGTTTAGGCCATGTTTTTTTGACAGTCTTCTGCAGGTTCCCGGGACAACTGTTGACTTGATAACAATTGTTTGTTTAAATGGATCAACTTTCGAACCAATCTCTTCTAAAACATTCTCTATGATTGAAAGATCGATGGACATATCTGCTCTTGGCGGCGTGGGAACGCAAACAAAAATAAAATCTGATTGTGTTACCACCTCCTCCAAAGAGTGTGTCCGTTTGTTGGAGTCTGTGTCATATATTTTTACGTCGAAATCATATGAGTTGCTCGAACTAAATCCAAAAGATACAGCCGAACCCACAAAACCTCCACCAATTACTCCAACTCTATAATTATTATTCATTTTTTCCTATCCCTTTTTGTATGCCCAAAATTTTATTAGCCCATCTTTTAGCCAATAAATTATATCCCTCGTGTGTATAATGCACATTGTCGATATAATATTTTTCAGTCCCAGACATATCACATGTTTCGAAATGCATCTTATTAGATAATTTTAGTATAATATCATTATATTTTTCAATAAAATCAACATTTTTAATATATAAAGGCGTAAAACCTAGTTTTGGCAAGGTGGCCACTATAACTTCCATGCCGTGAACCCTAAGAATCGATATCATTTGTCGCATGTTATCTTCATAAACTTCTGTGGGTATTGGTATTTTGGTGTCGTTTGTTCCTATCATCAGCAAGGCTAAATTCGCATTGCTATGGGAGTTGGCAGCTGACCATGTACGCCTCAATAAGTCCGAACTAGTTTCTCCACTAATTCCATGATTGTGACAAAAATAAAACTCACCAGTAGCGTTTGTGAGTATCTTTCCTAGTTCAGCGGGATAAGATCTTCCATATGGATCTCTTGCCCCATATGTAATGGAGTCCCCTAAACATAAAATTTCATTCCATATCATTTTTTATCCTATATTTAAAACTGCGTTATATCGATGACAATCGTTTTCCTCATAAAAACAAGGAATTATACTAAAATTACGTTGCCGAAGTGCTTCTTTTGAATATACAAAATGCTCTTTTCTCGTTGCTTGTGATTTTAGATCGCCTAAAAATATTGTGTCTTTTGCCAATCTCAACATCTCATCGATTACTTCATCTGCATATTTTTTATCTGGTAAATATTGTATCACCCCAAAACAAAAAACTTTATCAAAAGTCTTATCTTTAAAAGGAAGTCGATTCGCTTCAGATACCACAACACTGTGTTCTGGGTGTAAGTTCTTGTGTTTCTTTATAAGCGGCGCAGAATAATCTACTCCATGGTAATCATATTCAGAAAACTCTCTAGATAAAAATCCGGCGCCGCAACCCACTTCTAATATCTTATCTCCTTTGTTGATGCTCATTGTCTTAATAATGTCATCAACGATGTTTGCACTATTAAATTCTATTTCCAAATGTTCATAGCCATCCAGAAAAAGCAAATCATTATTGGCACTATTTCCTTTTTCATCCCAAATATTTTTCCAAAATGATTTATTGCTCATCTAAATATTCCCAGTCATAACTGTTTCTGTATGAAGACCATGGAATATTGGTATCACTAAAGGTATCTCTTAATTCTTCAACCGACATTGACAGGCCCTGTGTATAGCCGCCAACATCAAAGCCCCACTTATTAAAAAATCCTGCATGTGCTTCAGTTTCCCATTTGTTTCCCGTGGGCCTCATAGATCTTCTCATCGGGTGTGAATGAAAAACATTTGGTACCCAAACATTCACTAAATTATTTTTCAACGCCATCAAGGACCAGTCCTCATCTATTAGCATTGTATAGTTTGTCCAGTCTTCGCACTGGCCGACCTTCTTCATCGACTTTGTACTAATCAGCATTATTGCAGACATGGGCCCGTGAATCTTCACTGGGCGCGAGGGATAATCCAATAAGTGTAAGTTTTGTTTGACCATTTCGGGCGGTGCGTTCTTGAGATGGGCCATGTTGTGCAGCTGGAACATAGCGCCCCAATTATCAAAATCCAAATGATATCCAGCCCTAAACGTGTCAGTTACTAATCTTCCCTCTTCTTTATAATAATATTCACTAGTCGAAGTAATCCAGCCAATCTCGTCTTCGTGTCCCTTGATTTCATTAATTATTTTGTTAAAGTAATCATCTGTGATAAATTCCGTGTCATCATGAGTTATTAAGATCCATTCAGTCATATCTTGATATTTATCAAAAAATTCATTGTAATCTGTTGCCCATGATTTTTCTGAAACTTTAAAGTCCAATAGCTTTTCTTTTCTTAAGAATTCTTTATTATTTGGATCATTAAATATGTTAAGCGCTGCTTGTTCCATGCCGGAATCGACCGTTAAATATATTCCATAATTACAGTTAATATTCTTTTTGGCAAACGATATTAAGCTATCTTTAAGATTATCTTCTCTAACATTGGGCCCAGAACATTTCATAAAAACAATTAAATCTAATTCAGGCATTTTTCACCTCGCATGCACTTTTGCCAAAATATGTTTCAGCATTAATAGACTTGTCATCGATGTATAAATCATAATGGGGTTTACCCAATTTTAATTCATGATGTTTTGCGCCCCATTTTTTTAACTGTATTGAGGTTAAATCATACCAATCGATTTTTGTTTGGCTGCCGCGGGCAGTCCAATAAACAATTACATTTCCTTCATCGTAGAGTTTGTTTATTTTTTCAATATTTTCTCTTATTGGTTGGGCCTTTTCATACTCTCCATTTGTTAAGCCGGCTATGGTGCCATCAATATCAACATAGATAATCATTTAATCTCCCTTAATTATTCTATAGCTATCTGAATCAAAATGCTCGGTGGAAAACTCAAATAATTCTGATTTTTCTAAAGCGACCATTTGATGTCTCAATCCTGTATAGACATGAAAGTTTTCGCCGGGCTTTAATACTTTTTGATTAGCTTTTGTTATATCATCTTCATCCGAATAATAAATCATCATTTTTCCAGACTGTAAATAAAATACTTCATCCTTAATTTTGTGATAATGCCATGAGCATCTTTTGCCGCTTTCAAAAAAAAGTAACTTACCACAATATTCTGGTTTGTTAACGATCCAAAGCTCGTGGCCCCACCCCTTGGAAACAAATTTAATATCATGCATTTTTTATTCTCGCTACAAGTGTATCACACTTTCCAACATCGGCCAACTGATTTTTGTATTCTACATTTAACGCGTCAGAGTCTAGATAATTGAAAACATGATGGCCGCCCGGTTTTCCCTCTTTGAGCCACAGTAAATGATTTGATAAAGGATATCTTTGGACTTGTTTTATGTAATCTGTAGAAAACCCAGCCTTTAAAAATACTTTCTGGAGCGTGTCTGCTGAATAATAAAACAAATGACACTTCCAATAATAAAAAGCTTTGTAATCCTCACAATCATATAATGTCAAAAGAGCATCATCAACATTGGGAACTTCTACTATTATTTTTCCGCTCTCTGATAAGTGCTCGCCCAAATTCTCTAGAAGAGACGCTGGGTTTTCTACATGCTCCAACACATGAAAAAGAAAAATTACATCAAACTTTTGTTTCTTATCTATTTCTTTTAAAGAAGAGAACAGCGACAATCCCTCTATCGCGCTCAACCGCTGATTTAGTCCTTTGTCTATTTCTATAGCTGATATTGATTTTGCATATTTTTTTGCGTATTTAAGAAAGTCTCCTGTGCCGCAGCCGAAATCTAAAATATTTTTGTTTATAATATCTTTCTTAAAATCCTTTATTCTTCTTCTGTTATCTGCGATATTTATTTTAGACCATGCGCTATAATCTCTCTTAAAAGAATTTTCTAACATCTTAGAATCTTCATAAAATCCTTTTTTTATATGTTCAAAGCTATCTAATGTCACTAATCCGCATGCGCTGCATTTTATAACAGACAAATTGTGATCATCTCTAACTCTACCGTCAACTTTTAAAAAATTAGTAGCTTTACATAAATAACAAATCATTTTTTTGTTCCTGTCACCAAAAGCATCTTTTCAATAGAAAATCGTATCAACTTTCTATCTTTCGTGTTTCGATGTTCTCGATCTTTCCACTTAAGAAAATTTGGCAAAAAAGATATCAACCAAGGGATCACCCTTAACCAACGATGTCTCCAAACAAACGGAAGCTGATAAAAATGTTCACAATCAACTTTATCAAACCCATGAATTATAAAGGCATCTCTAAGGCTCTTTCTAGAAAATGCTCTTACGTGGGTATAGTCGTCCCAAAAAACATCCATGCAACTAACCCAATCCGGAGTCATAATAACCACAACACCGCCGGGCTTAAGAACTCTGTAAACCTCGCTTATGAAATTGTCTGTATTAAAAACATGTTCAATGACTGATTTGCTAAAAATGAAATCGAATGTATTATCATCAAAAGGAATTCTTTCTTTTTCTAGATCACACGGCTTAAATACAATGTTATCAACATGTTCATCTCTTAAATCTATTCCATGAAGATCAAACTGGGCCATTTGACGAAAACAATTAAGCCACGTTCCCGAGCTACACCCTACATCTAAAAGCTTTTGATTTGGTGTGCCATTTGAAACAAAATAATTCGTTACAATATGTTTGGCCAGCTTTTTTGGGTATGGGTTTCCCTCGTCGGGGGGATAAATTATTTTAGCGTAATTTGTCATTATAATCCTTTTATTGTCCAACCGCCATCAACATATAAATCTTGGCCGGTTATAAAACTAGATGCGTTAGATGCTAGAAATACCGCGGCTCCAACTAGATCATCTGGTGTGCCCCAGCGGCCGAGCACTGTTTTGTTTTTTCTTTGTTTGTTTTTGTTCGGATCGTTCCAGCTTTCTTTGGTCATGTCAGTTTTTATATATCCGGGTCCGATATTATTGGCTCTAATCCCATACATGCCCAAATCATTTGCTACAGATTTGGTTAATTGTTTAAGGGCACCTTTAAAAGCAACATAGGCCGGATTATCTGGAAAAGCCAACTCGGCGTTTAAACTAGTAATATTTATTATTGTGCCACTTTTTTGTTCTTTCATGCTTCTAGCAACCAACTTAATTAATTCATACGGACCCTTTAGATTAACCTCGTAGGTTTTATTCCAATATTCATCTGGATATTCCAAGAGATCGTGTCCAAAGCTCACTCCAGCATTGTTGACTAGTATATCAATCTTCTCGTATTTTTTTAAAACAAAGTTAACTAACTTTTCTAGCGACTGTTTATCGGCAACATCACATGTAAAATAATCTTCAACTTCTCCTTTTAAGCTTTCCGCTATAACATCCACAAAAACAACATTTGCGCCCGCATTATATAAACCCTCTGCAATTGCCCTGCCGTTACCTCGTGCGGCGCCAGTAACAATTGCCGTTTTGCCCTTCAGGGAAAAAAGGCTCTCTACATAGTTCACCTAATCAAAATCCTATTTAATCTAATCTCTTCCGAAATCATTTCTGAATTGAACTTTATTATAAACTCGACATATTCTGCCACTTCTTCTGGTCGAATAAAGGTTTTAAAATCCTGTCTTGTGTCTGTAGCTCCCATGGCTGTTTGTGTGCTTCCCGGAGAAACAGAATATACACGAGTGCCGTGTTCTTTAAGTTCATGAAACAAAGATCTGCCTAGACCCAAAAGAGCATGTTTCGAAATACAATATAAACCTGTGTCACCGGATCCGCCATAAGCTGAAGAAGAGCCAATATTAATAATACGACCCCAGCCACTTTTTATGAAGTCGGGTGCAAACTCGCGCGATAAAATAAATGGTGCCTTAACGTTAACAGCCATACATTTTTCATAATCATCAAGATCGGTTTCTAATAATGGCTTAATTGGAAATAAGCCTGCCGAATTAACAAGAATATCTAACTTGTACGTATGTCGAATTCGTTTTATTAATTCGCGAAGATCGTCTTCTTTTGTTAAATCAGCGGCCATTGAGGCGGCGGTGTGAAAATGCCATTTCTTTTTTAGCGAAAGTTCTTTTCTTAAATCATCTATTTTTTTTTCGTTACGGCCGGTTAAAAATACATTGCACCCAGATTCAAAAAGCTGCTTGGCTATTGCAGCGCCGATCCCTCCGGAGGCGCCTGTAATTAAGGCACTTTTCCCCTTTAAGATATCACTTTTTATTACTAACACAACTCCTCCACAAGCTCAAGTATATTCCCCTCCGGATCTCTGCAAAATGCAATTTTCACATTACCATCTGGGGATTTTTGTACTTTGTGGAAGAATTTAATATTCTCTCTTTTTAACCTTTCATAAAGGTTGTCTAAATTTTTAACTGTTAGTGCATAATGAGACACGCCTATTTGAATAATTTGTCTATATTGATTCTGAAGCGGGGTATCATTTCCTTTTGGAGAGTGATATTTCAGCAGTTCCACCATGCCCCCTTCTGGAAGCTTCATTTTGGTGGTTGTCACTTGAACGTTCTTAATACCAGAAAAATTATCAATCACTTCGCCACTTTCTTCCATGGTCTTTGTAATTTCGCAGCCCAGCACATTGCAATAAAAGTTTTGCATTTTTTCCATGTCGCAAACTGTTATACCAAGATGACGAAGCCTCACAGCGTATCAACCTTGCGAAGCTTGCCAGCGATTTGTTTTTCCTTATCCGTCACGACCTTTTCGCCATTACCAAGCGCAACCTCCACAGAGCGGACATATTTCACCAAACGACGCAAGCCGCCCAATTCTAGAGAGGCCGACTGATCTGATCCATACATAGAACGATCTAGTGTGATATGTCTTTCTAGCGAAGTTGCTCCGAGAGCAACCGCGGCGCAACTAACTACTATTCCTGTTTCATGGCCACTATAGCCTACATCACAATTAAAAACGCTCTTAAGAGTATTAATTGTTAAAAGGTTTGCATCTTCTGGACTCATAGGATACGAACTATTGCAGTGCATGATTTCGTAGGGGCAACTTGCATCTTTAAAAATATTAATTGCTTTCTCTATTTGCTGCAACGTGCTCATGCCAGTCGAAATAAATGTATGTCGTCCTTCTTGAGCAATTGCTTCCAATAATTTACGATCCGTGAGCATCGCAGATGCAACTTTGTTATATTTTAAATCGAACTGTCGTAAAAAAAATTGACTTTCAATATCCCAAGCCGATGCGGTCCACTCAATCTTTTTTTCTCGACAATAGTTATCTATTTCTGTATAGTCGCTAGCTGAAAATTCTAGCCCTTCTTTTTGTTGTCTATTGGTCGTCCCCCATGGGCTTTCTCTGGGTCTATCTAAATCTTCTTTCGCATATACTAGGTCTAAAGTTCTTTTTTGAAACTTTACCATATCGCAGCCCGCTTCGACTGCGCCATCAATAAGTTTTTTGGCGATATCTAGATCGCCGTTATGGTTAATGCCAATTTCGGCAATTATAAATGTTTTTTTCATTTTATTTTTTTTCAGTGGTTTTGTAAGTATTGCAGCAAACGATGCCCTTCGGTATTTAATTGATATTTTAAATATCCAACATCATCTGGAGAGTCAATGTCCACCACGGAATCTCCTTTCATTGCATATATTTTATCACCAAAAGTGCTTCCTTTTAATACAATTTCTTTTTTTACGATATCTATATGCCCATTTGCCCTATAGGTCTCTGGAAAGTTTTGGCGAGGAAGATTACTATAATCTTTTTTACCCTTATAATCTTCAAAAAAACCTGAACAAAGTCCGTTTTTTTCTATTTTAAAGACCTTGTATGGGGTTTCATTAATTTTATTCAAGCTTCTTAGTGCCGTTATATTTTTTCTATTTTTATAATATGTTTCTATTGCGTCGTCAATATATTCTGGTTCTCTGAGGGGGGTTGTTGGTCGCATTAAGGCCACCTCGTCAGTCTCTATGTTGTCAAAAAAATGTTTTAAAAAGCCCAAATCTCTAGAATTGTCTTTCGAATATTTGGCCGGCCTAACAAACGGCACTTCGGCTCCAAACTTAAGTGATATCGATGCTATTTCTACATCTTCGGTCGACACAATGATTCTATTAATTTTCTCACTCATCTGGCAGGCTGCTATTGTATAAGCGATAAGCGGGTATCCTTTGATGTCCATTATATTTTTTCTAGGTATGCTTTTACTGCCTCCGCGCGCCGGAATAATAGCTATCATAATTCTAATGTATTTCTATGTTCACAACCCAACAACTCACTTATATATGAGTCCAGACGTAGTTGGTGTCCGTGGTTTTTTAAAATATAATCTTTAAAATATATTTTTTGAGGCGCCTGTTTGTGCCCGGGCTCACCGATATCTTCATTCTCTAAACCTTTGTTTGTGTGGCCCGGGCGGTGGGACGTGCTTGAGTGATTTCCTTGAGCATAAAAAGAAAAGCCAGTCACCAACAACTCCTCCACATCATGCTTTAATAGCATGGTTATGGCAGTCTGGCCTGCGTTTGGTTCCGTACCTACTTGGCCAAATATTTCTCTATAATTATGAAGTCCGATCCAGTGGAAAGGTATATTAAATATATTAATTTTATTAAAATTCGCAACAACCGGACTAACAATGTGGGCTGGCCAGCCTTGCCAATTATCTGGCCCTGTAGCTTTCACACATGGACAAATAACATACTTTAAATATTTAGAGATAATTGACTTTTCTAATAATCTTTGCGCAAAAACATCAATAAACCTTGTTCCGCAATTATGAAATACTATATCTGTTTTGTTGCCATAGTCTTCTTCATAGCCTGTTGGGTGCACTTCATTGACCCTACAAACTAAATCATATGAATCAATCTCTTTACCAGCGCCCGTGCCAATCAAGTGCGGAGAGGGGCCCACTATTGCAACCCTTTTTCCTTTTAACAGGTTTAATAATTTTTCATCTTTTTGATATTGCATCATTAATTTTTTTAACACCTTCAGTTAAAGGTGTTTTCGGCTCCCAGTGTTTTAAAATATAGGTGCTAGGTTCATATTTGAGATTCAACTGAACCGTGTCTTTTAAGTTTCCTTTTGTATATTGGCAATTGTATAATTCTGATATTACTTTAGCAACATTTTCGATTGTTTCCCACTTAAAGCTTGAAATATGTATTTCTTCCTTCCTAGAGATACTATCATAATTTTTACTCAATTTATATAACGCTTCACAGCAATCTTCTACATATAAAAACTGTCGTGATTCTTGCCCAGAAGTAAGCATATTTATTGTACCATCGTATTTTGCCATATTAATGAAATCTGTTATTACATGTGCCCTGTCTTCTTCTACATTCATTTCGGGACCATAAACATTCCATAATTTAACATATAGTCCATTTAATGCTGCAGTATATTTTTCTCCAATTAATTTTGCATTTCCATAGCTAGAGTGGGTCATGTCCGACATCTGTGTTGAAGTAAAAATAAATGGTTTATTATACTCTTTAATAAATTTAAATGTATTTGCTAATAATTTAACATTGTTGTTGACAAAATCAAACGTATTTTCTTTTTCCTTAAGATATTTACTTCCTCCAACATCAAAAGCTAAAAAAAACACAAAGTCTGATTGTTTTAACTTTTCTAGGAAATGCTTTTGTATTGTTTTGCAACTTTCAAGTTTTCTTAAGTCTTCTGCTGGTGTTCTTTTTAAATCATATTCTTCTACTTCGTGGCCCTCTTTTGTTAGAAATTCAACCAGAGGTGCGCCAATTTGGCCCTCGGAGCCTAAAACTAAATATTTCATTAACAGCCTTCTCCTTCTGGCCATGTCGACGGATCTTCATTAATGTGCATGTCTTCTCTAATGCCGCCATGGCGAATTCTAGTAAATCTTATGGGGACTTTTTTAACTTTAACGCCTTGTGACTTGAGGTGTACATAAAGAGTTGATTCTGCATGTATTGTGAAGCCCTGAAGAGAATATCTCCTAATATAGTCCAATTCGCTCAAATATATATTCATATTGTTTCTATTACCTACAGCGAATCTATCATTATAGCCGTTTCCCTGCACAATACTCCAGCAATGAAAGTCTGGTATATATAAATAATTTAAATCATAACTGTCAAAATCTTCCGGTAAAGATCGAAAGTATTCTACATCTAGGCGAGATCTTATTATTCTGTCATATTGAAAGTTGTTTTCTTTTTCATGTTGTGTCCTCATTTCGTTGCATTTTTTCATGCCGCGCAGCATTTGCATATAACCTTGTAAACCTCCGCGTTCAATGGCTTGCTGGTGAGTTATGTCGCTTTCATCAACGTGAACATCGGGCTCTACCCTTAAATCCGTGGCGACTTTTGACATGTATTTTTCTGCTTTAAAGGAATCGTCGTTTTCTGAAATGTACATAAATATATCGCACTCCCCTAGGGGTTCTAATAAATATTTTTTGATATTTTCATGAGTGTGTTCTAATGACCTACACTGCCCCGTAAAACAAACGGCCGTCCTCATTCGGCGCTCCTATTTATAGCATCACAAACTAGTTCAATTTCTTCTTTTGTTATATGATGGTTGTTGGGTATATACATACCATATTCATGCACAAGCTTGGCATTTTTAAGATTTCGGCGGCCATATTTTTTAATCCACATCGGTTGCTCACTTAAAGAGCCGCAGATTAATGGCCTGTTTTCTACGTTAATACGATTTAAATTTTCTATAATTTTCTGCCTATTTGGGTGGATTATTGGATAAGCGAAATTTGAAACATAAGAACCTGCCCTTTCTGCTGGCTTCCAGTATGTGTTCTTAATAAGCTTATTATATAACTCGTAATTTTCATTTCTTTTTGTTACGATGTCTTCTAGCTTCTTTAATTGGCCCATTCCTAAAAAGGCTTGCAGATCTGTTGCCCTAAAATTAAACCCGTAATAATAAAAAGTGTAAAGCGCATTAAAATCACTTACGTCATATTCATCTCTTAATTGTTTTATTTTATATTCTTCCAGATCCCTGTCCCAACCATGTGATCTTAACGCCTTAAGAACATTAAACATCTCCCTATCGTTGGTACAAACCATGCCGCCCTCTATCGTAGAGATGTGATGACCAAAGTAAGTTGAAAAAGAAGACATCAAGCCAAAAGAACCTATCTTGCTCTTTTGGTGTTCCGAGCCCAATGATTCACAAGAATCCTCCAATAAAACAACCCCATTCTCGTTGCACAGCGTTTTGATTTCTTTCATGTTGGGTACAAGCCCGAGAACAGAAACTAACATCAATACTTTGGGTGATTCTTTTTCTATTAATTCTTCAAGATGCTTCAAATCAACAGACAGATCTTCCATATTACAATCACATAATACTGGTTCCAATCCCAGCTGCACCACAGGAGCGAGATCTGTCGACCACGATAATGCAGGTACCACAACTTTGTCACCCTTGTTGATAATTCCGCTTTCTATCATACTATAAAGCATTAATAAGTTAGCAGAAGAACCAGAATTGACAAAAACTGCATATTTAGTGCCCAAATATTTAGCCCACTCTTCTTCGTATTCTAAAGTTAGTTCACCTTTTGTCAATCTGGGATAAGTCGACAACCAGCCTATCAGTTCATCGATGTCGCCATTATCTATTGTGTCATTAACTAACTTAATCATTTTTCTTTCCTTTAAAGTACTCGAATATAGATTTTATCACATAATCTTGTTGTTCTTTAGTTAACATATAAGAAGATGGCAATGATATCCCCCTATTATAGATATTTTTGCTAACAGGGCAAACATTAACTTTAAACACACCCTTGTAGCAAGGTTGCATGTGCAGTGGGTGGAAAAATATTCTTGTGCCTATGTTTTTAGATTTTAAATATTCAATCAACTCATCTCGATAATCTGTCATAAAAGAGGTAAACCAAAAAACTGGTCTTGTCTTTGGATCAATATATACTGGTTTAAAATATTCTTTAATTGGTTCAAGCTCTTTAACATATTTGTCATGTATTTTTCGTTTCTTTTTTATTATCTTATCCAACTTATGTAATTGAGATATGCCAATCGCTGCTTGCATTTCTGTAAAACAAAAATTATACCCTATATGATCATGAATAAAAACACCTTTTCCATCTCTTCCATGGTTTTTTAATCTATAGCATGCCTTTGCCAGTTCGTCATCATCTGTTATGATAACACCACCCTCTCCACAAGTAATAGTCTTGTTTCCATAAAATGATAAAATTCCCATATCTCCATATGTGCCAACATGCTTTTTATTATAAAAAACACCAACACCTTGAGCGGCATCTTCTATAACCTTTAAAGAATATTTCGATGCCAGCTGCATTAAAATCCCCATTTCAGCACTTTGGCCATAAAGATGCACCGGCATTATTGCCTTTGTTTTATTTGTAATAAGTTTCTCTACCTTGGAGATATTAATGCAGAAAGTATCTTTTCTGACATCGCAAAAAACAGGAGTGGCGCCAGCCATTATAACTGCATTTGCAGTTGCGATAAAGGTCATATCTGGTACTATTACTTCGTCGCCCGGGCCGACGCCTATAGCCTTAAGACAGCTATACAGTGCGACTGTGCCATTTGTCATGGCAATTGCGTGTTTGGAGCCTGTAAGTTTCCTTATAAGTGCTTCAAACTCTTTTGTAAGCTCATTTTCAGTGACATAGGTAGAATCGATAACTCTTTTAAGCTGAATCAACTCTTTCTCGTCAATCCATGGCTCAATCTGCGGTATATAATCCTTCATAAGATTTTTGTTCTTTGACCAAGGAGTCACAATGATTGTTTATTTTATTTTTAATTAAAAACCTTTGATCATTCAACTTTGCATCAAGCCTTGCGTGCTGAACAAAGGTTTCATCAAAATCTTTGTTTTTTTCTTTTAGTCGGATGACATCTTCAGTGTCCCATAATTTTTCATTGACTTCTTTTAGCTGTTCAATATATTCTTTAGGTACTTCTACTGCACCTTCTTTTAGGGCGTCACTCAAAAGTAAAAGTTCTGTCTCTATATGTTGTAGCTTTGCTTTATTTTTTATTTTTTCTTGTTTAATTTTTAGGATGGTGATCTTATCTACCACTTCTCCAACTGATACATCAATTTTCATAAACGCTCTTTATACTCTCTATGTGTGTCTTTGCTCGTAAAAAGTTTTCTACATTGCTAAAATCAAAATCCATGTTTTTGATGCGATTAAAGAACGTATCATTTATTTGCTCCCACGAATCAACAAAGATTCCCGGAAGTTTATAATATTCAAAAACCTTTTTAATCGTTGAATCCTTCATTATTGGTACGCTTCCAACTAATAAAGACTCATAGTTTCTATGCGTGTCTGGACCCGAGCCCTCCAAACAAATTATAAATTTATAACAATCCATGGTCTTTAAATATTTTTCAATAACCATTTTTTCACTTTGCGATGTTACAAAGCTCAAATTGTTTAAATACTTCAAAGACTCTGCTCTATTTGGATTTGTATTGACAGTGTGATATGGCAGGAAAACAAGCTCTTCCTTATCTTCAATTTGTTTTCTTTCTAGTCTACACCTATTGAGCACTGCTTGATTGCCGCCGACGCGGGCTGGTTCTTCAAAACCAATTGGCAAAGGAACAATTTTTTCATTTTCAATATCGGGGGGGTTTGTGCAATACCATTTTTTAAGTTTTGGGTTGTTAAGGATTTCCTTATAAGCATCTCCCCCATCTCTTCCAATATGAAAAGAGGAATTACCAGTAACAAGACTAAAATTACAATCAATCATCGGCATGTAGCCCTGTCTAAACGTATCATTAACTATAAAGTCTGTTTTCACAAAGATAACATCGTTCTGTTCCACATCTAAAGGATCAAACGGTTCGTGTTCGTGTAGCCTTTTTACTCCCCACCCTTCGTAAAATTTCTCTGACGCGTCTAGAGCGTGGTTTGTTGCTAGCGGCAAAAAATTATAACATATTAAAAAGTCATTATTTACCATGTCACTTCTTTCCACTCTTTCTGTGTACTGTTTCCTAAATAGGATGATGCGCCATCTCTAAAATTATGAAAATAAAGCTTTCCTTTGGTGTCCAAGGTTTCTACCAGCGATCTAAAACAACTTTCCATACAATGTATTTGTTTTGCATTTTCTAACAACTCGCAAAAATGAAATAAATTTTCACTCATATCATTTCTTATTATCTTTACGTCTTCAGAACAAAATTCTTTGATTTTCTCTTCGGTTATCTCAAAACCACGGGCGGAATCATCATGTACAAAAACATATTCTTGCCCTTCTGGATTTAGTTTTTTCAACAATCTGTTTTCTTCTGCAGGTTCTCTTTCGAAATGAAATCTATTAAACCGTTCCTTATAATTTAAACCAACTTGTTTATAAAATATTTCTGCACAACCCATTTTAAGTTCTTTTTCTTTTCCCCATGGATAATTCTCATGGCCGATGCGGAGAAATTTTACATATTTGTCTTGTGAAGCTTTTTCCATATATTCTTTAATTTCTTCGTATTCATTGGCTCCGGGGATTTCTATTACTTCTATTTTAGGCTCATCGCGATACATAAATTCAATTAAGGAGAAATATTTCTTCTTGGCAAATACGTGCACCTTATCGAACCTATAATCGTTTAAATATAACCTAGTCATTCCATTACAATCAATATGATCCCCCAAGCCTAGGTGGGTGTGCAAATAAAGCTCATTAGAAGAGGCATTAATTACCCGTTCGAGAGCCTGATCGTGCTCTTCCACTGGATTGTCGTTTTCATCAAAAACGCGGCCAACAAAATCTAACCCTTCTCGCTTGGAGGGAAACCCTCTACCAAAAAAGAACTCGTCATGGATCATAACGTCTTCTGGAGAGATAATTGGTTGTATCACATTCATAAAAAATTCATAATCTGTGCCATATTTATCTACAGCCCCATGTCCTTCTATTAATTTTTTTATGTTCGGAATAGTGCCTTTTTTGGCACCCCACATGCCGCCTAAAATCGGAAACTGATGATAAGGGTGGTCCCTCATGATGTGGAATGTTAGGTCACTAGCCTCCCATTCATCTACTGCATGGCGCTCTCTTAAACTAATTCTAGAATCTGTGTCTCTAGAAATAAAGATATCGACATCTTCTTCAGATGCCGGCTCGAACCTCCAAAACATTGATTTCCAGTCACCTATTTCATTCTTTTTAACAACCTCCACATTCTCAAATTCTTCCAATTGTGTAATTATATTAACAGGGACGGTAGCATCAACATAAAATCTGCACTTCCATTCCGGATATATCTCTTGTGCTAATTTTGCATTTTTAATGGCACCTACAGTATATTTTGGATCGACACCCCATAGTGAAAAAGTTATTAATTTCATGCTGCTACATGCTCCACTGATTTAGATGAGTATTCATTAAACACTTTCTTCTCCTCTTCCTGTTTCCAATCAAAATTTTCTGGATTTGTTGAAATCCCTGTCGGATTAAAATAATATAATCCTAAAATCTTATCGATCTTTTTAAACACTGAACCTTTCGAGGCGGCGCGCAGCCACATCTCCCAGTCCCCTGCTGAACGATATGAGGTATCGAAAAAGCCAAATTTTTCATGAACCGTTTTTCTCCACATTGGATTGCTATGTGGCATGTTTACCATTTTTAGTTTATCATATGAAAACTGTGGGAAATTATATCTTTTCCCATTCGAACTATTTTTATCAAACGTTTCATTTGGCTGATCTGTGATGAAGAGATCTGCGTAAACCAATTCAACTTCTGGGTTCATATAAAGTTCTTTTGCGTGTAGTTCTAAACTATTGATGGCCTTTCGATCATCTAAATTCGCATTTGTAAAATATTCGCCGCTAGCTAATTTTAGCCCAACATTCCACGCCCCATAAATACCCGGGTCTTCATCCAACTTTTCATAAATTATGTTGTCATATTTTTCCATGTACCTTTTGATAACCGTCTCTTCGTTGCCGGGCGAATTTGCATTAACTAAAATTAATTCACACTTATCAAAAATGGTTTGTTGCGTGATATCTTCTAAAAATGATTCTATGTACTCATCTCCGTCATAAACGGAAGTAACTATAGAAATTTTAGGTAAATCTTTTTTGTCAACTTTGGTAAGGGTAGAACCATGAACAATTTCTGCAAACTTTTTGTATTGTATCTCGTTCGTAAATGTTTTAACTAAATATTTCTGCAAATCTTTAGCTTGTTTTTTAAAACGACCATGGTCTTTGTAAATTTCTCTTAATTTCATTTTATAGCTACCCTGTTTTGGATAACACCACATGGAATCTGCTTGTATTACGCCATCCCAGACTGCCTCTGGTTGGACCGGAGAAAGATCATATTCTACTTTTGCGAAACAAGGTCTATTTTTAATTTTTCCAGAGTTCGTCTTTTTCGGCATATATAAGAAATCAACATGACCGCTCCAAGCGGGAGCAACCACTGGTAACCCATAATAAGCTGCTTCAAACAATGGAAGTCCAAAACCTTCTCCATGGGCTAATGATACTAATGCTTTGATTTTTGGATGACAATATAGTCCCGCCATTTCTTCCTCGGTCATATCACCGTGCATCAGATATAATTTGCACTTTCTATCCTTATACTCGGGTGCTTTTAGAAGATTTTTTAATCTTCCTTCTGTGTGAACCAAGTCCATATTGGAATTGTTGCGCGTATTTAGTTTAACAACCAGACCAACTTCACGGTCAATAAATTCTTCCAAGAACCATCTAATTGTATTATCAATATTTTTTCTAGGGCCCCATTGAGCCACCACCAAAAAATTAAAGTCTGTTTTTAAATCTATAGAAATATCTGACGGCTCGTATTTTCTGACCGGGTAACCAACTACTTCAATTGGAGTTCCGCAGCTAAGTCTTACATGTTGGCCATCCGGGCCAGTGGCGTCATAATATGTATTTTTATATGATTTTTTAGAATGTTCAGAAATTGTGACAATTTTATCCACCAACATTCCCTTTTCAATCCAAACGGGGGCAATTTTAGTTGTTTCTATTCCCGCAGTGACGCCTATATTTTCAGGTGCTAATTTTTCCCATTCGTTTGGTATTGTAACCTGCACCGACGTGTCATATCCTAGGCCGTTTTGATTACGAGCAATATGCTTTCTTAAAAGCTCATCGATATAACGCCTCTCTTCATCATCTTTAAAGATCCAGCCAGTTTGACCCCAATTTGTATTGATCAGATAAACATCAAATTGTTCTTCATATTCTTTTAATGCTCTTAAGACGAATCTAGTGTGTTCGCCGTAGCCGCTTCTAGACAAAGCAGGCCCTCGAACTAAAACAGTTTTTTTCATGCTACTTCCTTAAAATGCCAAGCTTGGTAATTCTTTCTTTCAGACCAAGAGCCGTGTTCTTCATATACTTTGAGAAGGATTTCTTCCCAACTTTTACAAAAGTTTTCATAATTATAATTTTTCATGACATGCTCCCTTCCAAGCTGGCCCAGCTTTTCGCGCTCTTCGCTTGTCATATTATAGATTTCTAATAATCCATTGACCACTGATTCTTCTGATAGCCTGTCTTCATATATCCACGGTATTTCTTGGGAGCCAATTATCGCTTTAGAATCGGGCTCTAAACCAATACCAAAATACTTTTCTCCATCAGTGACTTGTTCCTGCAGACCGCCAGTCATATTGACCATTATTGGTGTTCCACAAGCCAAAGATTCAAAGGTCGCCAGCCCAAAACCTTCAGCGTCAGATATATTAATCGTGCAATCTGCCATATTATAAATCATCGCCAAATGTTCCATGGGTAATTTTTCTCTAGATAAAAGCACCTGACCGTCTGAAAGCTTTAAAAAATCCAATATTGCTACCAGATCTTGGCCGTTATGATCTTTGGGTTCAGTGTGCATGATCAAACATGCCTTGTCGTGCCCAACAATGTCTAAAAACTTTTTAAACCAAAATATTAAACTGCCCGATTGTTTTCGGCGTGCATTTCTATTGTTCCAAACAAAAACCACCTTATCAGAATTTTCTGGGCCCAAGTGTTCGTTTCTAAAGTTTTCAACATCTTCTTTTGGGTACGGCTTATAAACATCTGTATTGACAGAATGTGGCAAATAAACAGATTTAACGTCTGGTGATACTTTTTGAACTATATCATGTGTTACTTTCGATATACAAGCAATCAAGTCGTTGCTGTCATAAAAGGGTTTATTGAAATGTGGAGGGGGATAATTGTCCCAAACATGATAATATACCATTGGCATAAGTGGTCTAATTTCATTTTCCATACCCCATAACCAGCCCCAAAATCTTGGATCGGTCATAAACCACAGCATATCCGGCTTTTGAGTTCGAATCGCAGAACGAATCATGTCAGGGTTTCCATATCCATCAACAGGATATATTAGCCAATCTTCTCCCCACTCATCAGTTTGAACAGGTGTATAATCATTATGTTTTACTGCGCCAGCAAAGCTTATAAAGCTAAATTTCCCTGTTTTAAGTAGAGCATCAATCATGTATCTACTTTGTGTTCCAACGCCAGACGGTGATAGTGGGTGATCACTCAACGTTAATATTTTAATCTTTTTATCCACGGATACCTCTTATGTGCAATGTTGGGTGTTGAAAAAATCACACCCAGTACAGGATAACCTGTTTTTTATATATCTTTTTTCATTAATATTATAAAGCGCTTTTTCCAATAATTTAATAGCATTTTGTGTTTTTATTTTTCCGCTCGAAACTCTGAATAATTCTGCGTTGTTTTTCTTTGCCGTTCTCTTAAGAAGTGCAAAATGAGTTTCTATCTTGTCTGGATCTATGCCATGTTTTATCGCAAAGAACTTTTTATAAAGAGTTAGCTGATATGTTGTTATTTTCTCTGTTTTTCTTTTTGCGTCCCAGCCCCAAGAACAACTTTTCCAATCAATAATGTGATATTTTCCATCTTTGGTTTTTAGGACCAAATCTATATACCCTTTAAAATCGTGATGATTGGTGTTGCTGTCAATTAAATCCCCAATTGGTTCATAAATTTTTTCTTCAACGGCGACGACCTCGTATTCATCAAAATAATCTTCTAGTGCTGGTAAAATATATTTAGTTAAGGGTGTGCCCTGTTCTCGCATACTATTGACTAGCCCTTCTCGTATGGGCACGTCAGAGGGTAGTGTTTTAATTTCTTGTGCAAACCTCTCTAAAAAGTATTCTGGGGCTTCTTCTTCTTTTATGACTGCTTGCACTAGTGCCTCACACACACTGTGAATGGCAGTTCCAAAGGCTGTAAATTCATTGCCTTTAAAGCCCTTAATTTTTTCGATATTATTTAATTTGTGGTACCAAGAACACTTGTTCCAATTTTTTAGTTCTGAAAAGGATATATGGGGCATACTTACCTCTACTATTTTTTATTAGTCTTCTTTGCAGTATACCTTACTTTTTTCTCGTTGTCAACGTTTTTTTTATCTTCTACTTCCTTTTTTGGCTCCGGAGCTTTTTTTGTGGCTTTTGGGGGCCCCACGCGGAAGACCCACGTGCCAACGTTGGCGTTGTATTTTCTTCTATTGTTAACCGTTGTATCTTTTACTGTTTGCTTTACTTGAATATTTTTCTCTTTTAAAAGGTCGATTATATTATCTGTACCAAACACTTGGCGGCCTAGGCTTTTATTCTCATCATAAAAGGGGAGGCTCAACTCGACTGTAACCGTGCCTTCTTCTTTGTTGTGTGTTATAACACTATATTTCTCCAACAAACTCATATTTCGTATTCTCCTATATCTTCTTTATTGTAATTAGCTATTTGTTCAATTTTATTAAATATTTGTGGACTTATTTTCTTAAGATAGAAGGGATCTCTAATAAAATACTCTTCAAAACCATTTGCAAAATATTCTCTCAAAGAAGTTATTCCATAAGGAGACACAAACAACCCTGTAGAGATATTGGCTAATTTTTCATACCCAATGCTTTTATATAAAAACTCATCAAATTCTTCTGAATATTCGATGTTCAACATGTCATCTAAATATATCCCGTATGTTTCTGTTTTCAAAAGGCTGTATAGCCTTTTTCTTTTTCCCAGAAACTCCCCCTCTATCATCCCATCAGAATACAACTCATTCCAAAACGGCTCTTCTATAGAATGTGCCAATTCATGTACGACATCATCAATCAAATCCAGTTCGTCTGATTGGTGATTTGTTACATATATTGCGCCGTCTTTATATAATGCATTAATGTTCCTTTCGTGAAATTCTTCAAAATCCCCAATATAAACCGTTTCTACATTATCAAACATATGTGATGGAATCTTTTGTTCTATATAATTGATTACTTTTTTTAAATTAATTTTTTCAATAAAAGAATCCTTGATAAACATGTATACCTTATTGTGAATCATGAATTCTTTTGCATTTTTTTGAGTTTTTTGTGAGGATTCTTTAATATAGGTCTTCATGTGATTTGGGCATTGTTTTTGCTACTACAATATTCGAATTTTCTTCAGGATCCACATTATCATAAACATCGTTCATGGCCTGTTGGTAGCCTCGGATAAAGTTTTCTTCGGCAACCGGCAATAAAAATTCAGGAAATTCCCTTGCAACAACTTCAATTATCATCTCCAATGTTACTTCATTATTTTCTGGATTTAGTGTCTCTCCAACATATTCCACGAGCCAATTTTTTAAATCTGTGTCTGGCTCTACTGTCTGTTGAAGTTCTGGGTTTTCATTATGAAAATCGCACATCTCTTCTGTCATTTTATTTCTCCTTGTAAGAGGTTAACATAATTATTGCATATTTTTAAAGAATTTTTGAAGCCAAAGTTGCAACCTTTGAGCGTTCGCCCTTGATAAGCGTAATATGCCCAGCAAGATCATATTCTTTAAACTTTTCTATAGCATAAGTTAAACCATTCGTTGTTTCGTCAATATATACATTATCGATCTGCTCTATATCTCCGGTTAATATTATTTTAGTGTCCTCTCCAACTCTTGTTATAATTGTTTTTAATTCATGAGTTGTTAAATTTTGTGCCTCATCAACAATAATAAATGCATTTGATATAGAACGACCTCTTATATAGGTTAATGCTTCAATTTCAATTGTTCCATTGTCGACATACATTTGGACTGTTTCGCGATCATTGCCCATTAAAAATTGGAGATTGTCTTGTATCGGTGCGATCCATGGCGCCATTTTTTCTTCCATGGAGCCCGGTAAAAACCCTATGTCGCGGCCCATGGGTTGAATTGGGCGTGATACTATTAATCTTTTGTATCTTCTTGTTTTGCTATCTCCAGAATCCATAATTTGTGCTAGGGCCGCGGCCAATGCTAATAGGGTTTTACCCGAGCCGGCCTTGCCTATTAAAGACAGAACTTGAACATCTGGATCCATTAGAAGATCTGCAGCAAAGGCTTGTTCTTTGTTTCTCGGGGACACACCCCAAATTCCTTTTTTATTAAAAGCGCCATTTACTTTTACTAGGGCCTTTTTATAATCAACAAATTTGGCTAACGCAGTTTTTTTCTCATTCGAGTTTGAAACCAGCATTATAAATTGATTTGGATATGCAATAAGATCTTCTTTTTCTAATACAATTTCCTTTCCTTCATAAAATTGATCAATTGTCTGTTCATCCACTAGGTGGGTTGTAAATCCAGTATATATAGACTCTGTGTCTTTAACCAATTGATTGATCTGGTAATCTTCTGATGGCAGACCAATTGCATCGCACTTAACTCGCATGTTGATATCATTTGAAACAACAATAACCTTTTTTGAAGGCTCTTTTTCTTTTGTGGTTAAGGCCGTAGCTATAATTTGATTATCCGGGATGGTAATGTCATAATCTTTTGGTACAAGCTCTGATTTAAAAGATCTGGCATATGCGTAGCCTTTCCCTTTGCCGAGCTTGACTCCTTTGTTTAAATTCCCTTGAGATCTCAAGGAATCTAAAATTCTTATTATTTGTCGAGCGTTAGTACCAACGCCATCTTGGCGCCCCTTGTGCCTATCGATTTCTTCTAATACTTTAAGAGGGATAATTATATCATTGTTTTTAAAGGAATAAATCGACATTGCGTCAGATAAGTACACACTAGTGTCTAAAATATAATTTTTTTTCGTCATAGAATACCGTTATATTATAAATAGTTAACCGCTTTTTAAATTAAACAAAATATTTTTTTTCTCTATTATAAAAAGAACATAAGTTCTTTTCTCATAATTACTATTAGAGGTAACGCATAAATGATTAAAATAACTCATGCTTCCATAATTCTACTACTACTCTTACTTAGTTCCTGCGCACATAATAATGTAAAAGGAAATACTTTTTTACCTATAGAAAGTTTTATTTCTATTGATAAGGTTTTAAAAATCAAAACATGTCATGAAGTAACCGTTAAAGATTCTTCTGAAAAAGGCACAGAAACCAAAATTAAGAAAAAAGTATCAATCGATTGCAAAAATAAATCTTATAGTTCATATGCCTCTGCTTTTATTGTTGGTAAAAACGACGTTGGGAGCTTTGCAATTACAGCTGCACATGTTTGCGATGATTCCGAGGCCAGAAAGGCTTTTCCGCAATCCAAAGTGTCTTCTAAATATACCATAACTACATTGGATGGAAATCCGCATAATGCAGTGGTGTTAAAATATAATAGAAAAGTCGATATATGTATGATATTTGTTGAAGGTCTTGTTTCTATAGAGCCGGTTAAATTAGCTTCTGATGGGCCAGAAATTGGTGATAAAATATATAATATTGCCGGGCCAAACGGCATTAGTGGTCGCAGAATGGTACCAATCTTTGAAGGTAGATATAGTGGTATACACCCCAGTTATCCTGCGGCACTCTATTCTCTTCCAGCTGCACCCGGGAGTTCAGGCTCTATGATTTTGAATAGCGACGGAAAATTAATAGGTATCGTACATAGTGTGTACGTTAGATTTCATCATCTTAGTTTATCTGTTACGTTTACAGATTTAAAAAACTTTATCTTAAGTAATCTTAGTAAATATAAGAACTACGCAATGGCAGCAGAAAATGTATATATATCCAATTTAGGCACCGGGGCATGGCCAAAATATTAGCGAGTCCATATTAAATTTCCATTTATTGTCCGGACACTTTTTAAAAAACGATATGCATTTAGCGCTAGCATAACTCTATCTGCTTCAACCCAATCTTGAATTTCGTCTTCTGTAAAGGTCGTCAATGCGTTACAAAAAACCTTAACAAGTCTGCTAGCCTCTTCTAAACTATATTTTTTTATTTCATAGGAACCCTGCAAAGCAACTTTATCACCAACGTACAAATCAATATTAAGTCTCCTATTTAAAAGCGAATCTTTAGCTAGAATAGTAATATTATTAGGTCTACATATATATTTATATACCCCTTTTCCAGTTGTACGTATGCCCATGTGTGTCCCCTTTAGATGTTATTATACAAATAATTATCAAACAAGCCCATATATTCTATATATTTTTTTCCATGAATCGAATATAAGGCGGCTGCAACACTACTCAATAAAGAATTTCCATCCTGCGGGGTGAAACAAAAGCCAGTCACGGTAGTTTTGCCATTATTTCTTCCCGTATGGAGGGTGGGCAGAGAAACTACCGTATGGTTAAATATTCTACCATAATATCCATGATCTCGCCCAAACGAAAATACTTTATTTGAAAGATTTTTATGTGTCGTTGCAATAAATTTATTGCTCTCAAGCTTTTCTATTATATCATTATCGGTCGCATATTTTTTAATATGCATATTAAACCTGATAGTGTGCATATATTGAGTATTCACTTTGAGAGCACTCGAAAAAAGATTCGGATGTTCATACAGGGTAGCAAATAAATCATACGCATCTTTTGCATGATGCGTGCCAAAAGAATAATTCTTATGAATCCCAACTTCTGGTGATGCTATAAAGCTTCCATTTTGGCTAATATCATTGGCGCGCCGAATACAAGTGAAGTCTCCATAGTGAAGGTCCGTTATCGTAGGGCATATAGTCTTGACGAGGGAGGAAATATTATGAGTATTACAACTAACTACCTGAATAAATCGTGAATCGGATTCAATTAGCGCATTGTCATTGATTCCATGGGCATATGGTATACCAAAACCCTTTTCGCTTCCTTGCGCTATAAAGCATTTATTTTTGTGTTTTTCTGAAAGAGGCAAATAGTGTTCTTCTTTAGCTGCATTTCCTGCGGGAGTACAATCAATAATGACATCACACAGTTCTAGAGCCGCCTCATAATTTAAAACCGGCTCGTGTCCTAGTGTTTGAAATTCTTCAACTTTCTCTGGATCAACAACTAAACTTGCGCCGCGGCTAATCATACTATTAACTTTCGCAATTTCGTCGACTAGTGGCGTACGCTTGTGAAAGAAAACACCGATATTTAATTTCTTTTTAAAATCTGCCAGTAAGCCGATCAATGGTTCCCCAATTGTACCGGTACCTATAATTAATACATTCTTCATTTTGCCTCATATTGTGTAATCAAACATTGTCTCACCATTCAAATGACAAATTTCATGTTGTACACATACACATTCTAACATACTTTTAGGACCAAATATCATATTTTCTTCAATATTTTCTGCATATACTAATATTTCTTTATATCTCTTGGTTATAACCACTTGATTGGGGAAAGAAAGGCATGCTTCGTTGAAATTAATGGTTTCCGGGGACGTATTAGTAAAAGTGGGGTTCATAAACCAAATCGGCCTTGTAACGTTGATGACGCATACGCGCTTGTTAATTCCTATTTGATTTGCCGCCAAGCCCACACCATCGGTTGATTTTTTTAAGACATCAAAAAGTAAATTTGCTATAGATTCTGCCTCTTCGTACGAGGCAACAGGCTCGCATTTTATTTTAAGATAAGAGACATCAGTTATAATATTAACTGGCATACGGACTAATTAGTAATTATTTTCTCTTTTGGCCACTTCTTCTGGTGTGATGAAATCTAAAATTTTGTTTTTATTCTTCTTACTTCGAAGAGTAATAAATTGCTTTTTAGTCCACATGAGATAGTTCATCTTTTCAACATAAAAAAGACTGTTTTTGTACTCTACTAGTGTTCCAATATATATTCTCTTACCCTTCTTGTCTAGAGCGAACCTTTTTGTTAACATTTTTTTCTTTTTTTCGCTTTTGTCCTTTAACGGATGCAGGCATCCAAGTTTTTATTTTGAACAAAGCGCCTCCTTTTCCACATCTCCTAATTTTAACGAGCATACCTTCATATTTTTCATTACTTGGGCCGCTAGTTGCTAGCGCTAATAATTTTTCCTTTTCTTTGGCAGCTTCTTCATATGTAGAAAACGTTTTGCCATCTTTCCATATTTTTGTTGTTTCTTTTAATTCATCCATTAGCACTCTACCAATACACGCAAGGTTTGTCGACACTTGTAGCACGTTACAACATACAGGCCGGCCAGTAAGGCAGCTAACAAAAGACCACTGGGTGCTAGAAAAACATGAAAAGCAACTATATTAAGGACTATGGGTGCCAACACGACCAATACTAGGGGTGTATAACGCTTTGTAAGCAACAAAACGCCGCATACCACCTCAACAAGCTTAAGGAACGGAAAGAAATAGCCTGCAGCTGCCAATCCGGCTAAAAAATCTGCGCCGGCATCAGAGACGGGCGGGGTTTCGAAAAAATTGAAAAACCCATTTAGACCAAACACAAGAAAAATAATCCCCAACACTAGTGGGGCGGCTTTGCTCAAATTTGTAATTGCTGATTCGAATAATTTATTCATTATTATCTCCTTTTTAAAGATCATTATATATTTAAATTGATTATTTTTTAAGATTTAAAGATGGTGTGTAACGATGGAGGCGTCGGGGTTCGAACCCGAGTCCAAAATAATTACGTCATACTGCTTTTTAACAAGAATAGACAGCCCGCCTCCTTGACTGTCGGCCACCCGGTGCGCACGCGACTTAGTCGGGGAATCCATTTACCAAATAATTTCGCTATGGGTATGACTCATAGGGTCATTAAGTATAGCCTAGACCTTGGCTGGCCATGAATGTTGCCCAGCCGATTTTAATGCCTTCTTTACGGCCACAGCTGAACTAGGTTATTCGAACCCTTAAAAACTAATATATGATATCGTATATACTACCGAATTAACTTTTTTAATAAAGTGTTAATGACTTCAGATTATGCCGCAATGGCGTAATCAATTTCAACGTTATCGTTGGCATTTATAAAATTTAAGTTTTTTTATTGTGCTACTTTCACAATCTTGTACAAAATGATTTCATTACTCTGTCGAAGCCATTTCGCCCCCATATCAAAGAACATATACCGCAAAGGTGTTGATTCTTCACATCAACAATGCTAGGCTCCTTTTAATTGAGTTACCTCTTCACGAGAGCCATTGAAGATCTAATTGTTAATCCATATTATATTTAAATCCATTCTAATTTTAGCCTTTGCAATTTTAGAATGTACTATCTTTTATTTATATTATATGATTATATATCATGTGTCAAGCTTTTTTACATATTTTTTTACGTATTTTCGAAAATCCTTTGGTGAAAGGCCTAACATGGCAGCTGCCTCTTTTTTGGTTCGGGCCGCAGACAAAGCATATGTAAGTAATGCTTCATTAACAAATTGTTTAACTGAATAAAATATTGGCATGCCATATAATTTAGCGCCAAATAGTCGACTGGATATTTCTAATTTTAAAGCTATTATTTCTTCGAAGCTTAAAGAAGCTAGCATAATTTCGAATTCATCATTAATTTTGTGATCTTTTTTTAAAGTATTAGCAATATTATAATTTTCTATAGAGTCTTTTTGTTTCATATAGTTATTATAGTATGATTACTTAAAATAATTTAAGTCTTAAAATTTTGAAAATTTGATCATATAATGGGTAGGGATGGCGGAGGTTATAAACCTAATTCCGTAGCTGCTTCATTTTCACCCTCTTCAGTATCATATTCCTGCGTTGCTTCTTCGGCTGCTTCTGCTTCTTTTTCCGCTTCATATGCATCTGTTGTTGGTTCTTTTAACGATGTCTTAAGCTCGTCCTCAAATTTATCAAAATACAGTTTAACATTTGTTAACAAATAATCATAAAATAATTCGCGATCTTCGTCATCAGCTAGGCTTTCATAAGCATCTAAAACACTTTTTTCTACTTTATTGTAGGTTTGCAGAGCAAAATTGCGGCCGGTTGTATCTTCCCCTTGGATGGTGAATTCGTCCTCTTCTTCGGGCTCTTCAGGTTCAACATCTTGTTGTCTTACGGGGATAAATTTATCTTCATCTCGTACGTCAATCTCAATATCTTCTTTTATAGCAGCCACTGCAGGCGCTTCAGAATCTGTGCGCCTTAGAGCGTTATCTGGCGCTAATGAATTCATAATTGCCCTTAAAACATGAGAACGAAATGATCTTCTTTGTTCATCGTTAGAGGTTAGAGCTTTATAGTCATCTTCTATAACAGGGATAATTTTTTTGAGCAAATCTCCCAATATATTAATTCCAGTATTTTGATGAGGTACTTCTGCAGCAACGTCTGTGCTGGCCTCTTTTATTAGGAGCCGAATATAGTGTCGTAATTTTTGTTCTTCGAGCTTTGTTTTGATATTGGCCTTCTCTTTTCTTTCCTTAATCATACGAATAGATTTTCTTACCAAAGTGCGTAATTTTTTCTCTTCTTCTAATTCTTGCAAGAATTTCTCTCTTTCTAGTTGCATGAAGCCTCTCCTTGAGAATTAACGTTATGTAGTAAATAGTTTAATACTTCATCAATTAACTCTTCATTTTCGCCATCTTCTCTAATTAGTGTATCTTTTTTATTATTTTTTTTGCCATGTGCGCCCTCTACACTCCCTGCGGCCATGGCAGAAATTTCTTCGATCTCTTCAGCATCTTCATTAACAACCTCTTGATCGATTTTGTTTTTAATTTTTTTGGTAATCGTTACTTCCTGATCGACCTTGTTTTTAAACTTTTTAGCATTAGAAACATCGACGCCAGTACTGCTTGTCTTCTTTTTCTTTTTCTTGTTGTTCCATTCTCCGGTGGGGGCCTCATCGCGCATGCCAACGCGCGGTTCAACAGTGGCCTCTTCTTGTAATGCTTCTTCAATTATCCGCAGAAATATGCTCGCATAATGCGTATTCTCCTTGAGAGAACCATTGAGTTCTTTTAAAACGGCTTCTGGATCCACACCAGCTGGTATAAAATCCTTAAACATAAGTTCAGCAATATCATTAGACGCTGCAACCGCTGCCAAGTATCTCATGTCCCCTGCATGTAAATCTCGCGGATCTTTTTTCGAATCCAAGACGCTGGGCAAGTTGCTTTTTATCTCTTCGTTCGAATTCAACAATTGCATGTATTCTATGCTGTGTTTAGCTTCTACAGGCGCTACATATAACATTGGATCTAAAATGTTAACATCCTCGCGAGCATACTTTTCCACATTGCCGGCAAATCTTTTAATGTCACCACCTTTCGCACTAGCTCCCAAGATAATATTGGCATTTTTTGGCGCCAATTCGCTAGCATATACATATGCAGCCTCTACCGGTGAAGCGGTCGGGGATTTTTTTGCTATACCGGGCTTGTATAGATCCCAAATGTTTTGTGATTGTTTATAGGTAACTTCTGCTTGCTGTTGTTTTCTAGAGATTGGAGATATATATACAACAACTTCATCAACTTCTGGTATATTTGAATAGTGCTCAATCATATCTAGATGACCCCGATGTGGCGGCTTGAACGCTCCGGGCAATATTACAATTGTGGGACCGCGCAATTCATCAACATCTACGTCGCTCTCAATCTCTTTTATTGTGTCGGCCTCTGCTTTATCCTCTGAATTTGTTGCAATTGGGGCGCCTTTTCTTCCATATCTGAACAATCCTAGGATTTGATTAATTGGCGCGAAATTCCCAGTAAATTTGTACATAGTATCGCCATATTGAAAAACAAAACCCTCAACAACTGTCGTTACGTTATCGTGATTTTTAAGCTTTTCTAATTGTCGTACTAAAATTTTATGTGCTTCTTCTTTGTCCGGACCATCATATTTTTGAATTTCTAGAATTGCTCTTTCCACCTCTTTCTTCAATCGCTCTAGTTCTTTATCATTGTTTAGTACATAGGCACTCTTAAGGCCCTTTAGAAGTTCAACCGCGAATTCATGAATTGCTATTTCAATAGGCCACATAATGTCCTGTATATAATTTTTTCCAGAGTTAACAAAGCGTTTGATTTCATTTTTAACTTCTGCGGGATACCCTTTATAAATTTGAGTAAGAGATTTATATTGACTTTTACCTTCTGAATCTTTTTTTTGTAGGATTCTATCGACAACTTCTTGTTTTATGGCTCCATCTAAAAATGCCAACTTTTCTTCAGCGATTTTCAATAAATGATTATTTAAAAATTCTTCTATGGTCATATTTCCGGCAAAACCGGTTTTTTGTATTTTCTGAAGGGCGATGTTTAAATCATAGTCATCACCTAAACGATTTAATTCTAAAAAAGCAGTTCTTCGAAGGGAAAAATCATGTTCTTGCGTTGCCTCTTCGAAGCGGCTAATTGCGCTGTCAAGAAATTTAGCAGCTTTGTGTGATTCTTCTGTAGATATCACCTCCAACTTATTGGTCTCTGGTATATATCTTTTGTGGCCGCTGTGATGTATTGATATCACGTTGGCATCATAATTGATCACATTTCCGGCGCCGGGCCCTTGAATTTCTGCGTTGTAAAAGATTGTTCCTTGTGGATCAAATATGATATTTTTCTCTTCTTCGCTTAGACTGCCGATGGCGGCCTCATAGGCCTGAAAGGCTTTTAAATATATTTCTTTTACTCTAGTACCACCTTGAAACTCTCTATTGACCAAATCTTTAAAGGTCATTCCTCCGCGAGACATGTCACCCTTATTGCGGGCTGCTCGGGGTTGGCCACCAACATATCCAAGATATATATTATAGCCATCTGTTTTTTCTGTGCCAATCAGTTCTCCGCTTGAAGCCGACTTGAGGATTTTTTTAATCTTATTAAAGGTCAAAGATCGATCATCATACAGATGATTCAAATGTCCAGCTACACCACCCACTATTTGCCCTCTTCTAAAATTTTAACTTGTTCTTCTAGAACTAAAACCCTTTCTTCTAATTTTCTTGTCAACTTTTTTATTTCACGCAAGTGCTGCTTTGCAATTGAAATTCTACCAAAATCAGAATTTGTTCTTGTTTTGATGCTATTCAGCACCTCTCCAAGCAATTGAATATAGTTTTTTACGGTGGGGCCCTGTTGAGCCTCTCCTAGTAAAAAACGTTTAGTTATTTCATCGTAATCTATCATTATAAAATTCTTTATTATTCTTTTTCGGTTTTGTCTTTTTTGCTATTAAAAATATTAAATTTTGCTTTCTTTGGCGCCTCTTTCTTGGCGGGTTCTTTCTTCTTGGGCGGCGCCGCAGCTGCAGCTGCCTCTGTGGGCTTGACTTCCCATTCTCCTAAACCAACTTTTCTCATACGTCGTTTTCTAGCCATTGTAAATGTCTCCTTTCTAATAAGTAGTTATTCTAACTTCATTTAGGCCTAGCCTTGGAGATTTCTCCATAAACTATTTGCTTTTTATTATTATTCTTTTTGTGTTGTTTTAAACGATACTTGGTTTTTGTCTCATCAAAAAGTAATGTTGAATTTTCACCCCATTGTTCTTTCTCTAACAGCGCTTTAAGTTTCGACTCGGAAATATTTATTGTTTTAATACCAATATCTTCTAAAGTATAGCCGTGGGCCCACATTAAATCTTCTAGGATGTTGTGTTCTTTTAAAAGATCGGCTATCTCCTCTGCCGGCAAACACCAGTCGGGAGAAAAAAACATTACCTGCCCGGGCCAAAAGGGGCCGACCGTGCCTTTTGGTCCATTAAAATAATAAACTTTATATTGTAACATATTAAATTCCTTTATTTCTCTTTCGACATATCACTGGGATCGTTACCTTTTGACGAAACCACGTACGCTTTTTCATGGCCTCTTAAATTTTTAATGGTTCGAACACCTAATGAAAAAGGTATTTGTTCAACAGGATTATGATTGGGCATATTTTCAGAATTTTTAGTGATATATTGTTTTGAATATTCATTGTAATTGTCGATAATCCACCCATGAGAACCAGCATCGAAATTATGATAACCCCCACCAGCATCAGCGACTCGGATAACTTCCTCCGCCTCTTCTACCGGCCCCCATAACGGAGGCGCTGATGGCGTTGCAAAATCATAAGCCCCAACCGCAGGAGGGTTGGCTCTAGTTGTACCGGCGTAATCTGTTGTAATACCGGCAATTGCTAATCCTATGCCCTTAAGAGGGCTAGAACAATCTGCTGCGGAAGCAGCATCTTCGCACCATTTAAAATCTGTAGCTATCGGAGTCGAAGGGTGATCATCCAAACTCTCAAATAAAGCTGAATTGTTTCCACTAGTAACTGACACATTGCTTGAAGTGTTTCCCGAACGAACTGCGGCGGTGCCCCAACTTCCGGAAGTCCAACAATTAGATACAAGACCGGCGCTGGCGCCGGTGTCGATTCCATATGATGGGTTTGAGTTTGCGCGGTTTTTAACAGCAACACAATTCTTTACTGTGCCGTTTGTTATTTTTATGATAGCGGTTGTAGAAGATAAGTCTGCCATCTTATGGTTAATAACGGCAGTACAGAAAGAGGCCGATGCATAATCACCGTATTGCGCATAAAAAATAGCATTACCAGTCCTAGTATTAACACCAATACAATTTTCGGCATTGATAAAAGTTTTTCCATATCCGCCTAGATAATAATCAGTATTACCAGAACCAGATACAAAACAAGATTCAACAGTTTTTCTATTATCTTCACTATCAGCTAGCGCAATGATGCCCGGTGAATTGACAACGGTACCACAACTTAATACGGTACAATAATTAATATCCGCCCCGGGCCCCCAGAGCACCTCTATACCGGCATAACCGCAACCAACAACTTCGAAACCTTGAATTGTTAACTCGGTACCACCGTCCGCACCTCCAAGATTTAATAATTTTATACCTTTTCTACTGGAGCTTCCTTTAATAACGGGGTGGGTTGTGTGACTACCAGAGGTTATTGGGCCTGTTATTTTTGCACCAGACCCATCAAACCCAAAGAGATTTGCTCTTACATTAAGATTAACTTGTTCTTGATAAACGCCCGGATATACATGAATATCATCGCCATGGCTAGCCGCGCTGACCGCGGCCCCGATTGTTGCGTGAGTTTTTCCTGATCCTACTGTTATAGTTGCCATAAGTTGTTTCCATTATTTACTTGGTCCACTTGCGCTTAAGTGATTCATAAACAGAACTGTTCCACCATTCACTCAAATTTTGCTTATCTCTTCCTTCACGAGTTGTAGCTACCTCGTGCTGATCGTCTCGTTTATAGGGTGCATAGTCAAAATCCGACTCTTCGGGATATGGCATGTCAGGAATCTGCTGATCAAGTTCGAAGTTTGACCCCCCGTCATCGGCCGATATCGGCTCTAAAACATTCGTCGGGAGTTCATCGACGCCCGGGATCTCTGGCCCTGCGAATTCGACATCAGTGTCATCCACGGGCAATTCTTCAGAGTAAGATGAGTCGTGCATATATGGTTCTGTTTCATCCACTCCTTCAATATCTTCAACAGGTGTCTCTTCTAATTTACTTTGGCTGGGATTGGCGAGTTGTTGCAAAATTTGTTTTGCCTCTTCTTCAGAAAATCCGCTTTGAACCAATTTTTCCATTTCGCTTTTAGCGGTAATATTTTCACCCTGCTCTTCTGCCAATTTATTAAAATTGTTATATATTTCTTCTTCTTTTAAAAAGTTTGTTATCGTCTCTTGAATACTTTTTTTCAATTGATTCATTTCGTATACTTCTTTCTTTTCTCCCTCGTGCTCCTCTCTGTTGTCTGCACTTTGTGGGGGCACTTGACCCATTTCATCCTCGGTTTCTTCAGTTTCCTCATCAGTGTATTCATCTGATTCTAATTCGCTGAACCAATCGCCGGCATGATGGTTAGGCCCTCCCTCTACTAAATTAAATCTTTTCATAACTTTTTTAAATATTAAATTATTTTTCCATTCCTGAAGTGACATATCACCATTTCTCCTATCGTTATAATTAGTCGTTTTCACATTATCTTCCCAATCGCGAAAGCATAAATTTCCTTTTTCATATGCTTCTCTTTCCATTTCTCTTAAAAAATCGTCTTTTTGGGCATATCCTTCTTCTGTTTTTATTTCTCTTCCACCAAAATCACCCCTTAAATTTTGTGAATGATGCACCAGTTCATGAGATATAGATCTTAAAATATCTTTTACATGTCTTCCATCAACATAAACCACTATGTTATGATTTGTTGGATCATAATATGCTGTTTTTCCCAAGGGATTTTGTGCATTTTCTTGATTTGAATTAAAATTTATGACTGGTGGCTTGTGAAAACCCATCCTCTCTTGTGCAAAAGGGAGAAAACTCTTAAGTAAAGAAATTAGTTCCGGTAGTTCCCTGTTCGAATTATTTTTAATGTCGCATTGCATTATTTGCGGCGCCTACGGCTCTGTCCTTTTTTAAGTCGAGCCTCTGCATCGCCGGTCATGACTAGCCCATAATTTTGCAGCTGTCTGACTATCCTGCTGGTGCGCTTTTCGTCCCCTCGAACAAAGTTTTTAAGGTGCTTGTTAATAATTGCAGTTGCGTCATCTTTCGTAAGCTTCTTTTTTCTTGCTAAAAACGTTTCTAAAGCATCATCAACCATATTTCTTAACTCTTTACTGTTTTGAAGGCCTTTAACCTTTGCAGTGCGACCGATATCGGTCAATACTGAACCATCTACCGTGAAATATGGATCAACTTTCTTGGCGCCCTTCTTTAATTGGTTAACCATGTTTGTATAAGTCATGTTTAACGGCTTTTTCTGCGTCCTTTGGGTACCGGGGCCATTTGGAGAGGAAAACTGCTTGTGTAGGCCATCAGAAGACGGCTCTGTGTTCCTTCCGGTGACTCCTTGATCTTGGGCTCGCGAGAAGCGATCCTTTGCTAATTTTTGCGATCCGTATTTTGGCGTAATCCGTATAACCTTAAGCCCATCATCATCTAATCGCCCTAGAGAAACAGCAGTTGTAGCGGCGCCTGATTTTTTTATCACATCGGTAGCTTTTGCAGCAGTACCTCCTCCATCGGCCAATTGCTGGAACAAGTTGTTTGTTTGGCTCTGATCTAAATTATTGTTGTTAATAAATTGATTTAAATTAGTAACATCAATTCCTTGAGATTGTGCTTGTCTTGCGCCTTGTACAACAATATTAGGACTAACTGTAATATTATTTTCTTGTTTCATTGCTGCTATTAATGCGATTATGTCTTTCATCGATGCTCCACCGCCGGCAGGTTCGCCTTCGCCCTTGTCAGCGGCCTTTTCTACGTCAGTGGGCGGTTTTTTATCTATGGGGCCGCCGCCCTTACCAATTAATTGTAAAAAATCAAAAGGTCTTTTAGTTTTAATAACCTTTAATACAAATAAATCATTTCTTATATCTTTATTGTACCCCATTCTGTTTGCCCACTGATTGTAGCTGGCAATTTCTTTATCAGATGGTATTCTGGAAGAAAAATCTGGTCTTTCTCCAGCAGCAAAGCCATGTTGTGGATCTTTTGGATCCAATTGTCCCGCTTGTTGATATTTTTGAATTGTCCCTTTGATATCCGCAGCAGTAACAAATTGACTCCTGTCGTTTGCGGCAATTGCCTCGCCCTTTGGTGGTAATCCGGGCATCGATGCTGTATCACTATCACTATCTGCACCGGCCTCATCTGCCGAGACTCCAGTGTCTCCGCTGGCTGACTTTGCAAAAGAACCTTTAAAAGCATCCGCTGGGTGTGGGCCTCCAACCTCACCAGTTGTACTCGGAACATCTTTTCTTTTCAATTTATCTTGTTCGGAGATAACTTTGCTTACTATGTTTGTTAATTGTTCTTTTGTAATGTTCATATTGGTCACAATTCCCTCGTTGTGATAATAAATAGTATAAATTTTAGCTTTATGCCACTATGGCTTAAAATTCAAATGGGAGTTTCATTTATAGGTTTTCCTAAATATTTCTGCGCCAACGACACCATAATCGCTAGGACCATACTCTACTAAATAGTCGCCAGTTTCACCTTGTAATAGATCTTCTGACCAAGACACTTTCACTTGAAACGGTTCAGCCATTTCTTTAGCAAATACAGGGATATTCTTTTTAGCGGCTAATCCCGGCTCAAGAACATCATAAGTTTCTGCAAACTTTTCTGCGGGTATTGGCCAGTT